ATCACCCATTGATACGACGAGTTTCGACCTCACATGGCGCCCAGATCCGAGAGAACCTGCGTATATCTACACCTGGGGTAACAAATGGATCAGTGGTGAATTACAAGCAACTCTTGAATATATCTGCCCAGGAGCAACAGAGCGTAAGTATATGCCAGCCCTCATTAAAGTATTACCTGAGTTAGGAAGATGGTCTTCATTAAAGACAGCAAATATGCAATTCGATTTAAGTTGGAGACCTAATCCAACTAATCCTCCGCAGATATACCAGTGGCCTAATGATGGTCCCAGGTATACGGTCCCCGGTGCAACAGAAACGGATGTCATCTTCATGGAAGATACTGAAGAATTCAAGATTAATATTGAGGCGGAAAAGAAAGTATCTAGCTACAAAATTAAAACAACGCTAGAGGCATTGATTGCAGAACACCCGAACGAAGTTTTTTGGGCCTTGAATCCCGACATGTCATATACAAAGTTTGACTTTAATTGGAGACCTGAAAAAGACAAAGAACGATACATTAACGTATTCGGCAACAAATATAGCAAAGACATACAGACATACTTCGTCAATGGTCCTGCCTATGTTGTAGGCTATAAAGAGTTTAACTATATTGAAATAGCCGGCGAGAAGATCGAGGCCGATCTGAACATGTTCTGGGTTGACAGAGGCAATCCTGAATCCGCGGCACGATTCGAAAAACTAAAAGCAAGATTGCCAAGACTACAAAAGACACGTTTTCTTAACTCATGGGTAGATACTATCAGCCGGTGTGTTAATAAATCTGAAACCGGGTTGTTTTGGGTGTTGAACAGCGAACTCGACTATACTGGGTTTGAGTTTGACTTCTATCCGGGCGCATGGCAAGCGAAGATGGTTCATGTGTTTGGCACTCAGTGGTCACATTGGGGCAATACTTATATGATTAATCGTGACACGTTTGCGAATGAAACGAAGTATGTTAAAATAGTAGAACACCTGAACATTCTAAACTTTGTTAAGACGAAGAAAGCCAGAGCAACTAATTGTTTATACGATGTGGTGCTGATTGATCACGGTAATACTGACACCAAGATCGTTGATCGTATTAAGTCAAAAATCAGTGACCGTTCGGTAGTAGCCACGGTTCCGTACGAACATAGCTATTTGAAAACACTGACGAACATGCTGTCTCTTCTTCCGGAAAAGAAAAATCATCGTATTTGGGTATGCAGTTCTATTTGTGACTACAGCAAATTTGACTTCACCTACATATGTGATCCATTTGCACAAGAACAACTACATGTGTTTCCTAGCGACAAGCAGAAGTTTGGTGACACATTCCTTGTTGATGTGAATAAGCTGCGCGAGTTGATTGCGGAGATGACCGTGTTAGAAGATTATAAGAAGATAAACTATAACGAGCATTTACGCGCTAAACGTCTCCCGGCGCCAATTATAACAGTAGATACTGATACTCATTGTGGTGGCATCACTGATGACTTTAACTTCCCATATGCTGTGTTTGAAACGGAAGAGGTAACATGCACTGATCACGAACCTATGAATCTGTGGACACCGGAGACGAAAACTCTCATGGTTACAAGCACCGGCGGCACCAGAATCGTTGTACCTAAAGAAGCGAAGGCATACGTCAAGAAAGAACTTTACGATTATCCGTACATCAAGAAGTCATCTACGCTTGTTAAATCTGCCCCGCTGGACATTGTGTTTTTAAGCAACGGTGAAACTGGGGCTGATGAAAACTATGCTCATCTACAAAAAGTAGTCGATGGGTTGGAGAACAGAATAGTCAGGGTCGACGGCGTCAATGGTCGTGTTGCAGCATATCACGCCGCTGCAGCAGCCAGCCAAACACCCTGGATGTTTACGGTGTTCGCTAAGTTGAAAGTAAGTAATAAGTTCGATTGGAACTGGCAACCTGATAGATTGCAGATTCCCAAGCACTACATCTTCCAAGCGACGAATCCAGTAAACGGTCTGGTATACGGTCACCAAGCTATGATTGCATATAACAAGAAACTTGTGCTTGGTAACTCGGGACACGGGCTTGACTTCACGCTTGATGATGAACATGAAGTTGTCGAGTTGAACTCCGGGGTCGCTAATTACAACACAGATGCGTGGTCTACATGGCGCACATCATTTAGAGAAGTGCTAAAGTTGAAAGCAGCAAATAACTCCGAAAGCCTTGATCGTCTGAAAGCATGGTCGACTATAGGTAAAGGCGACTTTGCTCAATATAGTTTGGATGGTGCAAAACACGCCGTTGAATATTATGACGAAGTAGACGGCGATATTTTTGAGTTGCGCCTTAGTTATGACTGGGCATGGTTGCGCTCATATTTTGATCGGCATTATCTAAATGAGTGACTACATGCTATTTTATAACGGCGGCCAGCGTCTGGTTACATTTAATTTTTTAATCCGGCCGCGCACTACTAATTTTGCCGATGCATTAACCTATCCGGGCACTGTTGTAGTGTTGTTGACTATATATCAGACTCCCGTTGAGAGTTTAAATATTTATTTCTTCAGAAAAAATACCGGACTACCTGTGAAAATGATTATAGATAACTCAATGGAAGGACTTGTTAATATCGATGACCTCTATAGTCGCGGATTTGGTGGGGTTGAATTTGATGATATGATGTTCGTTCATAACAGCGGAATGAAACATCTAAATACAAAAACAATCAGTAATAATTGTTATATAGATTTTCATGCAATTGATGCATATCATAAATGCATTCTTAGAAACCATTCGCTTAATAATTCCCCGGTATCCACAAGAATTAATAGGTTGAATTTGCTGATAGGAAAAATAAAAGTTAAGTATTCGAGGTTCTTAACAACCTTTTATTTTTATAAGTATGGATTACTAGACGGGGCCGTTTTAGGTATTCACGCACACCCTGCTGATTTTTTATCAATGATGGAGAAATATTCTATAGGTGATGTAGACTTTTACAACAACATAATAACACACCTCGGCGCCGCAGATAACACTCCTCTTTGGGAAACAAACGAAGGATTAACTGCGATAGATGGGTGGCCATATGATTCTAATATATACAAACGATCAAGCGTAAGTTATATATGTGAAACGTATGATATTGACAAAGGAGCTACGCTTTTAAATACAGAAAAATTCTATAGATCAATAACCAATCGACATCCGTTTGTTATTCAATCTGCTCCGGGTTATATACAGAAGATAAATTCTATGGGCTATGAAACATTCTCACCTATCATCGATGAGGGATACAACACCTATGACAAGCTAGATTTCTCGCATGTTGAACCGACAGTCCTAGCAGCAAAAGATTTTCTATCTAAAGTTCCTAGCCATACAGAAAAACTGCAAGAGATAGTTGATCACAATTTCGATCATTTTATTAAAACTAGTTCAGCAGAATATCAATCCTTCAATACTACCCTTGATAATTTTGCTAACGGTCGCCCAATTTAACTTGCTATTTGATAAATACTGATGTATAATAACGGTATGGTAACATTCTTTCAGCACTTTATATCTCTATAGTCAGGTTCACCCGGCTATATGGGTCGATGTTATGTGAAGTATGGAAACGTAAAACATTGTTGTAATCCCTTCGAAATGAAGGCGGGCAAGACGCGAGTTCGAATCTCGCCAGGTCCACCAGTAAACACTATTAAAGATGCGATAACATCAACTCTCAGGGCTGGTACACCACATACCTCTCGAAGAAAGTATGTATAGACCGTATAGTGTTTACTAATGGGCCTGCTCTGGTAATCGATTGCGCGAGATAGTAGAGACGGCAACAGGAACGATGATGGACCTAATCCACATAAAAACGAGAAATGCAAATGACTCACAATTCCTAATGGTTGCCTAAACAGCACCACAGGCGAGGTAGAAAGACCTTGTAACCAAACCAATCAGAAAGGCTCTTCGGAGCCTTTTCTTATGCATACATTATTTCGGAAAATGGGCATTAAATATCTGATGCTTGACCGAAACCTTATCCACATATATCAGCAATGGCAACAAGGCAATGAGAACTATGTCGGACGATATATGGAATTTGTTGAGATGGTTGCTAGGATGCACAACATCACCCCTGAGGAAAGTCTGTCTTTGCTTGAAAACACATACTGGTTTCGTAAACCAAACAACTTCAGTCGCTTCGGGTAAACAATAACACACATTTGTTTGCGCTAGATCAATGAAACTTTCCTAATACACGGTATACACCGACTAAATAAATGTAGACAGCATCTAACTTCAGTCGCTGGTCAGCAATACATAAAAGTTTAGATGCTGATCAACCAAAGGAGTTTATTATGAGCGCATTAGCACAAACAGCAGTCGGTACAGAACTTGGACAAGGGTTCGATCAAGAAAAAGCATTAGCACAAGTAACCGCAGTAGAACATCAACTACTAAACGTCGGTTTATTTCTAGCTGCACCATTCATCGGTCTTTTATACGCAATGGCTCTGCCATTTGTTGGCATGGGCATGATCGCTTGGATCGGCGGCAAAGCTCTTATGAAAACACAAGCATTTCCGTTAATGCTTCGGGCAACTAAGGATGTAACTCTATTCGTTGCTGCACCGTTTATCGGACTGGCGTACGCCGTGTCACTACCCTTCCTAGGTCTTGGTATGTTGGCATGGGTCGGAGGAAAAGCCCTATTCGGGACACCCCAAAAAGACTAAGTGATACGCACTGATAACAAGGGGCTTCGGCCCCTTTCTTTACGGCTACGCTTCCTGAACATAAATAAAAAATGAACACAAAAACTCGTATCAAAAAAATCTCCGCGTGGATTAAAAACTACTGCATCAAGAATAAATTAGACACACTTGTAATAGGTGTCAGCGGCGGCATCGACTCCGCCGTGGTAAGCACACTATGCGCCCAAACAGGTCTGCCCGTTATCGCTGCTACACTTCCTATTAAACAGCGCAAGGATCTCCACACGTTAAGTTTAGATCATGCTAATTGGTTGACTAGAAAGTTCCCTAACGTGAAGCATGTCAATGTTGATCTTACTCCCACATTCAAACAGTTTGAAAAGTTGTTTGTGGATGCGAACACACTGGCGCTGGCAAATAGTCGCAGTCGGTTGCGTATGGTCACGCTGTATCAATTAGCTCAAACTGCGAACGGCATAGTAGTCGGCACCGGTAACAAAGTCGAAGACTTTGGAGTAGGATTCTTCACAAAATACGGAGACGGTGGCGTGGATATCAGCCCTATTGGCGATTGCCTTAAAACAGAAGTATGGGAAATGGGGCGCGAGTTAGGTGTCCATCAACTAATCATCGATGCTGCCCCGACTGACGGACTTTGGGACGATGGTCGGACTGATCAGGATCAATTAGGTGGTTTAAGTTATGCCCAACTTGAAACAGCAATGGAGATGGACACAAACAAGACATTACCGGTAACTAAAGAACACACTACAGCATTAAAGATTTATCGTGATATCAGAAAGAAAACCCTTCATAAGATGAATCCTATTCCCGTTTGTATATTAAAAAATCCGTGACATTTTGTTTGATAAATATACATCTAGCCTGATGAAAATCAGGCTTTGTCATTGTCCCAAAGGCTTTGACATTACAGTGATTTTACTTTATACTAATCACTGTATTATTTCATTTTTAAAGGAAAACATATGAAGAAAATCGTAATCGCAGCAGCATTAGCCGCAGCATCAATCGCAGCATCCGCTCAAGTAACCGTTTATGGTATGGTCCGTGAATATGTGGACAACACCAAGGTCGGCGGAGTATCGACTACTCAAATGGTTGACGACACCAGCCGCATTGGCATCAAGGCTTCAGAAACACTCGGTAACGGTCTAACCGCTCGTATCGTAGTTGAGACTGGCTTCGCTGCAAATGATCCTGCAACAAATGCAGACACAAAGTTGGGCAATCGTCAAAGCACAGTCGGTCTGGCATCCAAGAATGGTTCTGTTGACTTCGGTCGCAAGACAAATACATTCTTTGAAGCAATCGATGCTAATGATGTATTCACCACAGACTACGGCTCTATCGCCGGCGACATTCATAGTGTTCGCACAGTTCGTAGCGGCAACGCAGTTTTTGTGAACTATACTTATGGTCCAGTTACTGTTGCGTATGATCGCACAGCATCAGGTCTAGGTGGTGAAGCAACAAGCTACAGTGCAACAGGCAAGTTAGGTCCAGTCGCAGCTAACATTGCGCGTTTTGAGCAAGGCGTTGACAAGAGTACCGTTCTCGGTGTTCGTGGATCGTATGCAGGAACAAACTTGTTCGCCAGCACAAGCTTTGACACAAGCATCTTCGGTGATGTTCGTGGTACAATGGTAGGTGCTTCGCGTCAGTTGACAGTTATGCCAATCGTGCTGAAAGCATCGTACGGTGTTAAGACAGGTGACGTTAGAGCATTTGCACTTGGCGCAGACTATGCGTTATCCAAGCGTACTGGAGTTAGCGTAGCTTATCGCAACGTCAATGACTTTGTTGATACTCGCCAACTAGGGCTCGGTCTGACCCATCGTTTCTAATCAGAAACAAACTGAAAAGGCTCTTCGGAGCCTTTTCTTTTGGCTTGACAAATAATCAAAGAACTGTTATAATACAGCATGGAAATAAAAACATCAACTGATTGGCAGAAAGTTCTTACTGAACTTACAATCGACCTCAATCAGCTGGGTTACAATCCCGATCTGTCCCGAATGATGCGAAACATAGGGTCGATGGTGACTGACCTGAGCAAGGCAGAAGTCGAAGCCCGTCGTATTCACAACAACAAGAACCTCGAGGAACCTCTTGAAAAGATCAATAAGTCGATCAAGCACCTGGAGCAGTTTTTGCTTATGGCCCGATTGATGAAATAGCCGAAATTTGACAATAAATGGGCTTTATGATATAATACATGTATCAGATCAGAAAACGGAGTAGAAATTGGAATATCTCGTAGAAGCAAGTAGCGAAAAAACTCGCAAATTCCTTGACTCCCTGATGCCCTCGCTGATCGACCAACTCAAGTTGACTAACAGCAAACGGGCTGTATTAGTCCGAGTTGGCAATGACATTCCCAAAGAAATGATGGGCGCGACTCTCCACATTGAGGTTGCTGACTGCTATCTAGTTTTGTTGAAACCACCGAAGCGCATCACCCCGACTAATCTGATCTACATGGCGACGACTCTGGCACACGAAATGGTTCATGTGCGTCAGTTGGCTAAAGGTCAGATGAAGTTTTTGAAAAATCAAGCCCGCATTTGGATGGGCAAGCGTTACAAAGCATCGACACCGTATTTGGATCAACCTTGGGAAGTTGATGCGTATTCTAAACAGGAACTTTTACTCCGAAGGGCAATTGAATAAAATGGTAAACCGCGAACGAAAAATGATCAAGACGGAGAAGCAATCTGCCGATATCGATGGACTTACTCTGGCACAAGCGATACAGCGCCTTAAGGAACATATAGAGTTCTACGGCGCTGATGCGATTCTGGAAGAAGTTACCGATGGTTATAGCGACAGCGACCGAACCAATCTCAATATATTTGTGATGGAGCCGGAGACTGACTCGCACATGGCTCACCGTATCGCCCTGGAAGAAAAATACGACCTGGCGCGAGAAGCCCGTGATCGGGAAGAGTTTGAACGCCTACAGAAAAAGTTTGGAAAATGAAAAAAGAAGTTGTTTATAAAAACAGCATCCTTGCTAAAGGCAGCACAGCCCTTGAGTTGTGGGAAGCTTGGCAACGCGATACAAAAGATCGCAATGCTGCTCAAAAGAAATTAGACGCCCACCTGAAGGATGTGGATAATCGTCATCGTGAATTATTGGAACGCTACAAATGATGTATAAGATCAGGCTCAAAAATAATCCTGATAAGTATGTCAGAGGCACTCCTAGTTATATTTCAACTGACACACAGGGCCGCATCTTTCAAACACTTGGGCGACTGAGAATGTTCCTGAACAGTGTTATGTCTGATCGGAACCGAAGCGGGAACATAAGCAATTGGGAAATAGTGGAACTTGAGGTGGTTATTAAAGAAGTAAAAGGTGTCCACGAAATTATTACCCCGGAAAAGTTGGTTGAACTCCTGAAGCGATAGGTTGACAATAAACTCAAATAATGATATAATACGCGAATGAAAACATTTATTACTTCGGATCTGCACTTCGGTCATGCTCGGATGATGGAGTTCAATCCAGATACCCGACAATATCGGGACGCTGACCACATGAACGCCATGCTGGTACAAGAATGGAACGCCGCAGTTGGCGTGGACGACCTGACATACATACTGGGCGACTTTGCATTCCTGCAAGCAAACAAGGCGACAGCAATCGCTCGGATGCTGAACGGTCGCAAGATCCTGGTTCAAGGCAATCACGACCACAAGCTGCTGAATGACAATACATTCCGGAACTGCTTTGAGGAAGTCCACATGTATCACGAAATCAATGTGGACGGAAACAAGGTCTGCATGTTTCACTACCCGATCCATGAGTGGAATCAGTGTCACCGCGGTGCAGTGATGTTTCATGGTCATGTTCACGGCAAGCCGACTGGACTGGAGAAGTATCGCGCCCGTGATGTGGGCATGGACGCAACTGGAACGGTTGTCGTTGAAATGTCAGACATGGTCCGCCGCGCACTGAGTGGTGAAATCAAAACTCACGGATACTAAAATGAAAACATACGAAGAAGCCTGTGCTATTGTCGCTGAAGTTCGCCTCAGTGGTATGGTCGGAGATTATCGATCTGCGTTCAATTTCGCTGGTGGCGCAATGTTGCTTGCCGAGATTTACGAAAAAGGCCAGAACGAAGTCGCCAATGACTGCTACGAACTATACCTCAAACGCCGTAGTGTAATGGATCAGGCAATCAAAGAGGCTCGTAAAGCACAAAGCCGGGCTGAAAACGAAGAACGGCGCCTGGCAAACCTGGCGAAGGTATCAAATGTCTGAATGTTTTTTAGGCTGGGCCGGACCAGCCAACACGCAAGGTCGTTGCTGCTGCAACTGTAAGTATCAGCGCCCTATCACTGCTCATCCTTGGAACAAGAATGAGTTTGCCAAGGGACCGATTACAAAGAACATCGGTTGGGGCTGCACTGTTCCCGATATGCCCGGGATTACATTCTCGGAAGTAGAACATTCAATGTGCGAACTTCACGATTGGAAAGTTGAGGCAGTGGTCAATCCATACGCCGATGCTGACAATGGCGTATACGGCCCTGAGTACCAAGGTCAATGAGAGTTCGGTTTAAGCGCGGCGAATGTCCTGTTTGGAATTGGATAATCGATTCTACTCCGGATGACCTGATTACGGAGGAATTTGTCGAGAAACTTGGTGGCAAACTATTCTCTGATGACCCGATGACATTCACTTATGAAGGAATTGAGTTTGACGCCGAGGCTGACTATACCTGGTTTATGATGAGGATTTGACAAGACACACGGAAGGATACTAAATAGTTATATGACCACACTACAAGAAACAAGTTTAGCCCGAGTATGGCAACACGTTAACAGCGCCAGGCCTGTCGGGATTGTCACTGCTTTCCGCGGAGAATACGACCGAGAAACAAATATCCAACGAAACAAAGCATTAGCATCAGATGTTCGCAATCTGGGGTACGGGTTCTTTTTCCTTGATGGATTCTGGGTCGAGAATCAAGGAACCGACCATGAGCGTCATGTGTCAGAAGATAGTCTGTTTGTCATCGGTAAAGTGGGACACGATGACACGTTTCTCACTGATATGGTGGCGTTGGCCAACCGCAATAACCAAGACGGAGTCCTCGTTAAAACGGTCGACGGCATTAATATTTACGACAAAACCGGCGGCGTCATGTTTGAGCTACATAACTTCGAACCCGGAAAAGCCGGAGAAATGTATTCAAAACTACGCACCAACCAGAAGGCAAATACCTTTATATTCACTGAGGAACGCGATGATCTTGGGTGGGTTGCAAGGTTAGCTGGAATTCATAAACAAACTTGACAATAAATCGCTTTGGGTATATAATACACTTATCAACTCGCAAAACGGAACAAATATGATCTACGTCATCCTCAATAATGTCACCGGCCAAAAGTACAAAAAGCCGGGTCATTATTGCTCCGCGCAATATGCGTCACAGCAAGGTGCTCGGACCGCAGCAACCAAGCTGAACCGCAAAGCCGCATCAGGCGGTATCGTGTACGTGGCAATGTCGCAGGAGCAGTTTGAATACTACTACCCGGTGAAAATGGTTGAGCGTGTTAACATCATGACCGGTAAGACATTCATGGAAGCCGAAGACACCCCGAACTTCTGCTCCCCGGCTTCGGAATCGTATTGGTCGGCATAGTCAGTATTTGACATTAAATCAACCCTGTGCTATAATAAGCACTTATTCAGTTAGTTAACTTTTCAAAGGAAAGAAAAATGGCATCAGCAGTATCAGACAACCTCACGATCACAAGTGTTCAAGCCCGTGAGGCGATGCTTGTTGCGTTTAAGGTCAAACGTCCCGTGTTTCTCTGGGGCCCTCCCGGCATCGGCAAGTCTGATGTTGTCGCTGAAATCGGCGCAGAACTCGGCGGCGCAGTCATTGATTTGCGTATGGCGCAAATGGAACCTACTGACATTCGTGGTATCCCGTTCTTCAACAAAGACAACGGTAAGATGGATTGGGCACCCCCTGTCGATCTGCCCGACGAGGAATTCGCCGCACAGTATCCCATCGTTATTCTCTTCCTCGATGAAATGAACTCGGCCCCGCCCTCTGTGCAGGCTGCAGGTTATCAGTTGATTCTGAATCGTCGCGTCGGCAAGTATCGTCTGCCTGACAATGTTGTGATCGTCGCAGCAGGCAATCGTGACAGTGACAAAGGCGTGACTTATCGCATGCCGATGCCCCTTGCTAATCGTTTCCTTCACTTGGAAATGCGCCCCGACTTCACATCGTGGCAGACATGGGCAGTTAACAAAGGCATTCACAAGGATGTCGTGGGTTATCTGTCGTTCGCCAAGCAGGACATGTACGACTTCAACGCGAAGTCCAGTAGCCGCGCTTTTGCGACCCCGCGCACTTGGTGCTTCGTCAGCGACTTGCTCCAGGACGAAAATGTCAGTGCTGACACCTTGTTCAATCTGGTGTCTGGCGCAGTCGGCGATGGTCTTGCTGTGAAATTTGCTGCACACCGCAAAGTGTCTGGCAAGATGCCCCTCCCCGCAGATATTCTCTCGGGCAAGGTGACTACGCTTGATGTGAAAGAAATCTCGGCGATGTATTCGCTGACTGTGGCCTTGTGCTATGAGTTGCGCGATGCTGTTGAAAACAAGAAGTCCAGCAAAGACTTCCATGTGATGGCTGATAACTTTTTCAGCTATATGATGGCTAACTTTGAAACTGAGTTGGTGGTGATGGGAGCAAAGGTCGCGCTGAAAACATACAAGCTGCCGATCGAGCCCTCGCAACTCAAGAACTTTGACGAGTTCCACAAGAAATTCGGCAAGTACATTGTCGAAGCAGGCAACTAAGAAATGGGGCTTAGGCCCCATTTGACTTTAAATCGCCCCTGTGTTATAATACATTCTGAATCGAATAAAGGAACAAAATGGCAGTCGCAAACACTACGCTAAATCAGCCCAAAAAGCAGAAAAAGCTTCGGTCCAAAAAGTATGAAAATCTCATTGGTCCCTGCGACCCAAAGATTGACTTTCAAGCGCGTGAGCGCCTTGTCACTGCCCGCATTGGTCTGTTGCTGCGTCACTCTTTCTTCGGCAATCTCGCAACCCGTCTCAAACTGATTAACGCCGATGAGTGGTGTTCAACAGCCGCAACTGACGGGCTGAACTTCTATTACAACAGTCGCTTCATCATGCTCCTGAAGGTCAAGGAAGTTGAATTCCTTGTAGGGCATGAGGTGCTCCACGTTGTGTATGATCATATGGGTCGGCGTATGAGCCGTGATCCGCAAATGTGGAACATCGCGGACGACTATGTTGTTAACGCGGACCTGAAACGTCACAAGATTGGGCAGTTCATTACCTCTGTTCCTTGTCTCTACGAACAAAAGTATGACGGCAAATGCGCTGAGGAAGTCTATGACGACCTGATGAAGAATGTCCAGAAGATCAGCATCGATGACCTCATTGATCAAATGCTTGACGATCACATGGAAGGTGATCAGCCCGGTGACGGCGATGAAGATGGCGACAAAGATGGCAAGGGCAAAGGCAAGGGTCGTCCTCAACTGTCTGACGAGGAGCGTGAGCGTATTCGTCAGGAAGTCAAGCAGGCTATCATCAGTGCTGCTCAAGGGTCTGATGCAGGTTCACTGCCTGCAGGTGTCGAGCGTCTGGTCCGTGATATCACTGACCCTGTTATGCCCTGGCGCGAACTGCTCCAGACAAATCTGACAAGTGCTATCCGCAACGATTACAGCTGGACTCGTCCCAGTCGTCGTTCTTGGCACATGGATGCTATCATGCCCGGCATGACGCCCGGCGAAGAGATTGATGTGACTGTCGCGCTTGACTTGTCAGGTTCTATCAGTGAGCGCCAAGCTTCAAACTTTCTAGGTGAAATCGCAGGCATGATGGGATCGTTTGCAGGCTACAAGGTGCATGTGTTTTGCTTCGACACCAAGACATACAATCCTGCTGACTTTGACAGCGACAACATGGACACCATCGAGGAATATGTTCCCGAAGGTGGCGGCGGCACTGACTTCGATTGTATCTTTGACTACCTCAAAGACAACGATATCAGCCCGAAACGTCTGATTGTGTTCACTGATGGCTACCCCTGCGGCAGCTGGGGCGATGCTGAATACTGCGACACTACTTGGATCATTCACGGTGATCGTGACCCGCATCCCCCGTTCGGCACGTTTGCTCTTTACGACAATAAGACAGAATGACCGCGATTGAGTATATTCTGATGACAGCAGTGGCAGGTCTCGGCCTGTCACTATTAGTCCGGGTAGTATATTGGGCAATAGAATATGTCGATGATAAAATCGATTGAGGAAGTGACCATATTCGAATCGCCGGATGGTGGTAAGACAATCTTCGCCCGCAAGTCCGGATCAGTTGATCGTGAAATGATCTATCAGGACCCTAGTGTCCATTACATAGCGCGATGGTATGAATGGAAAGAGATCCTACGCGCCGCAGATGATAACGTCACGCTCAATGATCTAATTAAAAGAGTAGAGGAAGTCTATGCGCTTGTCAAAGACAACCCGTAAGTTTCTGGCAGTGTGGTGCTGCGACGGGTTAGAAACGTTGTGCGACCTAACGGAACTTGAGCGCCGGCAGAACGACTGGGAAAAAGAAGAACCCTGGCGCATCCTCAAGGGAGGAACAACATCGCAACAAACCTGAGGGCCCGCGCCTACAGTCGATATTGGTGCGCGCCAAGGTCAACAGTCAGCGCCAGTATGAGGTTTATATCTTCAACACTGAAGGCATGACAAAGGAAGATGTAGCGCAGACGTTTGAGGAAGAACCGCAGTTTATGGCAGACTTCATCCGACTGAATGGCTCAAAAATCTACTCAGATTACTATCCCAAACATAAACGAGTTATTGAATAAAATATTTTAACACCGCTTTTCTCTGTTAAATAGTTTAAAGCATATTTACGAAGGAGAAAGAATATGAGTTTTACACGACATGTTGGACGCCACGGTGACCGCAAAGTAGCAGTAGTTTTCCGTGAGATACCAGGCGAGCCACATATGTGCTTGGTTACTTATACCGAAACAATCAATCAGCATATCCATGATCCGTTGATCAAGTGCATTGACAGTGATATCGGTCAGAACAGCGAAAATCTTGCTGATGCCCTAAATCGGACATACGCACAAGACGGCAGACCTATTTTACAGGTCCTGCACATGGAAGGTCAGTTGAAGAAGGTTCAGACAGCGGCGATTGTTATGACACCTAATCCTAACACAAAGATCAAGTTGGATGAACTGAACACAATGCTTGACGAAATGAAGCTCGGTGAAGCTGCCGTGAAGAAAATGGCAGACATGGACAAGAGCATGGGTATGCAGTCGCCGGGCGAAGTCGCCAAGCGTATGCGTGTGCCTGAAGCAGCCGTGACCGCAGCAGGCGATGACGTTCTTGGTGACGCATCACTGGCTAAGCAACGTATCGCACAAGCTACTAAGATGGCAGCAGAAGCAAAAGGATTGCTTGCTGAATCTGAACGACTGATGGCAGAAGCAGCCACACTTGATCCGACAACAGCGCCTGCAAAGGTAAAGAAAGTGTCACCTGCAGCGGTAGAAGTCACCACTAAACGCAAGTATGTTCGGAAAGTAGCGAATGTCACCTGAATTTGTCGCTAAGTGGGAACACATTCTTGCTGACGTAGAGAAGAATAAGATTCCCATTCAGTTCATTAAGAAGTTGGTTATTCGGTTACAAGGCAAAAAGCAACAAACTGTTAATATTCACAACTTACTAAAGCAAGGGCTTGAACCTGAACAAGTTGAAGAGGTGTTGAACAGAAAACTTGAAGAACTGGACGAAATTATTGTCAGTGTCGAGTTTATTCTTAACGTCGAATCAATCGCAGAAACGGTACAGCCCCTTACTGACGAGATGCTGAAAAATCTATAATGTGGACTTTATTATTAATAGGAGTCAATCTAATCTTCGCGTTGATTTGTATGAAGTCTCCACCCGTGGATAGATGACTGCTTGCCCTTAATTACTCTACTAAGATTGCCTGCCTCAATGTTGTGTTTCATTCGGAACTCATATTGAGGCATTCTTATTACTTCTCCCGATCGTATATTCTCAAACCGGTATACAGTAGAATCAAACCGTGGATTTTTATCAGGGGAATAGTCTACTCGCCTCATGTAATGATTTACTCCCGAGAATTTGTCCTTCACATCTTGTTTAGTCGCAGGATTATTGTTACCACGCAGTTTATCCTTTGAACTCTCCTGCCAAACAATGTTAGAAGCACCTTCACCACCGTCAGTTTTATTTCGGAGTATTCCTGTGTTAATGTCCTTGCGGCCATACCACCTTATTAACCGACGCTCAATCGCAAATGCCCCAATTTCAGAAAGATTTGTTTCGTGGATTACAATTCTTCTTTCGTCTTTCGGGGTCCAAACCCCCTTGCCGGATTTCCTATGTTGTTGCCATGCCCGAACGCCGGAACCCTTGCCTATATAGTAAGGAGTATGATCCTCACGAAGATAGGCATAAGTATAAAATCCTTCTGGTGGGTGATTTCTTGAATAAATAGTCATGCTGATGCTCCTCTAAAGCGTTAGAGAGGGCGGGAATGTCCGTTCCGTGGCTCTCACTTTTATTTAGTCCACTTTGCTTGCGTTTCACCATAACTAATGATATAATCAATACATGATTCAATATTTAAATTTATTACAGGATATTTTGGACAATGGGGAAGAAAAGAGTGATCGCACAGGCGTAGGCACCATATCAGTCTTTAGCAGACAAATTAGGTTTGATTTAAGGAAAGGCTTCCCGGCTGTTACCACGAAAAAGCTGGCTTGGAAAGCAGTAGTCAGCGAACTACTCTGGTTTCTGGAAGGATCAGGTGACGAAGGCCGGTTACGGGAAATCCTATACGGCAGCCGTGATGCGAAAACTGATCATGGTGTCGCCAAGAAAACAATCTGGAGTGATAACGCTAATGCTCCGTACTGGCAACCTCATTCAAAGTACCCCGGCGATCTAGGCAGAGTATACGGAGTTCAATGGAGACATTGGCGCGGTAAAGTAGTCACTGCTGATCCTGAATTTACGCATGTTCACGACTCCAGACTTGCCGGCGTGGTGAATGTTAAGCGACAACAGATAGACCAACTCACTACTCTTATTGAAGGATTAAAGAACGATCCTAACGGCAGACGGCATATTCTGACAGCATGGAATCCCGGCGAGTTAGATCAAATGGCTCTGCCGCCCTGTCATGTAATGAGTCAGTTCTATGTCAACAAGAATAAAGAACTAAGCTGCCACATGTATCAACGCTCTGTGGATGTTTTCCTCGGCCTCCCGTTTAATATCGCATCGTATGCTCTGCTGACACATTTGCTGGCTCAAGTATGTGGATTGAAAGTGGGCGAGTTGATCATCAGCACCGGAGATACTCACATCTACAAAAATCATGTAGAGCAAGTTAAAGAACAGTTAAGCAGAACACCACTTACTCTTCCTACTCTGTTCACAAACCCTCCTATACTGGATATTACAAAGTTCACCATGGATGACATTCATTTAATGGATTATAAAAGTTATGACACCATCAAAGCAGAAATGGCAGTATAATGTTCGGGTTATCGACGGCAAGCATGTCGTTGACAGCGAGATGGTTGTCCATCGCTTTACGGTTCCCTGGTCAGAAGACGCGGTATTGACTGCCGGCGCACCATTATGGGAGTGGGAACAAAGTGAAGCAGGTAAGTGGGTGATGGAACATGCAGTTGAGAAGCCGCGCTGGGAACGCTACACAGAACCGGTGGCCCTCAATGAAAGATTTGTTATAATAGCACGGCTCACTGCTCAGGATCAAACATATTTTAGATTGGCATACGAATGAAGATTTTAGTAACAGGCGGTCTGGGCCTTATCGGACACAATGTAGTCGCACGATTAGAACAACAGGGGCATGATGTTGTGATTTTTGATACGCGAACAACATACGGAATCATCCCGCAAGATGAACTTGATTATCTGATGGAAGAACGATTGAAGAAGATCAAAGCTTACTTAATCTTCCGTACGGACATCTCCGGCGACAGTGCTTGCAGAATCATTCAGTCATATCGACCTGAGGTGGTGATGCACCTAGCAAGCTTCCCCAGACAGAAAGTTGTCAACAACAATCCGCAACTTGGATCAAAGACAATGAGCGAGGGACTTTTGAATCTCCTCGAGGCGAGTGTCCAGGCGAAGGTTAAACGCTTCATGTATATCAGCAGCAGCATGGTCTACGGTGACTTTACTGATGATGTACGTGAGGATTATGATTGTCGCCCACAGGGACAATACGGCATTATGAAATATGCTGGTGAGTTGCTTGTCAAAGACTACACTAGGAAGCATGGTATGGCTCATACGATCATCCGACCAAGCGCGGTATACGGTCCGCTTGATGTGGAGGATCGCGTCATTGCGAAGTTTATGCTTCAGGCAATGCGTGGTGAAACGCTCAAAGTAAATGGATCAAACGAAACTCTGGACTTCACTTATGTCCAGGATGCCGCAGATGGATTCGTTGCAGCGGCCCTAAGTGATGCGACAGTTAACAGAACATACAACATCACCAAGAGCCATTCCAGGACGCTACTTGAGGCAGCGGAACTTGCCGTGAAGATCGTCGGAAAGGGAAACATCGAGGTTCGTGGTAAGGACGCTGACTTCCCGAGTCGAGGTGCTCTGAACATCGATGCTGCTCGTCGAGACTTTGGATTCGACCCAAAAATAGATGTAGAAGAAGGCTTCCAGAAGTATTACGACTGGCTTTCAACATCACCATATTGGCAGAGCAGAATATGAAAACCGGAGTAAGAGGAACAACGACGGTTGACGCCGCATACTTCTATGCGCCCTACATACCATTAATGAAAAAACCTAAATATAGTTTCTCCCGGGCGAAATGGTATGTGGCAGAATTTGATCTTAAAGATTATGACGAAGTTCGTCAATGGTGTTCGACACAGTTTGGTAAACATGACGGATGTACAGATGCATGGAGTCGTTGGTGGCATCGGTATGAAACAAGCATACACTTCCGTGATCAAAAAGATTATGTTCTGTTTATGTTAAGATGGTCATGATCCAACACTTCGGTCTCGTCAGGCAATACGCCAATCTCAAAGACGAACTCCTTGACGCCAGTGACCGGGCCATGCGTGAAGGGTGTCTTGTTGACGGGCCGTATGTAGATCAGTTTGAACACTGGCTATCCGGTAGAACTGATGTTCAATATGCAGTGACTTGCCACAGCGGGACACAGGCTCTGGAAATCATTGCCAGATATAGATATTCAGTATTTCAGGTATCACATCCGATATCGGCAATGCCGCCGACCATTTGTCTACCGAATCTGACATATCCGGCAACGATGAATGCCTTTGTTAACGCCGGATGGAATGTTGAACTGGTTGATACCGACCGTAATGGATTAATGCTTCAAACGGGAAGCGTTAATGACCCCACTGGAAATTATGATTGTCCTGTTGGATTGTATGGTGCCCGACCTAGCCGTAATTACAAATATGATAATGGTTACACTATCGTAGACGGCGCACAACATTGGCTTGTGTCCGACGGGCACATTGGTTCTGGTATGGCAATTTCGTTTGACCCGACAAAGAATTTACCATCATCTGGTAACGGTGGCGCCATTGTAACTCATAATGTGGATCTGCATAACTTCGCCAGAAACTACAAGAACAATGCGAAGTTGTCACAGCACGGAACATCAGGCACCAATAGCAAGATGAGCGAACAAGATTGCGCCCAGATTCTGGTCAGAACAAAGTATATCAATGAATGGCAACAGCGCCGTAGAATGATTACTGAACATTGGTGCCGTGATCTGGCACATCTGGAGTATCAAACGCCCGGTCTGCGATGCCTGAGTCAAGGTGTGAAATATCATGCTCACCAGAAGTTTGTCGTTTACACTTCAGATCGTGACGGACTATTCGGATACCTAAACAACAACGGCATCGAAGCAAAGATACATTATCCGCATACTCTCGGTGAGTTGCCGGTTGCCAAAGACTTCAAGAAACCCGATATGATAAGCACCTCAGTTATGCTGTCCAGAGGCGTGTTAAGTCTGCCTATGTACCCAGAACTGACTGATGCCGAAGTAGAATACATATCTAAAATAATACTTGCCTACTACGATAAATAAGTTTATGTGGATCATTGATTTCTTTCCCGACTTCGTAGCGCATATCATTGTCGCAGTGGGTATCATTGGGGTGTTAATAAGTTCGATACCGGTTATCTGGAACCTGATACCGGGTGCTGCTCTATACAAACTTCCGTTACAAATCATCAGCGTCCTTGCTCTTGTATTCGGCGTATATCTTGAAGGCGGCATCGCAAAAGACGATTGGTGGAAAGCCAAAGTAAGCGCACTTGAAAAGAAAGTGAGTGAAGCGGAAGCAAAATCAGCCCGAGTTGATACCAAGATTGTTACCAAGCTACTTACTAAAAAACAAGTAGTAAAAGAAAAGGGTGACACCATTACTGAATACATTGAGCGTGAAGTAGTCAAGTATGATAATACCTGTCAGATACCAGTTGAAGTTATCAGATCACACAATGCAGCGGCGATGAACGACCTATTGTTACTGGTTCCGACCGATGCTCATAACGCTCTTGCTGTGCCTACGATTAAATTGGCTCCTAAACATGAATAAGTCTCTGTTATTAGTATTATTGTTAGCGGGATGCAGCACCGTTGTACCTGTTAAACAGCAGTTCCCGGATATGCCAGCAGAACTGACGCAACCCTGTAAACCGCTGACGATTATCGAAGGTGAGAAAACCACTCTGTCCAAGTTAATGGAGACCGTTGCTAAAAACTACGGATCAAGGCACGAATGTGCCGCTCAAGTAGAAGCAACTAAAGAGTGGTATCAGGAACAAAAGAAGATTTTTGACGAAACTAACAAATAGTTAGTTGCACCAGCTGGCTTTTGCGTCACCGTAGTACGCCCGAGCATATCCACTTGTGATAAGCATATCACGCAGACTCTTCCCGTCTAGTAAAACATCGCCAAGAACGCGGCCGCCGTATTTATCCCATGACATGATCACAACTTGGCGCTTGGTAGCAGCATTGACAGCAGCAGCGGTGAATTTAGTTGCTGCTTTTCCTTTTTCTATTTCAGCAGGACATTTCGCCTGTGCTGATAACTTCTCAGGTGTATCAACTCCCCATATTCTGATTGAAAGTTCAGGTTTCAACGGGCCTGGGAGAAAAGATGCCTGAAAAGCCACGGTGTCACCGTCGATTACTCGGGTTACGGGGTAGTCATATGTGACTGAAGCAGGAACTTTGGGCGTGACTGCAAATGCTGACAGTGACAGGAGAATAAGAATGATTGAGAGTAGTTTTTTCATTATGTATTTAGCTACAGGATGATAAATACTCTATGGCACTTGAATTAATCAATGTAGGTTTAGTACCTAACGACAGGACGGGCGATCCTATTCGTACGGCTCTGATCAAAATCAATAATAACTTTACTGAACTGTTCGCCACGGATGTAGATACTACTGATGCGTATACTGTAGGTGACACCCCTGATCAGATTATCTTTCAGGCCCCGGCAGAGACATTCACTCAGGCAAGATTTCAGATCAATTCTAGCGACCCGCTTACTCACACAAATCAAAACATAACGATTTCTGCGTCTATCGTTCATAATACAGCAACCGTGGGATTCACTGCGTTCGGCACCGTGTTCACTGGCGACCCGTTGACCCGATACGACATGGATATCAGCGGCGGCAATGTCAGGATCATGTGCAGCCCGCTTACTACTGCTACGCTGACTCACTTCATTGCCTGTCAGATAACATACATCGGCTCTGCTGGTCCAAGTTTGAATCTGGCAGTTAACGGCTATCCAGAGGGCAGCGTCCTGTCAACTGAAGATGGTATTACATTGATCACAGAAACATGAGAGCGCACGAATTTATAACTGAAGGACGAACCGGTAGTTTAGCACCAGATGTTGCCGCGGCCCTTCCGGCAACGTATGTGATACCCGAGTTACCTAATCAAGATCCGTATTTACAATACAGATTCGGTGTTGCTATGGCTGCTGCTAAAAGTGCCAAGGCACGCGCCGGAGATGGTATTCCACCGTTTGAGAAGTCAAGTGCTTGGGGAGAGAATCAGATTGTTATTGGATATATGGATCCGCATACCGGGGAGTATATTGATGATGCCTTGAAGCAAATGGGCCTTAGCGGTAAGCGAATGATCAGCACTCCGACAAGTGAAGAAGCATCTGATGTAGATAAAATAAGTCCAGTCAAGGCTTTTAAAGGTTTCAAATGAGAGCATCCGAGTTTATAAACGAATCAACGAAGGGTAAAATACATCCCGATCAGGAAAATACAATGCCCGGTGTTCACCGTACCAGGGATGTAGGCGGATATGATCGGGTATACCACATGAATAGATTGTGGATGGCGATGGCCTGTTCAGATGGTAAGAGCACCAAGAAACCCGAAGGCATGGACGGCGCAAGTTGGGTTGAGAAATACAACACAATCCATCCGTATACCAAAGAAGAAGATAACATGGTGCAACAGGCCATGAAGATTGTACCTACAGACCATCACCATGAGGTCAAGGATCATCGAAGTACCGAACCCGATGATACTCATAAGACCAGCCCGGTCAACGGCTTCAAGGGCTGGGGCATCAGAAAATAATCAGCTGGTCATTTCGTCAATAAATATTGTATCAGGAGATACAATGGCAGACGCAGCACAAATGATTGACACCCTCAAGTTGAGGTTCTACAACGATTGGTTATACCAAGTTCATATATACGGCGAAGGGGACAGTCCGTTCCACAAGTCACTTACGACCGATGTGGTCAAGCAATATATTGATCCGTTGAATATTCCCAAGAACGCCAAGATTCTTGATTTGGGTTGCGGCCCGGGATACTTTCTGGATGAGATGAAGGAGCGCGAATACACTGACGTAACCGGGGTTACCCTAAGTTCAAGTGACATTAAGATTTGCGAGGACAAAGGACATAAAATAAAGCAATATGATCTGTCCTTTCTGCCACAGAAAGACGGGTACTATGATGAGTCGGTGGACTTCATCTTCCTTCGTCACGCTCTGGAACACTCTCCTTACCCCATCTTCTCACTGATTGAATACAACCGTATTTTGAAACAGGGAGGGAAATTGTATGTGGAAGTCCCTCAGCCTGATTGTGATCGTAAGCACGAATGGAATCTGAATCACTATTCCATCTTCGGTCAAAATCAACTGGCGGCATTGCTACAACGAACCGGCTTCAACATCGAAATCTTCAACAATCTGGAGTTTGATCTTCATGTTGGCAACGATGATGCAGGCGAGCCTATCACGGCCCGCGAGAAGTATTTCTGTGTCGTGGCATCAAAAGCGCGACCACTGGATATCAAGTAATCCGGACTAAATAAGTTATCGCAGTGAATCTGTTCGCCGCGGGGCGTGGGTACCCGTTCACCGCTAACTTATTTAAGGATTACACTTGCTACGACGGCACAGCAGCCAACTGCTATGTTGCTGCGACTTACTTCTAATGTTTGATCCGTTTCAACAATCTAAACTACAATCGGCATATTCCAGACTCAAGGACTACAAAGTTCCAGAGAGTCGGGACATGTCGCTTGATGATTTAAAAAGATTAAGCGGGGTTGATAAAGCGTCGAAAGATGCCGATGTGGCCACTCAACAAAACAAAGCGCAGTTTATGCGTGAGAACAATATCAAACCCGGAACACAAGAGTGGTTCCGGCTCTGGTTCGCTAAACCACAACTTACCGGCGAAAATCCTTTTAAGTAGTAGCATATTTTGCTAAATACTATATGGCTAAACCAAATAATAGTGCTCCAAGTCTTGTTAAAGATCCCTACGTAAAGACGCACTTTAAAACCCAACAGGAGCTTGATGACTTCGTAAAATGCTGTGACCCTATCGACGGTTACAAGTATTTCATGGACAACTTCTTTATGATACAGCACCCAACAAGAGGTGCGATTGTATATCACCCGTACGGCTATCAGCGTAAACTGACTGATATCTATCATAACTATGTTCACTCTGTAAATCTGCTGCCACGACAATCAGGCAAAACAACAACGGCAGCCGGATATCTACTCTGGTTTGCGATGTTCCAGCCAGATGCCACGATTCTTATCGCAGCACACAAGTACACCGGTGCACAGGAAATTATGCAACGTATAAGGTACGCCTACGAGAACTGTCCTGATCACATCAAAGCAGGTGTGACAACATACAACAAAGGCTCGTTAGAGTTTGAGAACGGCAGTCGTATCGTCAGTGCCACAACAACTGAAACAACAGGTCGGGGTATGTCTATTACTCTGCTGTATCTTGATGAGTTCGCCTTCGTGCCACCTAACATCGCCAAGATGTTCTGGGCTGCTATTACGCCTACGTTAGCAACTGGTGGTAAATCAATCATCACCTCTACTCCAAACAGCGATGAAGATCAGTTTGCTCTGATCTGGAAGGGTGCGAACAAGACTGAGGATGAGTTCGGCAACAAGACAGACATTGGTGTCAACGGCTACAAGGCATTCACCGCTGAATGGAACGAACACCCCGATCGTGATCAAAAGTGGGCTGACGATATGAAGGCCAAACTCGGCGATGATCGATTCCTTCGTGAAATCTGCTGTCAGTTCTTGATCGCTGATGAAACACTGATCAATCCTAATACGTTATTTGTTCTTCAGGGCGTGGAGCCGATACTTCGACAGGGGCAGATCAGATGGTATAAGATCCCGACGAAGGGCAATATCTATCTTGTGGCACTTGATCCAAGTTTGGGCACCGGTTCAGACCCGGCCGCTATTCAAATCTTTGAAGCAAACACCACAACCCAAGTAGGCGAATGGAAGCATAACAAGACAGACATTCCCGGTCAGATTAAACTTATCACACAGATAAACAACTACATCGTGGAATGCACCAAAGAACCTAATAGCCTATACTACTCAATAGAGAATAACAGCATAGGTGAAGCAGCACTGATATCACTGAATGAATACGGTGAGCAGAATATCCCGGGCGTGTTTATCAGTGAGCCTGGTAAGAAGCGTCGAGGGTTTAACACTAATCGCACCACTAAACTTGCGGCGTGCGCCAAGTTCAAAACTCTTCTGGAGAGTAAGAAGATGACCGTAAATAGTTTCGGTCTTGTTTCTGAACTGAAAGCGTTTGTTGCCTCGGGCGGAAGCTATGCTGCTAAGATCGGCGACCATGATGATCTTGTGATGGCCACGCTATTGATTGTTCGTATGCTTCAGCAACTCTCTGATTTTAACTACGACCTCGATGAACATCTAAGAGACCATGATAACTTTATAGAACCACTCCCCTTCTTTGCGGTATTCGCCTGAAGTGATAAATAGTCTATTGAGAGATAACTATGCCTAAAAATGCTGAATCACTAAACAACTCGCTATTTGAACTACTAAGGTCACGCGGATATAACCCGACTTTACTTGGTACAGATGGTAAAGAAATTCCTGTCCCAGACGAAGCCGAAGTATTTCAGTTTCACTTTGTCAAGGATGATAAGGACTACGGTCCCGTAACTATCTCTATCGACGGTCTACACAAACTTGTAGTTTACTTCGGCGACAGCGTTGCTAAGAGTCCGTCTGAACAAAGTCACAACGAAGATACCAGCTGGTATTCTCTGTTGAACCATCTAAAGCGTTTCAGCCAACAACATCAACTCAGTTTTGAAGTTAAAAACACAGACCATTTGAAATACGACATGGCAAAAAGGAATCATATGAAAAAGATTGACGAACAAGCAAAATGGCGCCAAGGTTACTCCGCATCCGGTCACCCAGCTGGCTACAAGCACAAGTCAGGTGAAGTTGGTCCGGTAGGAGGAACATTCATCAATGAGCCTAGCGGATATGATGGAGAAACAAAGAAATTTCCCGTTCAAAAACATCGTGATAAGGAAGATGAATTAGCAGGTCGCGCAGGTACGAAATTATCAACTACTGGCAAACCATTGATTCCTAAGAATGCCCAAAAGAATTTAAAGGGTGCCATTAAACAATCTAAAGGAAAGCATGGTCCTGTCGGGCATCTACCTGAAAGCATCGCAGAAGGTTACTACCCAATGGGCAAGAAAGCAAGTTATTCTGACTCTGTGCCTCAGGTCAAGATCATTCTACAGCACTCCAGACAACTGGAAGAAGGTGAACGCCGTTATCGTGCGATTGAACGCATCTTTGTTGAGAATGCCAATGGTGAAAGATTTTTACTTGACACCAAGAAGCCAGGATTGGCCCGTGTATATGCCCGTCATATTGCTGAAGGGGGCACTCCATACGATGAGCAAGGCAAACACATTCACTCGCTTGTTGAAGAATACACCAAGATGGCGGGTTTTGTTCGTGCTACTCGCAATGGTCAGTTCAATGAATCAGCACAATCGTTAGTGAATGAGGGAATCAACCATTACAATAATCTGCGTGAGCAACTACACAAAATGTCCGGTCATCGTGGATACACCGCATACTTTGAAAGCTGGTCTCCTACATTAACCGAAGATGAAGATACAACTGACCTAAGTGAGATGTTCGCCAGCACAGCACTTGATCCAAGAATTGAATCAGTGATGCCAATTTTGAACAAGTTGAAGAAGAACATTTCTGAAGTTGATCACTCTGCTGAATTGGCCGAGTGGGCTGACGCAGTTATTGAAGAATCTCTTGGTCTTGCTGAAGTTTCAAACGAGTTACTCGGTCGTTATAAAAAAAACGCTGGTCACCAGGCCAGTACCGCTGATGCAGGTGCCGCAGGTGCGTATTCTGCAGGATCTTCTGGTAAAGATTTAGGAGATCGATTGACCAAACTTGGTAACAAGCGATTCAAGGGTATAGTCAAAGCCACACTTAAACAGTTCGCCAATGATAAGCCTAAGCAAGTTGCTGAGGCTGATGGCCTAGAAGCACTCAACGCCCAAGGTATTCCTGAAGATGGACACGGTGTGGCGGAAGATATAGGCCCAGAACAAAAGCGTGTCGGTCAGCTTGGTCCTAAAGATAAGGTCGGTCCAAAAGGAGCCGTCGGTAAGTTAGTCGGAGCATGTGAGAGTGCCGATAAAAAGAAGCCAGACTTCGCTGCCAGGTTCCAAAAGAATCTGGAACAGACTAAGAAACAAGCTGATGACACCGAAGATAAGATCAAGCAACACACTGAGAAGAAACCAGTGAAAGAGGGTGATGAAGGGCTTGACGCAATCAAACGTCTATTGGGTAAATAAGTTCTCAAAAACCTCACTTAAAAGGTGAGGTTTGCCATATTCCAGATAAATAGTAGTGAGGATCACGGCCGGCAAGCCCACCCTCTCTAACGCCGTGAAAGGGCATCAGCATGAATATTTATTCAAGACAAAATCCACCCGAAGGTTTCTATGTATATGCCTACCTACGCGAAGATGGCACCCCGTATTACATTGGCAAGGGGAAAGCAAAACGAGCCTGGTATAAATCACCCGGTGAAGTTTATCCGCCCATAAATAAATCTAAAATAATCATTGTAGAGAAAAATTTAACTGAAGTGGGCGCTCTGTCTATTGAACGCCGGCTAATACGTTGGTATGGGAGAAAAGATGAGAATACCGGAATTCTACGAAACAAAACTGAGGGAGGGGACGGTGTATCAGGGTTAGTTCATTCTGCTGAATCCAAGAATAAAATGAGTGTTGCTAAGACGGGTAAAAAGCAACCTAAAATAAGTAAGGCTAAGCAGGGTATACCATTACCCCAGGAGACAAAACTAAAAATGAGCATATCCCATCGCGGTAAAATTCACACTGATGAACATAATAGAAAAGTATCAATCGCATTAACGGGCAAGAAGTTATCTCCCGATCATTGTACCGCCATCAGTGAGAGCCATAAAGGATATGTTCATAGTGAGGAATCCAACGTAAAACGATCCATAGCACTACGAGGTCGCCCACAATCTCCTGAGTCCATTCAAAAACGTCTTTTAACAAGATTAAAAAATAAAATAGCAATTTAACCGAAAGGACTAAATACTATTGCTCATTGATGTTTATTATGCTATAATAAGCACTGATGTTCAGTTACTTCATGCCGAGGTAGCGAATACAAAAACCGACACCATGTCAATTTAAATAAAGGAAATATATCATGGCAACATCACTCGCTGAAATCAGGGCCCGCATTGCGGCCGCAGAAAACAAACAAAATACTCCCCGCGCTTCCGCAGACAATTCTATATATTGTCATTGGAACATGGACGAAGGCACCACAGCTACACTTCGGTTTCTGCCTGACGCCGACACAAACAACCCTTACTTTTGGACCGAACGCCAAATCATAAAACTCCCCTTCAATGGTGTAAAGGGTGACCCAGCAGCCAAGCGGGTCGAGGTCCAGGTACCATGTATAGAAATGTTTGGACCTGAATATCACTGCCCAATCTTGGCAGAAGTTCGCCCTTGGTATAAGGATGAAACTCTCAAGGAACTTGCCAACAAGTACTGGAAGAAACGCGCTTATCTGTTCCAAGGATTTGTCCGTGCAAACCCAATCGGCGATGACAAGGCACCAGCGAACCCAATTCGTCGTTTCATCATCAGTCCGCAAATCTTTACTATCGTCAAAGCATCTTTGATGGATCCTGAAATGGAAGAACTGCCGACTGACTTTCTGCGTGGTCTTGATCTGAACATCAAGAAAACATCGAAGGGCGGCTATGCTGACTATTCAACTAGCACATGGGCACGTAAGGAATCGGCTCTGACCGCAGCAGAACAAGAAGCAATCGACACCTTCAAGTTGTTTGATCTGGCTTCGTTTCTGCCGAAGAAGCCAAGCGAAGCGGAATTGAAAATCATCAAGGAAATGTTTGACGCATCCGTCGACGGCAAGCCGTATGACTTGGAACGCTGGGGTCAATACTATCGCCCATGGGGCCTTGATGCTCCGGCAGGTTCGACTCCGACAGCTACAGCACCTGCAGCGGAAGCACCCGCTTCTAAGGCACCCGAAGCATGGGAAGATGATGTGAAGTCGGCAGAAGCACCGATTGTTGTCCCCAAAGCAGCAAGTGGCGATAAGGCACAGGACATTCTCGCAATGATTCGTGCCCGTCAGACAAAAACTGTCTAATAAAATAGGGGCCGAAGCCCCTATCTTTAGGAGAATCCCATGACCCTACCGGATGAAAGATTTCGGGCCTTGAAAGCGGCCAAGAAACTATTGGAAGAACTGTGCGACCCGGGCAAAACACCCCGAGTACCGAGCATAGTGCGAGACAGAGCCCGCGGCGCCCTTCGACATTATCCAAGCGACTATGAGTTTGAAAAAATGTCTGACCGGTGTCCTGATCTGCTGAATAAAGTGCCGTGGACTTCACGGCTGCATACAACTAACTGAAAGAAAACATGGCAAAGGCTTTTGATTTAAGCAAATTCCGTCGAGGAATTACAAAGAGTATTGAAGGGCTTAGTATAGGCTTCAATGATCCGACAGACTGGATCAGTACTGGTAACTACGCACTGAACTATTTAATATCAGGTGCATTTGATAGAGGAATACCCTTGGGTAAAGTTACAGTGTTTGCAGGAGAATCTGGTGCCGGCAAGAGTTTTATCTGTTCGGGTACCCTTATTAAGAATGCCCAAGATCAGGGTATTTTTGTGGTATTGATTGATACTGAGAACGCATTGGATGAATCCTGGCTAAAGGCTCTAGGAGTAGATACTTCTGCTGAAAAACTATTAAAATTGAACATGGCGATGATAGACGATGTGGCCAAAGTGCTAAGTGACTTCGTAAAAGAGTATCGAACCCTCAGTGAGGAAGATCGGCCCAAAGTTTTATTCGTAATTGATTCACTTGGTATGTTGCTGACTCCGACTGATGTGAATCAATTTGAAGCCGGCGAGATGAAGGGCGACATGGGACGCAAGCCTAAGGCTTTAACCGCTCTTGTTCGCAATTGTGTGAACATGTTCGGGTCCCTAAATATAGGGTTGGTTGCAACCAACCACACTTATGCAAGCCAGGATCCTTATAACCCTGATGACAAAATTAGTGGCGGCGCCGGATTTGTATACGCCAGTTCAATAGTTGTGGCCATGAAGAAACTCAAGTTGAAGGAAGATGAAGATGGTAATAAGGTCTCAGAAGTTTTAGGAATACGTGCCGGGTGCAAGATTATGAAAACGAGATATGCCAAACCTTTTGAGGATATTCAATTACATATACCGTATGCTACTGGACTTAGCCCATATAGCGGCTTTTTTGAGATGCTAGAAAAGAAGAAGATGATCACTAAAGAGGGTAATAGATATGCATATACTGATTTAGATGGGGTGGTGCATAAATACTTTCGTAAAGAATGGAACAGAAACGAAAACGGTATATTTGATTTGGTTATGAAAGAATTCGAAGCCAAAGATAAAAATACAATCTCACCTACTGAAACTGATGAAAACAATATTGCCTAATGGTGCCTACGGATTCATTTACAAAACAACTCTTCCGGATGGCAGATATTATATAGGTCAACACAAAATCATAAGTCAGGTCACTTTAGATCCTACTTATTTTGGTTCAGGTGTAATAATTAAGGACTATATAAAATCTAAAGGAATTATTGGTCTTAACCGAGAAATATTAGAATACGGTTTTTCTTGGTGCGAAATGAACACACTTGAACGAGAATATGTTACTGAGGGCGTATTAGGTGATCCATTGAATATAAACCTGGATAAAGGTGGGCGAAATAATTACACCCGTTCAGAATCAGTCAATAACAGGATCAGCGTATCAATGACTAGTGCCCGGGCGAGGAATCCGGCAGCATGGCCGAAGATCGTCAGTAAAGAAAATAATAAATCAGTCAACTGGCGATTAATTTCACCTGCAGGCGAAGTATTTGTTTTTTGCGGTGACCTGAATACTTTTTGCACCAAACATAATATTTCCGCAAATACTATTAAAAAGGCAGTGATTGAAGGATGGATCCCTAAACGAGGATCATGTGCTGGATGGCGAGCCTTCAATGAGGATTCTGGAGCAGGCACCGTAAGAGAGACTAAAAACCATGGTGAGGCGCACTCTGGAAGGAATAACCCGTGGTTTAAAAATAGGAAGTAACAGAATGAGTATAGATTTTGTTGTTGAAGTATGGGACGCTCTACGCTCCCATGTTGATTCAAATGAACGCAAAGATGCAGCCGATACACTGATCAATCTGCTGATTGAAAACGATTACGAAGCGGCTGATATTAAAGAGGCGTTTCGTGGCGACAAGGATGTTCTGGGTGCGTTAAAGTTCTATGTGGAACAGCACGAAGAAGATGACTACGAAGAAGATGAAGACGAAGACCAAGAAGAATGGGACTAAATGGCAAACTGGTATTCTCGCGTCAGCGCAGACTTATCTGCTATTCCCGATTTCATCAGTCACTTTGAAGCAGAGTTATATGCGGCAAAGGCGGATTGTGGTATCAAGGGAAATGTAGAAAAGAATGTTGCTGCACTACCCGGCATAACTGAGCATCGCTTTAATCAACTCCAAGAAGTGGAAGCGGTGCTCAATTATCTTAATTTACAACTACGCAAGATTCGGCGCAAGCATTTCCAAAAGTATCTTGAGGCATACAACAGGGCACTGTCCAGTCGTGATGCTGAAAAGTACATGGAAGGTGAGGATGAGGTGATTGACTTTGAGACAATCATCAACTCCGTTGCTTTTCTGCGTAATCAATATTTAGGGCTGATTAAAGGACTTGAATCAAAGAACTTCATGCTTGGTCACGTGGTCAGACTACGGGCGGCGGGTATGGAAGATATCACTCTCAGCTAAATAATACGATGAAAAAAATATTATTAGCAGGTGACAGTTGGGGTTACGCAGCCGGGTATGACCAACCCGGCTTTATCCTTACTGCTGATGCTTTCCCGGAGTATGACTTCACCAATGTATCTGAGCGCGGCGGGCTAAACTCCAAAAGTATTCAGTTTATTAAAGATGGTCTGAACAACATAGACTACGACACTATATTTTGGATTCAAACTGATCCAATGAGGGATTTACGTCTGGAATTTTTAGAGTGGGATGAAGGACATGGCGCCGGCAAGTGTATTTCTTTATCAGAGTATGGTGTTGAAATATGTTCAACTGTTAATTTGGTCAAGTTCATCGAAAACTTAATAACTGATTCTTATTCGCGCCTGAATACAATTGCCGGCGATGCTAATAAGAAAATACATTGTCTAGGTGGTTGCAGTATGCTCCACCCATCTATTTCCCTATTCCCCAATTTGATACCTATTATTCCTAGCATAGTTCAGTTCTTAGTTCCTACCTTTACTGAGGATACTTTCATATATGATACGAACTGGCTGCACCTGATGATTCTATATGCGGATTCACATGCCGTAAATAAGACCTTTTCAGATAATTTACGAGCCGTAGTTGATTTGTCTCATCCGAAAGAAAGTAAGATTTTCGGATATGTTCCGCATTTCAGTCTCGTCGATAGTCATCATCCAGATCCTGAGGGGTTATTGCTTTGGGCAGCAGAGTGTAAGAAGTATATTTAGGACGCCGCGGTGTTGCAAAACAACGGTTTTCCTGTTATAATAAACTTTTAGTCACAAGGATAATTATGTCGCAAACATCAGTATCAAGCACTCTGAGCCAACTTCGGGCAGCGAAACAGGTCTCTTACGACCCTTATAAGGGCATGTTAAGGTCACAGGGTAACACGAATATGACATTACATGAGGATTTTAGTGGATTCGGAGATGTAAAAATCAATCCATATGTGAAACAATACAAGGTCAATGAATCCGCGGAAGATTTGCTGGCACTCAGTGTTGCTTGGTTTCGTCTTCGTAAAAACAAAACGCTGACGCCGTACCCGATGATTGAATCGCTGACAGATGAAAATCTGTTTAAGAGTCTCACAGAAGAAGATCGCCTGACGGCGAATACAATCCGGGATTACTACTCAAAGAAGATCATGGTGATGGCTCTTAAAGAAATCAAGTTGACCAAGTTCCGCGAAGATTTGAGCAAGTTCATTCACAGTGATGGTAAGTTATTTGTTGATGACATGCTACCCCTGGTGTTTCGTCTTCCGGAGTTCTACGAATATGATACGGCGCTTGCTGATATGATGCGTGATCTTACTCCGGTGGTAGTGGATAGAACCCGGATATTAACAAATGTCCGTACTCTACGTCCGTTGCGAAAGTTTGATGTGAAGCGCAAGTTACACTATAAGCATGAATACTGGTTCAAGGATGAACAGGATCGTGCAGTCTTGATCATGCTGGAGCATATCAACTCATGTAAATCTTTGTTTGAGCGAGAGTTCAAAAAGGAATCAACTGTGATGCGAATCACCGGCTTCGCAACATCACAAGATGACCATTCTTACTTCAAAGTAAATAAATGGGAAGTTGAATAAATGAGTGGTTATGTATATTTAATCGGCTCACCGTTATTCGGTTGGTATAAGATTGGAAAATCTAAAACACCCGAGATTCGTGTAAACCACCTTGGTATTTTATTACCATTCAAGATTCATATCATTGGAGTATGGAGTGCTAAAAATCATAGTCTCCTAGAAACAACATTACATGAAAAATATAGGGATCAGGCGATTAATGGTGAATGGTTTGAATTCACGAAAAGGGGAGTGTACGATGTTTTCAATTCACTCCCAGTTGAGGCCAGAGTATATCCGATAGAAAATACAGTGCATCCGTTGGATAGATTTTCAAATATAGTGGAAGATACAAAAGATACATCTAAAGGAATACGAAAAATTTTAGGATTAAAAGTCCAAAAACTACGAGGGAATTTCACTTCTGCTGAACGAGAAGAAAAGCGTTTTGCTTCGATGGCAGAGCGAAAGGCAAAGAAGGAACATAAAAATAGTCTGCATAATCCAGACTAAATAGAATTGTGCTGATAGGCAGCACAACTTAACAGAGTTTAATGTGGGCCCTTACTCTGTGGGCCGTTACAATAAGGAAGTAAAAATGATGTATAATCAAAAATTAGTCGCCTCTTTAAAGGCAAACGGGCGCATCCTCAGAGAAATCAAAGACAATGTTCTTCTCCCTTTCGGATGTGAATACTCTCTGCTACTGAAAAATCTCAATACAGTTCGTGCTGTGGTCAATGTGTTCATTGACGGTGAAGATCAATGCCCCGGTGGCCTTGTTCTTAACGCCGGCCAAGAAATTGATCTGGAACGCTCAATCAAAAACAACAATCTGAACGAGGGCAACCGATTCAAGTTCATTGAACGAACCGGAGCAGTAGAAGCCGGCCCCCGTGGTATCAAGTTGGAAGACGGTATCATCCGAATTGAATTTCAATTTGAAAAGTATGTCGCTCCCTCTCAAACACTATGGGGTTCAACGTGGAACGATCAATGGAAGAACAGCAACCTTTGTTACCCAGCTGGTGCCCGAAACATAGGCAGCACATCAGGCTCTCTAGGGAACTTCACTAATGTCGGCGGTGTGATGCGTTCGATTGATACCAGTAAAGGTGAGTTCGTTAAGACACAGGCATCGCAAAACATAAACCAATATTGTGCTGACAACAACATCCAATGTAGCGCCCAGAGTATTCACGATGGCTTGGCGACAATGGATTCGTATAGTCCGCCGAAGAACGACATTGGCATCACTGTACCAGGTAGCAAGAGTGAACAAAAGTTTTACACAGCAACGATGGGCGCGCTTGATCCAGAGAAACATTCTATCGTGTTGAAACTACTCGGTGAAATGGCAGGCGGCGAGAAGATTCTGTCTCCACTGACTGTACATTACAAACCGAAGTGTCAGACATGCGGCAAACAGAATAAAGCAACGGCGCATTTCTGTTCGGAATGCGGCACTGCGTTAGAAATTTTTGCGTAAAATCAGCCCCGGAAACGGGGCTTTCCTACGGTTGACATTTAATCATTTTGGGTATATAATACTAACATCAACTCGCAAAACGGAACTAAAATGAAACAATTTAATCAATCCCAGAAGATTCGGGTCATCGTCAGCGGTGTCGGCTTCTATACGACTGTTAAAGAAATTCGGAACAGTTTGTTCTGCTTCACCGCGCAAAATGCAGCGGTGCAAAAGGCAGTCTGTGCGCTTGAGTTCATTCGCTCAGGCAAAGGCGCTGCTGACAAATGCGCGTCTGGTCTCGGCGGAACCTGGGAAGGTCTGCAAGTTCAAATTGATTTGATCTAGGAAACAAAATGCTTACAAACGATCTGAAAAAAGGTGCCCGCGTTAAACTACGCAACGGCTGGATGGCTACTGTCATGGACAACGCCCGAGGCAACACCCGCATGTGTGAGGTCGAAGGACTCTACACCGAGACAGGTTCTGTATATGCTCACGACATTGTGACATGCTACCTCTTCGACGGATCATGTGTTCCTGTGGAGCACACTGAAAAGCAAATGAAACTCCGTGAACAAGCCGCAGTTTTTGGATTCTGATGGAAGACTTCCTGAAACGACCACTGATGATTGGGGACAGCGTTGTCCTCATGCACCCCTTTTACAAATGTTTGCTTTTGGCCCGAGTGACCAAGTTTACCGCAAAGGGAAATGATTGCTACGTTAGTTGGGGACCAAGTCCATACCAAGAAAAACGTCAACGTGGCGAACAACTCGTAAAGGTTGATGGCCCCGATTTAACAGCGTACCTACTGAAAAAATGATGACTCACCAAGAAAAAGTTGACGCCAACGTTCTGGCACTGCAAGCAAAGATGCAGCAGAAAAACGCTGATCGCCCAAGCGCGAACTGGCAGACAATCGCCGACGTTGACTGGGAAGACCTGGAATACTACATCGGAAAATGTCGCCTGACGCGAGACAAGGATTCCTTTGGCATGGCGATCACCATCCTGACCGCTCTGAAAGATCAGGTTCTGAACCGAAAACCCAATGGTTGACATTAAATGGGTTTTCTGATATAATTGATACTTCAATCGAAACAAGGTCTCAAATGCTTACAACTCTTGCACAATTCATCCGGGAAGTAAACACTATCGTCGGCCCCACAGGAAAGTTTACTGCTAATACCAATGACAAGATCATTGATGTGTTTGAGTATGACTGTACCGACGACCTCATGGACGATATCTACGGATACAGTGACCTAGTAACGCCCGAACCTTTCCGCAGCGCAATGTTCAATCTGGGCTTCAAAGAGTTCTGATACTCGGACCCGTTTATTGACATTAAATGGGTTTTCTGATATAATTGATACTTCAATCGAAACAAGGAATTAATAAATGGCTACAGTTCGTATTCTCAATGGCTCATATCGCAATCAACCTGTGGTCAATCAAACATTCACCTTGGTGAAAGGTTTCCAAACAGGTAAGACGGGTAGCTGGGTCACTGTAAAGAACGAAGGACAGTTCCCGCAGTTCGCTATTGACGAGGTCAAGATCAAGGTCGGTAGCATCCAGGAACTCACATTCAACGGCGTCACGGTTGCTGATCAAATTGAAGATCATATCGAACTGGCGCCGGCCAAGCAAGTACAAGTTGAAACTGACGAGGCAGCAATGGATCGCATTGCTACTCGTTTCTCTGTTTTGGACGACATGTCCAAAGCTGCAATCAACGGCGACATTCGTGCAATGATCGTCAGCGGTCCTCCTGGCGTCGGCAAGTCTTTCGGAGTCGAAACGCAACTGAACAAGGCGATCATGTTTGATCAGATCGCAGGCAAGAAGGTTCGCTTCAACATCGTTAAGGGTGCGATGACCGCGCTTGGTCTTTACGCTCAACTTTACAAATACAGTGACAAGAAAAACGTTCTGGTGTTCGATGACTGTGATTCAGTTTTCGCTGATGATCTGTCCCTGAACATTCTGAAGGCTGCGCTCGACTCTGGCAAGAATCGCAAGATTTGCTGGAACTCTGATTCGCGTCTGTTGCGCGAAGAAGGCATCCCGAATCAATTCAACTTCGCAGGCTCTGCGATTTTCATCACCAATTTGAAGTTCTCCAGTGTCAAGTCCAAGAAGTTGCAGGATCACTTGGAGGCTCTCCAATCTCGTTGTCACTTTCTTGACCTGACCGTGGATTCGGTAAGGGATAAACTTCTGCGTATCAAACAGGTCAATCGGGATGCTGATGGTGGTCTGTTCGTTGATTATGACTTTGATAACGGTGAGGGTGATATGATTATTGAATACATGGAGCAAAATCAAACCTCGTTAAATGAGATTTCAATGCGTATGTGTTTGAAGATCGCCGACCTTGTCAAGATCAGTCCTAGTAACTGGCGCAATCTGGCCAATGTCACTTGCTGTAAAAATAAGCATTGATTTACAATTAGTGAAGTGGAAACGCTTCATATTTCCTTGACCCCCTGTTTGCCCACATTGTGGGCAAACCAATATTTGCTGTGGTTTGTGCTTTTGTCCGCGATTTGAGTTTGCTATCTTGGCAACCATTTCCGGAGATTTAGATACACCTAGCATCCTCAAACTTTTCCTTTTATTGGCTTCTGCGGAGTGTTTTGATATTTTCTTACCTGTCCGTGTGAGGGAGCGTTTCACCATAGAAGCCGCCGACATTTTCCTGCCTAACTGGGCCTTCCGCATTTTCTCTTTGGTAGCGTCAGACAGGGATTTCCCGGATAGTGCCGTGCGGCGCATCTCACTAAATTCATGTTTCAATGTCTCATATACTCTAGGCGCCATTCGATGAGATCCTGTGTGACACATCAATTTAATAGCATAAATCATTTTTTCGCGTGCCGCACCTTCAAGCATTTTAGGTAATAACCAGTGGCAGATGAAGTGTTCTCTGGCAGTTAGTTTGACGAGATTATTTTGGGTGTTATCTCAGCCAATAGACTTGGGTACGATGTGATGCCGTTCTGTATAACAGGGCAATATTCGGTTTTTGGCTCGTTCTATTATTCGGTAATAAGTTGCGGTATATTTGTTGTTGATAAATATCATTGCTGGTGTCCTCTACGACATTAGAGAGGGCGGAGATTGCAGTCTCGTGGCTCTCACTTCTATTTATTCCGTTTCTATTGCTTCTATGAATTCAGTAGTGTATAATAAGTAATGACAAAAAAATGTATTATACATATAGCCGATGAAGTGAACCTCAAGATTACCGGCCTGGAACTTTCGGAGCGAAAGGCCCTGATGAAGCTATTCTCCTTCGATGTGCCGGGAGCGCGATATATGCCAAGTGTCCGATTGGGGCGCTGGGATGGCAAGGTCAGCTTCTTCTCACTGGGTGGGTCAAGCTACATCAATCTGCTTGAAGAAATCATCCCCGTAGTTGATCGCGCAGGATACGACATTGAAGTAGAAGATACCCGAGACTATTCAACATCGTTTACATTCGACATGGTCAAAGAAGATACATATTCCTCGACACTATGGCCCAAGGGGCATCCGGTTGAAGGCACGCCGATCATGCTACGTGACTATCAAGTTGAAATCGTGAATAACTTCCTGGCGAACCCACAATGTCTCCAGGAGATTGCCACAGGTGCTGGCAAGACTTTGATGACAGCATCGTTAAGCAAGAGCGTTGAAGCATATGGACGATCAATCGTTATCGTCCCTAACATTAGTCTGGTCACACAAACAGAAGCAGATTACATCAACATGGGACTTGACGTTGGGGTATACTTCGGCGGCAGAAAAGAGATTGGCAAAACGCACACAATCTGCACCTGGCAATCATTAAATGTTCTGCTGAAGAATACTAAAGCGGGTACCGGTGACACAACTATCGGTGAGTTTCTTGAAGGTGTTGTCTGTGTCATTGTTGACGAGGTGCACCAGGCCAAGGCAGATGCGCTGAAAACATTGCTGACAGGCGTGATGGCGAAGATACCAATCAGATGGGGTCTGACTGGTACGATACCTAAAGCGAAGTTTGAAAGTCAAGCATTGCTTGTCAGTCTTGGTCCTGTTATTAATAAGTTGGCAGCATCAGAATTACAAGAACAAGGGGTGTTGGCAAATTGCCATGTGAACATCATTCAATTACAAGACAAGGTTGAGTATACGAATTATCAGCAAGAGTTAAAATATCTTGTCAGTGATGACACACGAATGACGGCGATTGCCAGTGAGATTGCTAAAGTAAATCGAACCGGTAACACTCTGGTACTTGTTGACCGAATTGAAGCAGGCGAAATACTGTTGAGTAAACTCGCCGGCCATAGCACACTCAAAGATGATGTGGTGTTCGTATCAGGCGGGACCAAGTCATCTACCCGCACAGAACAATATGAAGATGTGGCCACAGCAACAAATAAGATCATCATTGCCACATACGGTGTAGCAGCAGTTGGTATTAATATTCCTCGGTTATTCAACGTTGTGTTGATCGAACCAGGGAAGAGTTTTGTCCGAACTATTCAAAGTATCGGACGAGGGTTGCGTATGGCCCACGACAAATCGTTTGTTCAAATAACGGATATCACTTCAAGTTGTAAGTTCTCTAAGAGGCATCTTACCCAAAGAAAAGCTTTCTACAAGGATGCGAAGTATCCCTTCGATGTAACTAAAGTCAACTACAAATAACTTGACAACCCCCTCACTAACCTGCTATAATACACTATGTTCATACTTACCCTTGATAATAATTCCAGATACAATCTTGAAACTCTGCCTGAAGAGATAGATGATTTAAGATTCGCAATTCTGGATAACAGCAATCCTCTCAATGTAGATTATCATTACATTCCGTTGATCTTTCTGGAATCGTTTAACTCGCCTGCATTAGTTTTGAAGATTGGTAAACACACAATGAAGATGCCTGTTGATTGGCAAATCGTAATCGGCGAAAAAGAACACGGTGATCTTGAAACATTGCCACTGACAAGTATCAATGACCGTGGATTCAATGCGTTTGAGTTCAATCCGTTATCTTCATTCTCCCCGACATTTCTGCCTATTGAAATTGTTGACATTTATAATGATGTGACATGGTATGCCCCGCGATTGAAGAACGGTCAGTTTTTGTGTGTTCCACTAGAAGACGGACCGAAACCGGCATGCGTTTACTTTGTTAAAGAAGTATCAAGGAACTGTGAAATTATTGACTACGCTCAGGTATTCTGATGAAAACTCATGCCGAAATTATTAATGAGGTACATGCTGCTATCGTGAAGGAGTGGCCTACTGAAATGTTAAATGACTTTTTCTTGACAGGCCTGCGAGATGATGATACAATGAGCAAGTATCATATGAATCTAGGTATGTACATTCGAAACAAATATAACCTGTGGTCTATTCCATGGACACCGGTAATGGAAGATATGCATGGATGCCAGTGTGATTGTTCACCGTATCATCCTGACGCCGTGAGTGGAACTATCATTCAAGAAGTATGGAAAAAGGGAATGCCAAATGGCAACTAAAGCAAAAGCACCCGGGACAGAAAAGTTCGCTGATCAAGAGGTTGATCTGTTCGGAATCCTTGCAGCTATTGACAAGAAGGATTACGGATACTATGAACGGCTCAGTGACATTCAACAAAAGAAGGTTGCGCTGTTCATTCTTGTTCACTGGACCTCTGCGATAAAAGCATCTGCGGAGATTCAAGGATACTATCTGCGTTCGGTTGATTATCATGCGAACAAGTATCTGTTCAATGAGAATGTGATGCGTCATCCGAAGTTGATATGGCTGATGTTGTGCGCCAGTTCTCCGGGCCTGGGTAAATATCAGCATCAATGGATTCCGCATATCAGCCCTAAGGTGTCAACGCTGACAGCGGATGCGAATCTGGCTGATATGAAAAAGTATTACACGAAGCTGTATCCGAAAGCAACAGCAAATGATATCACGGAACTCTCAAAAGAGTTTGTTCGTGATCAAAAACGAAAACGCTATCTGGCCACAATCTATCCTAATCTGAAACTATCTGATGTTGAAACCCTTAGTCATATCATCACCGATGAAGAAATCAACCAATACGAAGCCGACCGAGGAAACTAAACCGGTATTCTCTTGTGAGTTTTGTCGCAGAGTATTCCTTCGTGAGAAAACCATGTTCACGCATATATGTGAGCGGAAACATCGTTGGGCTGAAAAAGATAAACAGGGTCCTCGCATCGGCTTTCAAGCATGGCTACAGTTCTATGCGAAGAATTCAATGGGCAAGAAGAATCGCACCCAGGAAGAGTTCATCAAAAGCGCATACTACACGGCGTTCATCAAGTTCGGAACATACTGTGCCGGCGCGAATGTTGTTAATGTAAGTAGATACACTGACTGGCTGCTGAAAGAACAGATCCGAATTGACAGTTGGAATCAAGATACCAACTATACCAAATTCCTTATAGAGTATATCCGCGTCGAGGATCCGATGGATGCGCTGGCCCGCAGCATTGAAACGACAATCAAAATGGCTGAAACGGAACGGATTTTGGCGCATGATATTCTGCGTTATGGGAACCCGAATAAGATATGCTATCAAATCACGCTTGGAAAGATAAGTCCCTGGATGCTTTACCAGAGCGAAAGTGGCGTAGAGTTTTTATCAAAACTAAATGCTGACCAAGTACGAATCATTAATGACTACATAAATCCCGAGCAATGGGCAATCAAGTTTAAACGGGATCCGGAATCAGCAACGCAAGTAAAAGACTTATTGGTCGCTGCTGGCTATTAATTTAGCTGCTTTGGTTGCTTTACATTTAGCAATACTTTCAGCAGTATTAGTATTAAGTGTTCCGTTCTTGCGCCTGCTCTCTTTTAATTTAGCTTTGCTCTCATCAGTCCAAGTATTGAGATTACCGTTTTTGCGTCTGGTAGCGATTCGCTTGGCGATATTCTCCGGAGTAGGTTTTAATGTTCCGTTTGCTGCCATTGTTGCTAATCTTTTTTTGGTGCTTTCAGGCTTAGTTAAGTATGTATTGTTAGACCTCCGCGCCGCGACGACCTTGGCAATTATTTCGGGGGTAGTACCGCCGTTACCGGATTCCGGTTTTAAGTTGGCCCATTCATCACTCTCGACAACGTTCCATTCTTCACTGTAATGGATTCCCATTCTTTAAGTTCATCTTTGGATTGGCACTCGCGGATTATTTCGGTTGTTATATCTTTGCCGTGTTTATTTAAATGGCGCTCCCAATGTAAACCTGAACCGAGGTATTTGTGAGGATCTTTGCGTTTTGTCTGACAGAGGTATTTTAGACCGGTAATATTATGGGTCTTTACCATGAGGTAATAAATAGTCATGCTGGTGCTCCTTATTTAGTTATAGCATTAGAGAGGGTGGGAAGTCCAATTCCGCGATCCTCACTTCTATTTATCTTCGGCTTGACATTAAATCATTTTTATGTTATAATGTATTGTACTTAAAACAAGCAGGATACTGAAATGGATTACAGTAGAGATGTTGACATTGATGTTAAAGATGAGAATCACTTTGACGAACTCCTTGATTGGTGCGAACAAAATGTAGCCGTGTTGCCAGTTAGTGCAAGTTGCTTGCCGTGGACATGGTCTGGTGATGCTACTCATTCGCCAACTACATCACACAACAATACCTTCTCCTTTGCGCGTCAGAGCGATGCCATGATGTTTATCCTGAGGTGGTTATGAACGCCAAGCAACGCCGACAAATCGAACGCCGACTCTGCCATAAGGTTGTCTTCCGCTATAAACCATACACTGATTTTGACGAAGACGACCTGGACGAGGAAGTTCAACACCGGTGTAATAAGAATATCGGACGAGAGAACTGGAGAAGGGATCAAGGTGGCTGGGCATCTCGTGGATACTTCTTTGCTGATCAGAAGCATGTTACCTTGTTTGTATTGAGGTGGTTATGACTACTTTTAATTTTAATGTAAACGATTTTCCTAATTTACGTGAGGAGTTTGGTCGATCAAACTATACCAATTGGATCACTTTTTTATATGATCTTGGGTATAAATTTCGTTGGAATCATTATGCTTCAAATAAAAAATTCGTTGAAATGGATGAGGCTGATTTTGTGTGGTTCTCATTGAGGTGGTCATGATATACACTGACATTAACTCATTGTATCCAAACATTATGTCATATATACCACAGAAATTCTTCAAAATCGCTGAGGCTGAAGTGGATGGTGCCATGTGGTATACTCTGTTCATTGAACCTGAGGTTATGATGTGGTTGAAGTCTATTAACTCATCTCAGTGGGTATATGAGCCCGGCGGCAGCTGGCGGCTGTATGTTGATGTTCACGAACAACTTTATTCGGCACTGGTGCTGCGCTGGGGTTAATATGGCGAAGTATCATTCAGAAGGCGGCCAGTTTGACCCGGAGTTTAGACACCGGGTAAGCGTTGATCGTCCAACTTATGAAATGATCGAATGGTGTAATCAGTATCCGACGAAAGGATCCGGTGACCGGTATTACATAAAGTGGAGTCCTCGCACCAGTGCTATTTTTTCGTTTGAAACAGAGGAACCAAGTATTATGTTTGCGTTGAGGTGGTTATGAAGGTATATCAAGTTGTGGGTTATCCGAAAAGTCATTACTTCGTCAGAACCTGGTGTGAGTTTGATGAGATAATGCGCTGGATGCATAAGAACAAAGTGGGCTATCTACATGAATCCTATAGCCATCACGGCATCGGATTCAGTCTTCGTTCTAATGCTGAATGGTTTCTATTGAGGTGGGAATGAAACTTAAAAAACTTGACAAACGAATGACTGGGTATGGTGACTTTCAATACTCTGTGGACTTCCCGGTTAACCGCGGTAAGGTCCTGATGGATTTCTTTGAAGTGCGGGAATGGTGCTTTGAACAATGGGGAAGATCCGCAGAGATTGATATATGGCAGAAGTTCCCGCAGATTCAGAATCCTGCTTGGGCATGGGAACGCGGAGAATACAACAAGATGTATCGGTGCAGAATCTTTCTGGCATCAGATAAAGAAGCTGAATGGTTTCTATTGAGGTGGTTATGAATCTCTTTTACGAACTTGCTGATACTATGGTGTGTAAACGACCTGACGGACAAAAGTATCTGGCTCAGTATGGGCTGAAACTCAACAGGGTTATGGATCCGGCAACTTTTGAAATGGTTGATACCCTCAACTACAACCGTCGAGCATTGTGGTATTCAGATAGAGTCTGGCTTGAGGGAGACACCGAAGTCAAGTATTTCAAGAATAGATTTACCGGTGACGATACAGTAGTTGATATGAAGGAATTTATGTGGATTAAACTAAAGGCTCAAACATTATGAGTTGGCAAAACGATTTGATAGAGGCTCAGAATTGGTTTAAGTTTGAACCAATGGACGCACAAACGCTGGCTGAACTTGATAAAGTGTTCCGAGCAAAACGCCCAGGACCCTGGAAGATGACCTGGAATAGAAACGCCGCGAACTATTCATACAACAGACTACGAGCAATGAATGAGTATCTGGTTTGCATTGTATTTGAAAATGAACAAGACGAAGTATGGTGGTTATTACAAAATGGAGACTGAGGAAGAATTCAACAAACGAGTCAGCAGATTCGTTCAACTGGGACTGATGATGGGTGGTAACATGCCAGTAGATTATATCACTTGTATTGAAGTGAACTGGTATGAATCGTTTGCTCTGCTACCGCACAAAACAATCGCCGGCAAATGGGTATGGTTCAGAAAGATATTCAAACGACGAGTATGGAAATGCACCGGCTTCGCTGACGAACCCTTTACTGAATACGGAGAACTATTTGATCTGTTATGATTACCTATATCAAAGATAAAACTCGGCAGTTTTTTCATGCCCGTGATTTGAAACGGATGGGAATAACGCAGGCACAATATGATCGTGCGTATGATCCTGATATCAATTTCCGTGCCACCAGAGTGAGAGATATGTATCCGGGCTATCCGTATGTTTTTGAAAAACAATACTCTGATGCGTTCTGGAGTCAATTCGGCGACTGGGAACAGGGTCTGACTATGATGAGAGTATGGTGCCAGGCGAACTGCCAAAGCAAATGGCGCGATGACTTTCACCGAGTGATGAAAGATTACTGGAGTGAATGGGTGTGTAGTGAAATCGGCGGCGGAGATGTTCTGTTCTTCGCTTTCAAAAGTGAGCAAGAGTATATGTGGTTTACACTGAGGTGGGCATGAAATACAGAGAATACGAATTACTCAATGATCCGGGATATGTTGATGAATATTGCGTCGATCTATCACCGTATCCAGTGGATCGGACCGAGGAAGAACGGGCTAAATTGTGGCAGATTTCAGTTGATGCTATAGATAATTTTAACGCCGACTCATTGGGTTCAAGATTGTTTTTCAAATCTGATGATGACCGACAGAAGTTTTTAACTTGGTATACATTGAGGTGGACATGAAGTTCTGGAACAAAGATAAAGATATTCGGCGCAGATGCTGGACCAAAGTGAATCACCCTCTGAGGACTGCTCGTTGGGTGCTGAACTCAGGTGATGCTATCTTTACCGAGCGTCTTCTCTATGAGGATTTGAAGCGTTGGTGTCAGCAACAGGCAAGCCCCGGACGATTCTATCACTACTACGGTGCAGATTCATGGTGGTTTGAGAACCCACATGACGCCACGCACTTTCTATTGAGGTGGGCATAACAAAGTAAATATATGATGAATAAACCTATCTTCTGCGCTTTAGCCTTCGGATCCGTAAACATAACCACTGAAAATAAGTATTTACCTTGTTGTAATGTTGTACACGGGGAATACAAGTCTAACTACCTTGATCTAGACTCGCCGGGCGTGCCAACGGCCCGTCTTAATAATTCATGGTTAGTTGATGTGCGGCGGCACCTGAATCAGGGAATATGGCATGAATCTTGTTCATTGTGCGAACACTCAGAAAAACAAGGCGGTCAGTCGATGCGTAATATTTGGAATATTGCTCTTGCTGACTATTATATTCCCGCTGACTCGGTCGTGAATCCGGACCATGTCAGATATATTAGTGTGGCGTTTAGCAATAAGTGCAATAGCAAGTGCATGACTTGTTCTCCGGATAGCAGTAGCCTTTGGTATGAAGAATTCAATGAGATATCTCAGGATAAATACATTTACCAGATAATACCGTCGACGGACAGAATACATAGCACCCCGGCCGCACTTCTCAAAACTTTTCCAAATGCTGAACATATCTCTTTGTTGGGCGGCGAACCGACTATCGCATTTGAGCATGATTCTCTTATAAATGAATTAGTTACTTCTAACAGAAGTAAAAATGTCAGCTTGACGTATGTAACCAATCTCACGGGAATCACAGACGAACTCTTAGAAACCTGGAAAAAATTTAAACATGTTACTATTATGGCGTCGATTGACGGGGTGGGGCTGAGTAATGAGTATATACGATATCCATTTAAATGGGAAAAAATTGAAAGAAATCTAACACGCCTTTTTGAGTTATCAAAAACTGATCAAATATCAGTTGGATTAAGTTGTACTGCTGGCATGTTTAACTGCATTGATATTGCTGATTTATTGTTGTATTGGTATAATAAAAGTAAAGAATATGGAATTGATTTCGGAGTATATGTAAATATAGTGACTAATCCTGAATATGTCGTATCTAACATAATGACAGATAAACACAGATCCGAGGGAATAGAACGATTAAAAATCGTAAAGGAATTATTCGATGCTGATACCAATTTAAATACATCCTATTCCGCAGCAGTATCTTTATTGATTACTCATTTGTCATTGCCCAGAGCGAACTCTGACCTTATTAATACTGCAAAGCATTTCATATTAGCATCCGATAAATTTAGAAATAGGAGTATCAAAGACTATATTCCGAAAGTATGGCAAGACCTATTTGAATGAGAAAGACATATAGATACGACCATAAGATCAGCGGTAAAGAGGATAAGATCACCCTCGTCAAATGGCTACGGAGAAACTTAGGGAACAGAGGTGAAGGATGGGACTTTACTTTATCCGGAGGATATGTTACAATAGACATATGGGATTCGAGGCTCCAGACAATGTACGAAATGTGGAAAGAATGAGAACAGACAAGCATACAAAACAGGACACCTGGCGACAGCTAAAAGGGTTGGAGCCAGTACAATCTTGGAAATGTAGATTGGGCATTCATCAGTGGACAAATTGGGAATTGTTTGAAGATGAATATGAACGCGGCAGAGTATCAGTGGCACAATGCTATTGTGCCCGATGTGGCATGCCCCGACGAGAATCCCCACTGACACGAAAAACAAAGAAAGCAACATAATGGCTATTGTCGATATTTACATTTATCGCCGTGCCACTTTTTAAGATTGGCGACATCCATTGATCTTTGACAATGGGGACAGGTGTCTAATATTTTTCTTTCCCCGAGACCGAGAATCCATCCAATATTTAAATACGGACCAGTATCTTCCGGATCAAGTTGTTTTCTCTCGCTCGGATTGTTTGGATTATGTATCCATTGTTTCCCGGTGTTCGCTTCTTTGATTTTTTGTTTGTCTGCGTCAGTCCGACTTATTCCGATGTTCCATGGTTTTAGCCCGTTGACTACTAGTTTTTTCCTCGTTTCGGACATCTTGTGACACTCGGCCTCAGTTCTAGGGATACCTTTGTTCCATGCAGTTTTACCTCTCTTAGAAGCCGCAATGCGTTCTTTCCATTCTGGAGTGAATATTTCAGTCGTTCTTTCAGGATGTTTTTTACCAAAGTTAGGATGGGCCTCTCCTCGTCGGCCCCGAAGAATCGCAGCCCGTTGTTCTTTGACTTGTTCGTATATCCTAGATGATGGCTTGTATCTTTTGCCCAACTTCTTTGTATTAGACATGAACCACAGCGCATGAACCATTTTATATCTATTGTTACCTGTTGTAAACTTTGGTAGAAGCAGATGACAGATGAAATGTTCCCGTGCAGTAAGTTTTACTATATTTGATGCGGCGTCCGTTCCGCCTAGGCTTCTAGGCAGAATATGGTGTTTCTCGGTATAGGCGTTCGGGTCATTTACCCTTGACAAGGCTACATTGATTATGTTATAATAACATTTATTATATTTGTTTAGTAAGTTCATGTGGTTCTTTCTATTACAATGTATTTATACTTAAAGGAAAATAAAAGTGTCCCACATTATGATCGACTGCGAAACGCTTGACACAAGCCCGTTTTGCGTATTACTTACAATCGGCGCAGTGATCTTTGATCCTAAGGGAACAGGCATCATTGACAAAATTGATCTGCGTCCAACGATGGAAGATCAACTTGAACTGGGACGAGTTATCAACGATGACACTGTTCGGTGGTGGGGTAATCAATCTGTTGCTGCTCAGGAGGAAGCACTCGGTGACCGTGATCGTATTCCGTTCAAAGAATGTATGGAGAAACTATACAAGTTCTGCTGGAATCGAAACTATGTCTGGAGTCACGGTGCAGCGTTTGACGTTGTGGCAATGGAAACATCGTGGGCATCTCTTGGCATGAGTGAACCTTGGTTGTTCCATACAGTGCGAGACACCAGAACTCTGTTTGATGTAACCGGTGTCAGTCTGAAAGATGATGGATATGTCACAACTCACAAGGCATCAGAAGATGCAGCGCGACAGGCATTCATTGTGCAGAAAGCATATCAAAAACTGATCAAGGCAGGAGTTACCCCTCCGTGAAGTTTCAAGGTGACGTAGATATAGATTTTGCTTCCCGAGAATTGATACTGGAGCATATCAAGCATATCCCTGCAGCGATGCGTAATGTCACTCCGATTCGCAAACATGCCACTGGTGTTCATATCACCGATGTGCCATACGATCCTGTCCATGACATGGCTGCGATTGATTATTCTAAAGCAGAGAAGCGCGGCTACTTTAAGTTAGACTTGTTGAATGTTCATGTATATGAGAAGGTCCGTGACGAAGCGCATTTGAAGTATCTGATGCGTGAGCCCAATTGGAATCTGTTGAACGACAGTAAGTTTGTCAGCGAATTGATCCACTTGAGTAATCACTTTCATTCTATACAACGCATGCCAGAACCGATTGACAGTGTGCCTCGACTGGCAATGTTTTTGGCACTAATCAGGCCTGCTAAAAAGCACCTAATAGGAAAACGATGGAGTGAAGTAGCGAAAGAAGTGTGGGAGAAGGATGCTGACGGTGGCTATAGTTTCAAGAAGTCGCATAGTGTCGGCTACGCGCACCTTGTAATCGTTCACATGAACTTGCTCAGGGCAGACGCCGAACCAGTGTGATACTGCGGCGTTTAGATCGTCGTTTAGTAAGTTCAGTCATACTACAGACTGGACCATGAAGAACAACTAAACTCTTATTGTTGAATGTTCTGATATACGGTTTGAATGGTGCCCAGTCATCTTTAAGAAATAGATTGATTGGGATAAGTCTGTTTGATTCCCACCACCATATATCACCGAGAGATAGAAACTTCTCTTTCAACACTCCGTCGAGTATAGATCCGTAATCATATATAGTGGTTACCACATCATCACGATTCTGAACTATGCCAACGTAGTCTTGACCGGCATAACTGACGATGGTGATGAATGGGTGATTTTCAGTTAGACGCAGGAAGAAATCGTTAGCAGACATTAAGTTTATTTATCGGGCAAAAGGTTAATCGATTTAATAGTTTGCAGACTAAATACAAGATGTATTCCACACAAGTATTCCTATACACTCAGCGCCAGATAGTTGTTTTGCTATCTGGCACTTCACCGAGGTCATATATGCCCCAATACGCTAAACCACTTACGCTGCATCGCGGCGTTGACAATCAACTCCAATTCAAGTTTCTGAACCAAGAACAAAAACCCGTGGACATCACTGGTCTGGAGATTACCTGTAGAATCATCAACGCTGACGGAACCGCTGTGCTATTCAACAAAGCACTTACCCTGACGCTACCATTGACCGGCCTTGCCGTGCTGACCATGAATGCTGCGGACCTTGAAGATATTGACGCACAGAAATGCTCTTACTCTCTGGAGATACCAGTTAACAGTCTGGGTCTTCCCGTATTCGTTGATCAGAACGCAGGTGCCCGCGGCGACATGTTCATTGTGAACTCAGTGATGCCAAGCTTTGTTCCGTCTTTCTCTGTCTCTATCCCGTCAGGTCAGCCGTTCCCGAATATCTCTAATACGGCAAACGCCAACTCGCCGGGACAGACTTACTTCTCCAGTGTGCTTGATAATAACAGCAACCCGGTTCTGACCCTACAGTCAACATACGACGGTTACTATGGTAATGTTTCCATTCAAGGTTCGGTGATCGAATCCGCAGATTGGTATGTCATTGATACCTATTCATACGCTAACGCAGCAGATACCAAAGGCTACACTGTTAAAGGATTCCATCCTTATATCCGTGTTGAGTATGTAAGCAACTGTGGCGCGGTCACGAACATATTGGCAAGATAGGAATAAATAGAAGTGTAGTCCACGAGTCTCTTACCTCTCCGACTACTCTACTGCTAAAAAGGAGCACCAGCATGAGTATTTATTCAAAAACCAATCCTCCCGAAGATTCCTATTTATACGCCTATTTACGAGAAGATGGGACGCCTTATTATATCGGCAAAGGGACTTACAGACGAGCCTGGGAAAAGGGTAGAGGAGAAATTCAACTTCCTAGCGATAGAAACAGGATAGTAATATTAGAAGCCGGGTTGAACGAAGTAGGTGCGTTGGCGTTAGAGCGCCGATATATACGTTGGTACGGACGAATGGATAAGAATACAGGAATCCTTCGGAATATGACGGATGGCGGTGACGGGGCAGCGGCGCAGTTCGTTCCGACGATTGTAAATTGTTACATAAAGTTATCACAACTAACTACCATGCTGCCTTATCCGAAACGCAGATAAAAACAAGGGCTAATAATTGTTCAGCCGGCCAACGAAATCGTTTTAAATTAACGCCCGAGTCAGTATTAACTAAAGAACGAAAGAGCAAATCGCATCAAGGTAAATATCTGATAATTAGTCCGGCCGGTGAATCTCATTCCGCGGCGTCGGGATTAAAAGAATTTGCCCTAATACATGGTGATCTATTGCAGGTAACATATTGGCAATTATTCAACGCATATAGAAAATCTTATCATACAATCCCAACCAAAAGAATACGAAGTGATGCAAATAATTGGAAAGTAACCCGCATTGATAACGACTGACCATTTGCGATTGCTTTACGAGAGTGTTTAGTGTATAATAACTAATGCTTAACATAGCCTCTATTATTCCCGGAAAGAAAAAGAATACCAGTACTGGGTGGTTAACTTTTAATTCAGTATGTTGTCAGCACCGCGGTCACAAAGCTGACAGGCGAATGCGCGGTGGTATTAAAGTAGAAGGAAATACCCAAATATACCATTGTTTCAATTGTGGATACAGTTGCGCCTTTACTATGGGCCGGAGCATCAATCAAAAGACAACTAATCTTCTCAACTGGTGCGGGATAGACACTGAACAAATTCAGCGATGGTCATTTGAGTCGCTTCAACGCAAAGACTTGTTAGACTTTACACATACGAAGAAGCATAAATCAAAGATAACATTCAAAGAGTTCAAGGTGCCACCAGAGGCAACTCTTCTGGATCAAACAAATCCCGAACACCAGCACTATGTTGACTATCTTCTAAAGAGACACATCAATCCAGCAGAGTATCCATTCATGATTACTCCGGGCATGCCGGGACGATACAGAAATCGGATCGTTATCCCGTATACATACAATAACAAGATCGTCGGACAGACAAGTAGATTTTTAGATACGCTGACACCAAAGTATCTCAATGAACAGCAACCGGGATATGTATTTGGTATCGACTTTCAGAAGCCTGAGTGGCAAGTATGTATTCTGGTCGAAGGGATATTTGATGCGCTGAGTATCAATGGCTGTGCCCTCACACATAACACGATCAATGAGGATCAGGCCAGGTTACTTGCACAGTTGAACAGACGCATCATTGTAGTACCAGACAGAGACTTGACTGGTATGGATATATGCGACCGAGCATTAGAGTTAGGATACAGCGTCAGCATACCTGATTGGGCACCGTACATAAAAGATGTGAATGACGCAGTAGTAGAATATGGGAAGTTGCCGACGCTGTTAAGCATATTAGAAGCGGCAACTTCATCAAAGATAAGAGTAGAAATTCAAAGGAACAAAATTGTCAAAAGATTACAAAAAGGAAGATAAGCAGGTAGAATACACCCCTGAGGTGCAGACATTATTTTTAAGGATGATGCTTACCAACGCGGTGTTGTATACTCGCGTGGCAAACATTATGAATGCCGCAAACTTTGATAAGACGCTGCGCCCTGTTGCTGAGATGTTCAAGGAGCATGGTGAGAAATACAATGTGTTACCAGATGCCTCACAGATCAAAGCATTGACGGGTCAAGACATTGAACCAATCCCCGAACTGAATGAAGGGCACTATCAATGGTTTCTGGATGAGTTTGAGAAATTCACAAAGAAGCAAGAACTTGAACGCGCAATCCTGAAGAGTGCTGATTTGTTAGAGAAGGGCGGGGACTTCTCCCCAGTCGAAAAGCTGATCAAAGATGCAGTTCAAATCAGTCTGCAAAAAGATATGGGCACTGATTACTTTGCTGATCCGCGTGGACGATTGCTGGCACTGAAAACTAACAACGGACAGAATAGCACAGGGTGGCCTACTATGGACAGGGCCCTATACGGTGGATTCAACCGCGGCGAACTTCAAATCTTTGCGGGTGGATCTGGTTCCGGCAAGTCTTTGTTTCTTCAAAATCTTGCTGTCAACTGGTCACAAGCAGGATTCAACGGAGCATACATCACACTTGAATTGGCTGAAGGTCTCTGTTCAATGCGTATCGATTCGATGATGACCGATACATCGTCACGAAACATCTTCAAAGACATTGACAACGTTGAGATGAAGGTCAAGATGATGGCGAAGAAGTCTGGTAAGATGCGTATCAAGTATATGCCCGCACAGTCGAATGTGAATGATATTCGGGCATACTGTAAAGAGTTGATGATTCAAACTGGAGTCAAAGTTGACTATTTGTGCGTAGATTATCTTGATCTGATCATGCCAGTCTCTGTTAAAGTATCACCAGAAAATCTGTTCATCAAGGACAAATATGTCGCAGAAGAATTGCGTAATCTGGCAAAAGAATTGAATGTTCTGTTTGTGACAGCATCACAGCTTAATCGTTCGGCAGTTGAAGAAATTGAATTTGATCACAGTCATATCTCAGGTGGTATCAGTAAGATTAATACTGCGGATAACGTTATGGGTATTTTTACTAGTCGTGCTATGCGTGAACGTGGACAGTATCAACTTCAACTGATGAAAACTCGTTCCAGTTCGGGTGTTGGTCAGAAGATTGAGTTACAATTCAATGTGGAAACTCTGCGAATCACTGATGATGGCGGCGGAGAAGATGAATCAAGCTACAGACCACAGACAGCGCCGACTCCGTCCCCGTTAGAAACAATAACAGGGGTGAAGCCTACTCCGTTTACTGACATATCACAACTTGCCGAAGTTGAACCCTGGACTAAGCACGTTGTCTCTGACGTTCAAGGCTCTAAGTTAAAGTCTCTGTTAAATTCCCTGAAGAAATGATGACAAAGATAAATACTTGATGCAGCCAAAAACCAAAAGTCTACTGGAAGAATTAGAAGCCCTCAGCGTCAATCGTGATACCTCTCATGTTATTGAGTCGAGGGCTAATAACATCATTACCAGTGCTATCAATCTTCTTGAAATGATTAGCAAGCATTATACCGCCGAACAAACTGAAGTTTTAGAACGAAAGTTACTCGGCGCTATAAAGAGCAGAGACCAGACTAGGTTTGCAAAATCATTAAGGAAGAATAAATGAAGATTGACGAAATTATTGTAGAAGGTCAACAACTAGACGAAGCTAATCCATATGGATTGCTGCAACGCGCCGGATCAGCTATCATGGGTAAGCTGGGCAGCACAAAGGCGCAAGCTTCCGGCGATGTTGGTAAACGTGCAAATGAATTGTACAGGGGCTTTACGAATTGGGCAATGCGAGCTGGCGTAGATATGAGTGCAGTACCTAAACTAACACTTACTAAGTGGCTATCCTCGCAACATTTACCCACTAAACTACCACCTACACTAGCATCGCTGCCGTCACTTGATTTAGAAGATCCTAATGTCTCTAAAACTCTCTGGACAGCATTGGCTCAAGGAACATACAGTGCGGCTGGACAGCCAGCCAGCCGGCCTACTTTGGGAGCAAACTACGGGATTCCTCAACCGACAAAGCGGCCGAGGACACCGGCCCCTAGTCCTACGCCAGCCCCCGGTCCTACACCGGCCCCTAGTCCTGCACCAGCTCCAGCCCCGGCTGATTTGCTATCTGAAATTCAAGCCAAGATTGCTCAACTTAAAAAGACAGATAGAACAGCATATAACAACTTACTCAGTAGCCTGATGCCGTAACTATTAAATGTGACGGTATCCTGCTTATTTAACTATTAGACATAAATACATCAGAGGAAATATTATGCTAATAGAAATAACACCGGCGATTGAAGAAACTATAATCCGATTATACACCGAAACATATTCGGTAACTGATGTCCTGCTTGATCCCTTGATCAAGGGAATAGGAAGATTACGAATAGTAGAGGTATTGAAAGATGCCAATATCTATGAGGGTATTCGTGGAAAAAATCAGCAGGCAAAAAAACAAGAAAAAATAAAAAACACTATGCTTTCTAGATATGGTGTTGAGAACAATGGGCAGCGACCTGGCCAGGGGTTTGGGGAACGTAATAAAATTCCATATACTAACGTGGAGTTTTTGGATGAAGGTTATAAACTATATAGAAAAGCGGTAGAGCATCAAACCAATAAAACGATACATTCTATGGTAAAACCGGATACATGTTTTTATACCGGGATTAGATTTGCTGACGTTGACGCGGAACATGTTAATCCTAACGACCAGCGAAAGAGAACAATCGATCATAAGATACCGGTAATCATCGGATACTTGCAAGGACGAACGGTAGAAGAAATATCATCTCCGGAGAACATAACATTTGTATTGCGATATGTAAATACTATAAAGGGTAATACACTACATGAGAACTTTTTACCTATCGCAGAATATATCAAACTAGCATTTATCAAAAGGGATACTAAATGAAAGCCGAAGACTTCAGAAAAACATCTAACATCTTAACCAAACTGTCTTTAACAGAGGATAAAGGTCATTTAGATCATCCCGAAGACCTAATATTCTTAGAAGGATCAACGGGGGCATCCCGAGCCTTGCGCTCAATACTTGATACTGTAAAAAATCCACATAAGATAACCATAAAGTTCGATGGTTACCCAGCCTTAATATTTGGTCGTAACGCCAATGGTCGATTCAGCATCATGGACAAGCACATGTTCAACAAGAAAGACGGCACTGGAAGAAATGTATTCAGTCCGGAACAGTTCAGACAATATGATCTGGCCCGCGGTGTTGACCGATCTGATCTGCATCGTCTTATCAATGAAATCTGGCCCGGGCTTGATCATGCATCAAAGACTGCGCCGGGATACTATTGGGGCGATCTGCTGTTTAGCAAGCCTCTTCAGAAAAACTCTCATGGGCTGTACCAGTTCAAGGCAAACCCGAATGGACTTGCTTACACGGTACAAGTTGACAGCGAAGTAGGCGAACTAATGGCTGGCAAGACCGCAGGGGTAGCGGTCCATCAACAACTGTCACCTGATGCTCAAACGACTGACCAGGCACAGTCATTAGATGGAACTATTGGTCAATTACAAAACAACTCTAATGTGGCAATCATACCAAGCGCAATGCCATATAAACCGAATCTGCACCTTGAACCTACCCTAGTTCAGAACGTAAACGCTGCTATCGGACGATATGGCAAAGCAGTCGATAAAATGATGGACGAGGCCCCTCAATCGCGTCCGGCGTTTAATGGTCTGTTTACCACATACATCAATAAGAAGATAGTATCAGGCAATCTTGACAATCTGATTGCAGGGTTCATGGAGCACTTTGAGAACAAAAATAAGAACCCCGGCGGCATGGAGATGCAGTTGTCGAATCACTTTCACGAAAACGAAGAGGGTCTCGTCGGTGCGTTCACTATCTGGATCGAAATATACAAACTGAAGATGTCCGTAGTGGCTCAGTTAAACAAAGCCGCAGAAGAATCGCCGGTTAAGGGTTATCTCCAAGACGGCACTGAAACACACGAAGGATTCGTCAGCAACGGGCTGAAATTCGTGGATAGAATGGGATTCAGTCGCCAAAATCTAGCCGGTCAGCGATAATAAACCACCCTTTTTTGCCATATGGCATAAATACTTTTATGCGATTCTATACGGAGCGCAAACATTTTAAAGGAAACTATCATGTCAGGATTTACAAGAGTTAACGGCGATGCACAACCAGTATTCGCCATCGATACACAAAACGGCCCAATCGCTCCAGCAACACTAGCTACAGGCAACGGCATCACAACCAACTTCATCGGCCCAGCGTTAGATTTCTTCGCTATCGATGTCAAGGCTGATCCAGCTGCTGAACTAGGCGTCGGCGAAATGGTCTCTTTACTGATGACTAACATCGCTCAGATGGCTACAGTTATGATGTATCAAGTGTCTGTTACTAACACCCGTGTTAGCGTTGCTGTATACCCAATCGGTGCTTACACTGCTGGTACATTACAGACTCAAGTTCAAGCAATGGGCGCAACAGTTGGTCCAAACAACTTTGACTTGTCAAGTGCTACAGTTACTAACGTTGGCTTCAAGTTAGCAATCGCTTAATCAATTCATTGATTGAAAGAACCCGAGATTTATTCTTGGGTTTTTTTTCCTCTATAAATAGCATATGAGTTTCAGAATCACATGTTACACGCTTTTCGACATAACGCAGACCGGCGTAATGAACCGGTCCCGTCCTGGTATCGATGAGGATATGTCTACTTGGCTTCACAAACGAAACACTCAATGTAACTTCGACACTATTCTACAATCTATATCGCTGCGCTCACAGCCTGAGGTGGTAAACTCCCCGACAAGAACTGACATACAGTTTGACAACTTCACTGAGTTTGGCTTTCTGTTCAATCAACAAGATGATGAAGTTTATTCTTGCTGGTCATTTGAGTTTGATGTTCATCATACAGGTGTATTTGACAACGGAATCACGGAGCTTGGTGCTCTATACAGCGATTGTGACATGGTCCCGATGATCAAATGCGGGACTGAGTGGGACAAACTACCTGCGTTCCTTGATACATCAGACGAACTACGAAATATATACTTTAAGGTAACTGAGAATGGCTAAAAAGAAAATCCAATTTGATAAACTTCAGAAAATGATCCCGAATTCGGAGATGAAATCTCTGCAGGATCTTATTATCTATCAAGAGTCTGATGGTAGCTATCAGTTGTTTAACAGATATGTCATCAACAAGAAATCTGTATCCGAGTATGTTGTCACAACTACATTCTCTGATGACCCCAGTATGTTTAACACATTGAAGAACGCAACCGCTTGGTGTATCTTTGATAAGCGTGATAAGTTCTATGAGGCCCGACGTATTCTTGAGTTAGATAATAAGTTGGGCGGGGTAGACGTTGACATTATGATTCATCAAAAGCTATTCAACAAGTCAAAGACCGACGAAGATAAGCTGATCTATATTGCTAAACTGAACGAGGATCGTATCAAGAAGCAAATGATCATAGACGAACTAGATTCGTATGTGTCTGAGTCTAAGATTTGGCAGGAAAGACGGTTTGAACGGAAATCCGCATAATAATCGCAGAATGATAAATACTCTATAAGTTTTGGAATCACAACTATGAAATTAAACGAACTAAATTACTCCTCGATAATCACTGCTAAAAAAGCATTGAAAGAGCATTACAACATGCCTCTTAACCTGGACAGAATGAACGGGTCAGAGACACGTGCTATGCTCCAGAAGGTGCGTAAGCTTGTAGCTGAGACAAAGCAATCTGGCAACTTTTACCGAAGTCAGAATAATCACTCGTATCTAAAACTTGTGTTTATGGAACAGGCGCTAACTCAACATCTTGCTGCTATCCCCAGAGCAAATGTTATGCTTGAGAACGAAAAGATTGAAGAATCCCAAGTTTATCTGGCGGCGCAGGCCCTTGTTGACAGCATTCAGAAAATGCTTGAAGAAGTCGGTCAGATGCAAGTTAAAGAGCTACCTGCTCTTGTTTCAAGTATCGAATCTGAGCTTGATGTAAACGAAAGTGAAACCTTCAATGAGCAAGTTTCTCAATCGCTTGACAGTTTAAGTGCTGGTCTTAAAGAAACACTTGTCGGCTTAAAAGAAGCAGTCAAGATGCTTACTAACCCTGATGAAGCCGGCGCATTTAGTCCGGATGCTATGGGTGGTGAAGAAGACCTTGGCATGGGAGACGAAACAGGTATGGATGCCGGTGCTGACATGGGCGGCGGTGAGTTTCCTGAAGAGGAACCCGAAGAACCTGAAGCAGAGCCGGTCGCTGGTGTAGGTCGTCCGCTTCGATAATATGCTACTATCTGAGTTTACTTCCGTTGATCCGTTGCTCATTAACTTAGTCGCCGTAATCGGTCAACTAAAGAGTGAAATTGACGCCGGACAGGAAAAACCTGACTGGACAGTTGATGAGCTACTTCAACATCTGAAGAATAGCAACGTCATCATTGACAAAGAAGACCTGTATGATATGATCAAAGGTCCTCCTCTTAATCATTCTATCGAAAACATCCAAGGCGACACGATTATCTTCAAAGGTCAACAGGGTGCAATCGACGGTGAAGCAGGTGCTCACGACGAAGAAGAAAACAAAAAGATAGTTAAGCAAATGGCCCAGACTGCTGTAAAATAAATCATAATTATGGAAATAACGCATCTCGTAGTTAACGGGTGTAGTTGGACATATTGTCAAGGACTAGATGATCCTAAAACTCAAGGATGGCCTGCACTAGTTGCCAAAGAGTTGGGGGTCCCTGTTGTGAATATAGCTGTCCCGGGCTCCGGAAACGATTCTATTCACCGAAGAACGTATGAATACGTTTATCAAAACTTACCGACCGGAAGTAACCCTTTATTTTTAATTTTCTGGAGTCAATATTGGCGCAGAGAAGCTTGGTGTGAGTTTGGATTCGGTGTTAAAGACTACAGAAATGTAAATGTTAATCAATATAGGACAGTTGAACATGAGAATGCATTGCTGGCTCACTGGAGCGAGGAAGATTTTCTTAGAAGAACTATGCTATATAAGTTATCAACAATAAACTTATTTACTGCGAATAATATTCCATTTTTGATGTCTGATTATTGCCCGGCATTCACTGAGAATATGCAACCCGGCATCGAACATAAAATGCTATCATCGATCAATAATAATCCTAACCATTTAATAAGTCCGGAGCTATATACTATTAGAAGGTCCTATCCCGAGTTACCATGCGGTCACGACGGCGCCCTGGCTCAAATAGCAATAGCCGGATGGTGGATCAGACATATTAATATGCGTTATAACGGGCTGACATTTAGCCCTAACCCCACTGAATCATTTATCACACTTGATACCTTTATTATAGAAAAGGATTCTGAACATGTCCATTGGAAATAAATGAAATCTTTTGAAACTATAGTTATTGAAAAATTTAAATTCCGAGACTCGGATGATGCATTGGTTATCGAATACAATGGACTTACCCCCGAAGACCTCACTGATGATGTTACTAAATATTTAGCCGGTTATATTAATAATAGGCTTCACGAAACCAAACAAAAGAATGTGACCTTTTTTATATCAGGTGAGGGCATTCCGTTAAACCCCTTTCTATTCACGACAGCTATAGTAAGGTGCTTGGTATATGAGTATCGTATTCCACATTATGCGTTCGTGATAGTGAGTGGGGCTGTTCCTACTCTGTCAAATATCGAATTTTATAAACATCATATTAAGAAGTATGCACTAGAACAGATTAAAATTAGCTTTTGGAATAGTTTTGAAAATTCAGCTTCACAAGTTCAATTATATCGTAATACATCTACGTGTGATCCGTTTTATAGTAAATTTGATACTACTCCCAGAATCAAACCTAAGTTGTTTCTATCCTATAATAGGAATGCAAGTAGAATACATCGATTATACTTGACCGCAGAAGTGGTTAGTCGGAATTTACTAGACCGCGCCTTTTTTTCGATGTATCTAGGTGGGGTATCAAATAGTAAACCATCGATAGCAGCCGGAGAACTTGATTATGTCTTTAAACATGCAGCCCTCTTCATCCCCGAATCATGTAATCGTATCCGACAAATTCTTGACGACAACATCGACTTATTTCCATTAAGACTTAATTTATGTAATACTCCCAGCGATACTAACGAGCAACCATTTCACATAGATAATGATCTACATTATTATAATAATAGTTATTTCAGTGTAGTAACCGAAACAAAGTTCTTTGCTGATGTTGATGGGGTCTATGATACACAATTGGACTGCTACTTATTTTCAGAGAAAACCTATAAACCTATTTTAGGTAAACACCCGTTTATCTATATGGGCATGCCCGGGTCGCTTCATGTAATGCGTGATTCGGGATACAGAACGTTTCATCCATATATAGATGAAACATATGATACGATAGTAAATGATGAATACAGACTAGAAGCTATCATAGATGAAATAGAACGACTGTCGAAGTTCACGGATGATCAGTGGTTAGAATGGCAAACAAACATACAGAACATTGTCGAACACAACTTCAATGTGCTAAAAGAGCATAGACCTACTTACTTGACTTATTAAATAGGCTAACCAAACGACTTGCTTTTTTCTAGCAAATCATCTATAATAATTAGATGTTCAACCCCAAATTCAATTATGTCCCTATCAGCCGCGAAACTATCGATGGCGTCAGAAAATACGCCACGCCAGATGGTGAAAAACTCCCCTCAGTGACAACTATTCTTAGTGCTACTTCTCCACCAGAGAAGATGCAGGCACTCAATGAATGGCGCAAGCGTATGGGCGCTGCTAAAGCACAAGAGATTACAACAGAAGCAGCAGGTCGCGGCACCAGGATGCACAAGTATCTTGAAGATTACATTATGACTGGAGAGTTGAAGGCTCCGGGAAGCAACCCCTACAGCATACAAAGCAATGCGATGGCAAAGACTATCATGGAACAAGGTCTTGTCAACTGTTCAGAATATTGGGGCACTGAGATTCCAGTATACTACCCTAAAGTATATGCAGGTACAACTGACTTAGCAGGTGTTCACTCTGGTTCAGAGGCTATCATGGATCATAAGCAAACGAACAAGCCGAAGAAGCGCGAATGGATCGATGATTACTTCATTCAACTGGCAGCATATGCCGCAGCACATGATGAAGTTCATGGCACTAAGATCCGCAAGGGTGTCATTTTCATGTGCGACCCTACTTGCGTGTACCAAGAGTTCGTGATTGAGGGTGCTGAGTTTGACAAATACAGCAATCTGTGGTTTAAACGAGTCGAACAATATTACATGGCGTTTTTATAGACCAAACTTTCTCAAATAGATAAATAGTATGATAAAGCGAAGATCATACTATGATAATTTACAAAACAGTCAATCTCATAACCGGTAAATGGTATATCGGGAAGGACGCCGCCAATCTCAATTCTTACTTGGGATCCGGAAAGGCATTAAAAAATGCTATCCGGAAATATGGTGTGCAAAATTTCAAAAAAGAAATTATTGAAGAATGTGCCGACTTGACACACATGTCGGCCCGAGAAGCGCATTGGATATCGATATCCAATGCGGTAAATGATCCCATGAGTTACAATCTAGTGCCTGGTGGTGAAGGCGGGGACCGTAGTAAATTCATAGATTATGCTGCGGTAGATCGCACTAACTATAAAATGACCGGGACCAAAGCATGGTTTGAGGCCCTCTCAGAGGTCCAGCGGTCAGCATGGCATGCTAAACAAGGTCTGGCCCGGTGTAAGGGCTGGTATGTAAGTAAAGTAGATAACACTGATGAAATTTATGTGCTTAATATAGCGAAATGGTGTAGAGAGAATAATATAGATATCGGTATGCCTACTAAAATGAATGATCCTGCTGATAGTTGTTATCAACGAGCAGCAAAGGGTTGGAGAATTAGGCGTGCTGATATGCCGATCTTACCAGTATATGTTAAATATATCAGGCAAGGTTATCCTAATGTGGCCTGTAGGGGCAAGTCATGGAAGATGATCGATGGCAAACGCATTTGGATAAATAAAGAGGAGAAGGCATAATGGCAATCATACAGATAAGCCGGATACAGCACCGATCAGGTAACCTGGTAGACTTACCACAATTGTCTGACGCAGAGTTTGGTTGGGCTACCGACACTAAACGACTGTTCATCGGCAAGTCTTCACCCAATGAAAATATAGAGGTGTTAACCTCATACTCTAACGTAAACTTCAGTCAGATCATCGGTGCGCAAGGTAATCTGAACATAACAGGTGCGCTAGCTGGACAAGTTTTGTCATATGATGGTAATAACTGGGTTAACTATGCAGGAACCGGGTTATCGGGTAACATCAATCTCGGTGTTGTTGGTAATGTAAAGATTCAAGGCGGCGCGATTGGATATGTGCTAGAAACAGATGGCACCGGCACTCTATCTTGGGCGCCAAAAGGAACTCAATATACCCATATACAATCATTGTCAGCAGCTACTCCTATTATAATGAAGGTCGCAAATACGGTACCGTATGTTAACGGTGCAGAGGTTACTATCACTAACGCAGACGGCACACATGCAAACACTATTGTTAACGGTAAATCATTCTTCATTACATTATCAGTAGATTATGCATCATCTGGTAACGTGCAGTTATATACTGATATCGGCAGAACATTGGCCGCGAACGGCACAGGCTTGGGCGCGTCAACACCAAATATAGCGGTAGCAACTTCCGTAATATCAACCGGAAGTGGCGGAGGTGCAAGCGTCGGAGGATCAAATACTACTATACAGTTCAATAACAATAATATTCTTGATGGTAATACCGGTTTCACTTACGATTATACTACAAACCTGCTGACGTTAAACGGCAATGCTAATTTTGGTAATCTAAATGCCACTGGTGTTGTTACATCAAGCAGATTGATATCTAAAGCAACAACAGGAACAACCCCTATTCAAGTTGCTAGCACCACATTAGTGCCGAATCTTTATGTTGCGCGGGCGAATGTATCTGATTATAGTGTGGTGTCAACACAAACAACTGGTGTATTCTATCCTACCCTAGTCGGAGCAAATACAACGGCTAACTATTTTCTTGCGTCCAATTCAAACCTCTCATTCAACGCTGCATCAGGTGCACTGTCAGCAACACTACTGACTGGCACTTTAACTACTGCGGCACAGCCAAATGTTACTTCAGTTGGCACTCTAACAGGGGTAGTCGTCAGTGGACATATTACCCCGAGTGCAAATATTACATACAATCTAGGTAACAATACAAATAGATTTAATGATTTGTGGTTGGCAAATAGCACAATTTATATAGGCGCACAGACTATTAGTGCCAATAGTAACTCCGTTATTATCTCCGGTGCTATTGTAGGTAATATGTCAGGTAATGCTACCACAGCAGGTACAGTCACCGCAGCGGCACAACCTAATATTACATCGGTCGGCACATTAACATCACTGTCCGTAACAGGGACTGCATCAGCAGGCAATTTAAGTACAGGCGGAACGCTAAGTGTAACTGGTAATGCGAATGTAGGTAATTTAGGAACCACAGGATTAATAGCAATCGGCAACATATCAGGTGCAAATCTGACAGGTAATCACTACGGGTCAGCTAGTGCGTTATCATCGTTGACTGGTGCTAACGTGACCGGTCAAGTAAACTATGCTGCAACAGCAAATGCAGTAGCAGGTGCTAATGTGTCTGGACAAGTTTCTTTTGCAGCAACAGCAAATGCAGTTGCAGGTGGAAATGTCAGTGGTCAAGTTTCTTTTGCAGCAACAGCAAATGCAGTTGCAGGTGGAAATGTCAGTGGTGCAGTAGGACTTGCTACTTATGCCACAACAGCAAATGCAGTTGCAGGTGGAAATGTCAGTGGTGCAGTAGGACTTGCTACTTATGCCACAACAGCAAATGCAGTTGCAGGTGGAAATGTCAGTGGTCAAGTTTCTTTTGCAGCAACAGCAAATGCAGTAGCAGGTGGAAATGTCTCGGGCACTGTTGCAAATGCGACTTATGCAGTGACAGCAGGATCAACTACTACTGTTACAATTGGTGGATCAGTAACTACTACAACTCTTACTACTGGCGCAACAGCAACAGCAGGCACTATCACAGGTAACTGGTCATTAGCTGCAGGCTCACAGTTAAGAGCTACATACGCTGACTTAGCTGAGTGCTATAAAGCTGATGCTTATTACGAAGCAGGGACAGTCCTGGAGTTCGGTGGATTGAATGAAGTCACTCTGGCATCAGACTCAACAAACAGAGTAGCAGGTGTTGTATCAACTAACCCTGCGTATGTGATGAACTCTCAGTGCGAAGGCGAATACATCGTGCAACTTGCTTTACAGGGCCGTGCGCCGTGTAAGGTCAGAGGTGTGGTACGAAAAGGTGATATGATGGTAAGCGGTGGCGATGGCTTCGCACGACCTTCAGCAACACCGTTAATGGGAACAGTAATCGGTAAGTCTCTGGAAGACTTCGCTGGCACATCAGGTGTCATCGAAGTAGCAGTGGGCAGATTATAAAATATCAAAGGAAGAAACATGGCATCATATATACAAACTCCAGCAGCCGGTAGTCTAAGGATTGGACCGATTGCAACAGACAAAGTTCGAATCGCAACTACCTCATGCGCGATTGCGTTCAACATCGGTAACTCAGCAGTAACAGCTAATACAACCGCATGCGAAATCATTCCAGCTAGCACAGTAGAACGTAGCATCTTGGTGCTCCAAGGTAACTATATTGCTTATATTCTTGCTGATGGTACAGCAGCACCATTCAGTGTAACTGAACTAGGCGCCCCGCATCTGGTCACTGGTACGTAACCCATCATTTTTCGCCCAAAGCGATAAATAAACTCATACACTCTCATTCTGAGAGTTTATGCTGTAACCCACAGCGTAGGACTAGAACTCCACACAACCTAAAGGAAAAACAAATGGGACGCCCTCTTAAAATCGCCAAATCACAATTCGTTGGCACAATCACCGGAACAACAACCGGTACAAACATCGTTACTTTCATCCCTGCTATAACTGCTACTGTTAACTTCACTGTAGGCATGCCTGTCGTTGTATCAACTACCGTCAGTAACATCATCGCCGGAACAACATATTGGGTACTAACTATGCCAAGCACATCGTCTATGACGTTAAGCTCGACCCCGTTAGATGCTAATATCAATAGGACACCGCTTGCACTTGGCACAGTCGGCCCGGTCACTGTTGGTTTCACTGTCAATTTAGTTGACTATGGTTTCAACAATCCAAATGGTGCAGCTAACACATACAGCGTTGTCGGTGGCAACACCGGAAGCTATGGCAAGCAAGTTCTTGCTGATGTTGCTATCGGTCGCGTGGGCGCCGGAACAGTAACATTGAACGGTACGGCTGGTAAAGAAATGTGGGGCGCTGGTACAGACTTTGCTAACACGTTGTCAGTTGGATCGTCAGTTGAACTGGCAGACGGCACTATAGCAGGTCATGTCGCAGTGATTCCTGGCTACATCGTAGTCGCAGTTACAGATACAGAAGCAGTCGGTAGTATTGTTGTTGCAGTTAGCACAGCAGCAATGAACGCTCTTCAACCAATCGTGTTCAATGCTGATATCGGTAATTTAACAGCCGGCACAGTGTATTGGGTTCGTGATATTCTGAGTGTGACAGATTTTACTGTCAGTATGCAGCGCAACGGTTCTTTAGTAACGCTTGCTGATGATTCAGCAGTTGTGACTGGTCATCAAGATTATGTCGTGATGGGCGCTATCACTCCGCAACATTATGCACTGTCTGCTTGGACATATGCTGATAACGAATCTGGTTTCATCGTCAGACAAAAAGGTCGTAGCAAGTTCCTTGTAACTGGTCTGACTTCAGGTCTAACTGGTGTTTGCTACACAGCAGATTTAGCAGCAGCAGCACTTGTGCCCGGCACAATGCGAGTCTCTGCAACAACAGCGGCACCGGCAACTGTATTATTAGAAAGATTAGCTGATCATACAGCCAGAGGATTTGGTAACACTGATACTGCTACAGCATACTACGCATCGTTTAACGCAGCGATTGCAGCAAATGCAACGCCAAGTCAACCGTACGGAGTGATTACTGTTAATAACTCTTAAGGATGATGTATGGCAACTGGTTTTTCAGATACACAAATGGGGAGCATGGGCTGGCGTGGGCGTGACGGGCCCGGCACTCTCGACATTTCGCAGATGATTGCGAATGAGGATGATCCCAAACAACGGGCATTCCTTATTGTTCTCCATAGCATTAACCAAGCTCTGGAAGCAAATACAAGTACCGTAAGGGAAATTAGTGATAAGTTAGAAATTCACCTCGAAGCATTTAACGAACATACTGCTGAAGGAGAGAAAATGATGAATCAAGGGCGCGGTGCCTGGAAGATAGTAGCATGGGTTATTGGATTCGCACAAATATTAGCAACTGGTGCTTGGGTCACACAACGAAGTGAGATGACTCAACTTTCAGCAACAATTAATACTGAGGTATTACAAGGGGCTGAAATGAAGGGCAGGATTGATGTAATAGAAAGAACTATTCAAACTCATATATCGGACTCGTCAAAGAAATAAAAAGAGCACTTCGGTGCTCTTTTTCATTTACTGGTTAGTGCTTTAAGCTTGTCGATCACAACATCAAAGTTGACGGTGTTGAACAGTCCCGGATGTAATGGTTTAGGGTATTGATTATCGCCTACCCAAGCATATCCGCAATGCTCATCGTTCAACACCGGGGTAAACTCATCTTCAATCTGGCAGAAGAAAGTATGATAGGTGAACGAGCGATTGATAAACTTCTGAATAGGAATCAGCTTCGCATCTTTAGGGAAGTGACTTATTTCTTCTTGACACTCACGCACAACACCCTCTAATAGAGTTTCGCCCTTCTCAACCTTGCCGCCGGGTATGCCCCAGTTGCCAGGGTTCTTGGCGTCTGTGCGAAGTAGATATAGATAGCGTTTAGTTTTCGTGGCGTAAAAGAACACGCCGGCAGATTGATTCATATACTATTTAGACTATGCCATGATGTGCCCTACATTTATCAAAGTGCCATCTACCCATGGCACTTGCGCCCCCTGATGTGCCGCAATGAGGACATTCTACAATCGGTTTAGGTATACCGGATAACGCCTCGCTGATTTTAGGATTCTTTCGACCAGTAAGGGTGGCGCTCACCCAGGGCTGTTTCTTTCCGCGCTGTCTTTCACTCTTTGCGGTATTCTGGTCAGCAGTGTGTTTTCCACCAACTAATTTTTGTCTAATCTTTTCTTTAACACATTCAGTTACTTTTTTGCCCAAGTTAGCTTTTCTAATTTTATCAGTATGTGATTTAGATTGTTTATAACCACTAGTGCCTTCTCCACCATCTGTTAGGTTACGAAGTACCCCGGTCCCTAAATCTTTTCTACCGTACCACTTAATTAGTTGTCGTTCTAGTGCGAAAGCACCTATCTCGGTTAAGTTCCGTTCTATTATAATAATTCTAGATTTTTCAGGTACTTTAATACGGTGGTTAATAGAGTCATATGCTCTACTGCCTTTTCCCTTGCCTATATAATACACGGTGTTGTTGGTTTTACGCAAATATGCATAAACATAATAAATAGTCATGCTGTGATTCCTTTCAATCATAGAGTAGTTGGGGAGTGGACGCCCGCGAACTACACTTTTATTTATCAAATAACAATAGAATAGTCCCCGGCCGCATAAAAGCCTTCCCAAGACTTCATCCAAGTATCATCAGTGAAGCGATACTGAACCGCAGTGGTGAGATTAGTGACATACTGAACATCAGCAAGCAATGAACTGTCAAAACTGACGAACCATTTGCCCAGTGCGCTGCTGTATTCAATAATATCATTAGCTTGAGCGATTAGATCACCCCAGCCGATTGTTGTGTCGCCCACATGACCGATACTCTCAACGATCAGATAGCGTCTGCCATTGACTGGTGCAGGTAGTCCGGCGTTAGGACCAGAGACTAGCGGATTGATTACACTGTCAACAGGAGCAAGTGTATTCTGCGGCAGAGTATCAGGGTCGATACTGTAAATCAACAGACGATCATCATTTGGATCAGGAACAATCGTGCCAACAATCTCTGTTGTCATATAGGGATTCTGTAACCAGATTTGCGAGATGCCTGGACGAATCGTGCCGTATACATTCAGCACACTGGCCCAATAGACTGAGGTGTCTGGGTTAGGTGGCAAGTTCAGATCATCGTTCTCAGGATAGAAGTCCCGATTAGCAGGAAGTATTTGCAGAGCATTGCTGATCAACAATAACTTATAACCGTAAGGCGTAATCTTTTGTCTGGTCCCTAACAACAGATCATCATCTTGAATGTCAGTAAGCGCATGACCTTTGAAGATAGACGCAATGATTTTCTCAATGACGCCGTACTTTTTAAGTTTCGCTGCGGTGCTCAACCATATAGGCATGTAGAACTTCCAAGTCAGCACATCGATAGGATTGCCTGAACCTTGTGGAATAGTTCGTGATGACCAGTTCAGTGACTCTTGATAGACAACGCTCAATGAAGTCCAGTCAATGAAGTTATCAGTTGATTGTATTTCAAGCGCAGGGTTAAACAGGGTACCCAGCTGCTCAACTAATTCAAGCTTTTGATTGTAGTTTGTTGTCCAGAAGTCTACTGTTATTTTAAGTGTATACGGCACTGGCATTAGTCGTTCAACTGTAAATGCTTGCCCCTGTGTAGTTTCATAAGTCTGAGTGTCACTATTGTATGCACGTTGTCTGATGCTGATTCTGTCAGTATATGTAGGATCCTGAGTTCGTTTCTGATCATACTCAAGCCCGCTGATGTAATATGAAATCATCGGAGCACTTGGCAGGTTGCTTGCGGTGTTGTTAGAGATGATGTTTGCTGCTTGTCTGCTGCTGTCACCATACATCACCGGTACTCTGACCATGATATCATTGCCTGCAGGGTCTTTGCCCCTGGTGACTTGCCAGTTAGAAAATATCTTCGCAAACTGTAGTAGAAAACGGCGAATCTGATTATCGTAGAAGAATGCGGCCAAAATAAATCCTTTAAAGTATAGGTGGCAACGGATCGGGTGCCAGTTTTAAAATAGTTGACAGTGCTTGCTTCTGCGGAACGAATGTCCCATCTGTAAGTTCTGTCTCATTTGAGTTATTGATGTATCCAGATAGCAATGAAGTATCAGCTGGGGTGAAGCCAGTATATGTTCGCACATCAGTTGAGATTCTGACCCACAATTGGCCGTCCCATCTGAATAGCATCTGCGGCAGATAGTCAGTGCGAAGAAAGTAGTCACCAAGCTGAGGTGCCAGTGGGAAGGTGATACCAGCGCCAGTTGGGAAACCATTTGGTGCTTCACTTGATCCTGACAGATATCCTGCTGTGTAGCTAAACGACAGCGGACTGTATCTGGCAATGTAAGTGAATGCAGGGTCTGCGTCAGCCGTGAAGTCCATCGCTCCTGTGATTGTTCCGTCAAACCCTGGTGACATGAGGTCAGAGTCAGCAGTCACATCGATTGAATCTACTGTGCCGTAAGGACCGACTCCGGAACCCAATGAGTATACTGACAGAACTTTCTCACCCGTGACCGGACCCGATCCGCTGCCTATCTTCTTGGCAGGTAGCGTCACTGACTGTAAGATCATCTGCAGGAATGCAGTGATATCCGTGTTCTTCGGCAGACGAATAGCTGGGCTGGCGTTTCTGTATTTAGGTGACTTCATCAGCACCACAGTGCCGACTACAATAGGTGGTCCACTACTTGTTATCGTCAAGTCATAAGGCGGAGCAGGTTGTCCAACTTTGTCGGACTCTGGACCGTATTTAGGAACGATGTATAACTTGGTGTTATCATATCCCGATTTAGGTAGTTGTCGCGCTGCCTCAGCTAATACAGCATCATTGATGGCGATGTTCTTATTGTACGTTGACAGAATATCTTTAAGATTCTGTTGTGTATCCAGCGCCCAGTAAGTAGCGTTAGGTGGCATGGTGCCAGCTGGAACTTCTTGAGTTGAGGTGTAGTTAGTGTCGCCAAATGTGACGACATAACCTGCCGGATATGTTTGTGTAGCATTCCACTGACCAACATAGTTGTCAGTGTTTGCGGGTTGAGCAAGAATTTGACTGAACTCTTGACTGTTAACTAACGGTTCGCACTTGACACGCCACAGATGCGGATACCAAGTAGGAGAGAAACCTTCGCTGGCATAGTTTCCGTCAGTGACTTGATAGAATCGTCTTAGCGACACCGGGATCACTTCGTTCAGCGGGTTGTAGTCAAGTAAATGAGGAAGTTCCAGTACATCACCGACCATCAGCTTCCGACCGACCAATTCAATCATCGTGTTATAATGAATGGTGATGAATAAAATATCGTTGTTTAGGAACAGACCGAATTGACTTAGGTCGAAGTCCAGATTCTGTACTCCATATTGACCGCGCAGCCTGATGATGTCCGGTTCGTATGTCCTATCGCGGTTTTCCTGAAATAACAGGTCCTGGATATTCATTGGATTCAGTGAATCATATTGTGGTTGAGTAGCATCAATCGATGTACCCTGATTTGTCGGTCCGAGATATTTATGAATATACAGATCAGTTCCGCCTGCGGTCAATTGTTCGGCAACGGCCCGATCAAAGTATCGATAATCATTGCTTTTGGTGGGATGGTACAGACTCAATCGTGGCATATATTTATGTATTTGTTAGTAAACACCATCCTCCGACGCGAAGTTGTTTATGGTTGACGACACTGCTCATACTTGTAATGTTGAGGTTATATTTTTTAGTGAGTTCGGATTGGGTGCAACTTTCCTTTTCACCATTTTGGTGAACGAAAGAATAGATAGTTAGATCGAAATTGGGATTGTTCCCGCCAAACCTGGTAATATTCCATTTTTGTTTTTCTGGAGTTAGTCTCCATCCGCGATGTGTCTTTGCTTTATTAGTAACCAATCCCGTAACACCAGAAATATTCAATGAATGTTTTTTGACCATGTCATATCTCGTACAATGCTCAACTCTTCCATCAGAGTGAAAAAATGTATATAAGGTTGTATCCCAAGGACACCCTGCTTTACCTTCTCCACCATCAGTTCTATTGTGCAGAATCCCAGTGAGATTATCTTTTCTACCATACCATCTTATCAATCTTCGCTCCAGAGCATATGCCCATAACTCAGTTAGTCCGGTTGCGATGACTATTATCCTGTTTCTATCGGCTGGCAGCGGAATGCTGTGCTTTTCGGTTGCTCGTTTGCCAATGCCCTTTCCGATATAGTATGGCGTGCCGGATTCTCGCAAATAGGCGTATACATAAAATCCTTCTTTGGTGTGTTGTCGGCCAAATATGTGCATAGAGTATTTATCACTTGACAATAAACCCGTAATCTGTTACACTGAAAGTGTAGAAAGAAGGAGTAGGAAATGTCTGAAGTTAAACTAAACGGTCCCCTGTTCAAAGTGACGATGACTGAACACGAACGTGGTTATGGTCAGCGCCCGATGGGTGAGAAATTTTTTGACAACGAGGAAGAGGCCAAAAAGTTCTGCGAGGAATACTTCGGCGGCGACTCAGAGTGCTATTTCAGGGCAGAGTATCGCAAAGTGGCGTAGGTTGACAATAAATCAGTTTGGGTATATAATACACTCATACACTGAAAACGGAGAAACAAATGGCTTACACTTTTGACGAAAACATCGTTTCTGATCTTCACAAAGACGCTTTCGGCTTCCGCCCGAGTCAGTCTTGGTGGTACGGTTGGACTCATGCTTCCGACGAAGGCAAGCAACATGAGTGGGACTATATGCTCAAGATTCTGGATAACACCATGGCAGAAGATGCCCGCCGGGAACAAGACGCTATCGTGGCGTTCGAGGTGCTCGTCACCAAGACGATCAACTCAGGTGCCAAGACCCGCGAAGTTGCCCTGCGCTGGATCATGGAAGCAAGCACCTGTGACGGTGATTGGGAATATCTCTGCTACACTCACGGTCTCCCCTACTCTTACTTTCGCAAGGTGGCATAATGGCGTGGATTGCTGTAATCATCCTAGTTCTTACAGGTAATCCAGGACTAGCATTTATCGTTGCAATGCTGTTGATCTTGTTCGGTTGACACTTCATCTAAATAGTGCTACAATATCACAAAGGAAAACTAATGGCAACTCGTAAACACAAAAAGACAGAAGACCACAGTCAAGTCAAGGCGCTGAACCCGCGTGATGTTGATCAAAAATATCTCGGCGACGAACCTCTGTTCGCCGAACAACCTGCAGCCGAGAATCGCAACTCAGCGATTGCCCGCGGTCTCGCATGGTATCATCGTTTCTACACTCGCAAAGATGCCCGCGATATGCTGGCAACTTATCTTGACATTCATGAACGGACAGCAGATGCCAAAGTCATGCGTAAAGTCGATGAGGGCGAGTTCCGACTGCCCACATTCGCATGGCTGTCTCGCATGGTCCTACGTGGTCTTGAACTGACAGAGCATGAAATGCTGTCATTGGAAAACGAAATCTCCAGGCTGCTGTTGACTATCAACAAGCCCGAAGTTAAGGTGACAAGCAAATTCACAACTGCGGCAAAGACTCCTGAACAGGCTGCAACTGCTAAGACAAACATCCAGGAGACAATGCGTGAAAAGGCGCGTGAGGCTGCAGGTGAATTGGAGGGACTGTTTGATGACTACCTCACAGCAGGACAACCCACAAAACATTCGCTGCGTCCAATGGATGAAGTGGCTAAGAAGAATGTCATGGTTCAACACATATCCATGCTCCGTGAAGTCTGGAACAAGAAACTTGCTGAAATGAATGAACTGCTCGAAGGCAAGGACGCTCAATTGGTTCAAGCGTACAGTCATTACAGCAAGCAACAAGTCAAGAATACGATCAAATTCATTGAGTTAATCATCAATGACCTCAATAGTTATGTCAGTCTCAAAAAGACAACGAAAGCACCGCGCGCTCGTAAGGCGAGCCCGGTGGAAAAAACGGTCTCAAAAATGAAATATATGAAGGCGTTCAATGACCCGGCAACAAAAGTAGATTTGATCAGTATCAGTCCTATTAAGGTACATAACGCCGAAGAAGTGTATCTGTATGATACCCAACTACGGAAGTTAACATACCTAGTAGCCGATGAATATAGCAAAACTATGACTGTCAAAGGCACAACTATTTTGGGCTTCGACACAGCAAAAAGCCAGACAAAGACACTGCGTAAACCGGCAGAACAACTAAAGGAATTTCTGAAGTTGGGCAAACCGGCCGGACGAAAGTTTTTCGAGGCTATTCGGGCAGTAGCAACTATTCCCAAAGGTCGAACAAGCGACCGGACTATTATTTTGAAGGCGTCGTAATCAACTGCCAACCCTTCACTGTCCTTACGGCACCGCGCACCATCTTATTGACGTTGCGCGATTCCAATTTATGACTGGTATAAAAATCGTGACGAGTTGTAAAAACTTCCTCTCCTGTATCTTTATGCCTAAAACCATATATTGTGTGATCATAACTGTGGTGCCTTCGCCCAGCAAAAGGGGATGTGCCATCCGGTTTGCGTGAAAAAGGATTGACATATCCCGGTATTAATGTTTTGGTTTTACTAACACTAGAACCATCTTCCCTCTTAAGGAGATTGTGTGTTTTATTCAGTACACGATCAATATTATGATTACTACCGTCCGGTCTAGTTTGCCATGGATGTGTTCCTTTCGTTACACGATCAGTTTGTACATTTGTTCCATCCGGTCTTGTCTGCCATGGATGTGTACCATTAATCACTTGTTGTAAATTTCTAGCCCGGTTGAGTTCAGATAATATTTCTGCAGGCATTGTCATTTTGCGCCCTATAAGCAGACATGCTCCGAAGTCTGATTGCCTATAATGAATATCATAATGCTCCTGGATACTTAGGGCTGCTAAATTAGATGGGCCATTGTTAGTACGATCACCATCTAAATGATGAATGTCATATGTGCGTCCGGTTACATCTTTTGGGATCGGACCGATATGGTTCTCGTATATTTTACGATACTTAGTTGTTCCACAATAAATACACATGCTGATGCCCTTTCACGGCGTTAGAGAGGGTGGGCCTGCCAGCCGCGACTCTCACTTTTATTTATTCCGTTTTGATTGATTTCCTGTAAAAGATTATGTATAATCAAGTTTTAGGAATAATATGATCGATCTGAATAAGTATACCGAATTTGTCGAGGCTATTACAAGCCAAGCAAGCAATGATCTAACATCATTCACCAACTCAATATCCAGGGTTGATGCGAATTATGATGCCAATCAAGATAAGTATGGTCCCGATGTGAATGTGCCTTTGCTGATTACTGGTGCTATGGGTTTGTGTGGCGAAGCCGGTGAATTCAGTGAGATTGTCAAGAAGGTTTTATTTCATGGCAAAGAACTGAATGAAGAGGTCCATGCTCATCTGGTCAAAGAATTGGGTGATGTAATCTGGTACTGGACCAACACTTGTCGGGCACTCGGCGTTAACCCTAACGATGTGATCGCTCTCAATGTTTCAAAACTACAATCACGCTACCCGGGCGGAACATTCTCCGCTGCTGCCAGCGAGACTCGCAAAGAAGGCGACATCTAATGATTAAATGGGATGACGATCTTGTCCTCTTCAATGAGGAAGAATACAACAAACTCCCCGACGGAACTGAATTGACCTGCATTGACAAGTCGACCGTTATTAAGGGTAAGGATGTTATCGACATGGATACTCGCGGTGGTCATATCGCTTTCGGTGTGAAGGATCCATGGAATCATCCCCTCAAGGATCTGTTCCTGATCTTTAAGTTAGTGCAATAGCAGTAATAACTTGGCAATAGGTCGGCACACCTCGAAGTGTCCTACAACCTCGTCCTCAACCCATGGTGTGACGGTAGAAGCGCGCCAACGCTAAATTTATAGGACTACCCTTCGGGATGCCTAAACGCCTGCTCACAGCAGTTCACGTTTCCTATACCTTAACGGTTGTGATAGAGTAATCTACGAAAAGTTTGTCACGCCAGAGTAATTGCGGTAGAGGGCGTGGGCTGGTTGAATCTCCTCGATGAACCACGGTTCAACATAACAGCGAATACAGCAAATCCCAGAAATGGTTAGTGAGACATAGACAATCCTCCACTATAATATTTGAATTCATCGTCGCACCTTCGGGCCTCAAGAATAGACCTATGGCGTAGTGGATTTATATCTACTCGCCATGCCTAAGAATAGATGTGAAGTCCCCGTTTAAGATATCATTAAAAAGACCCGAGCGAAAAAGCGAAGGGTTAAAGACCCGTAGGGTCTGTGTTAAGATGCGTGAATAAATGAATAGATCCGGGATGAAAAATCAAGGAAAATACTATGGCAACAGGACTCACTTTAAAAGGTGTTATTTAACTGGACCTTTTTTCGTAATAAATATGTTATGGCACATAACATATTAATATGCGGAGATAGTTTTGCTGCGGACTGGACAGTAAAGAGAGCAGGCATCGGCTGGCCCAATTTGTTAGCGAAAGATTTTAGCGTTACCAATCTAGCGCAAGCTGGGTGCAGCGAGTATAAAATCTTTAAACAAATTACGTCAGTTGATATTACCGCCTTCTCCCATGTGATAATATCACACACAAGCCCCCTTCGATTGGTGGTGAGGGAACATCCGGTGCATAAGACAGATTCGCTTCATCATAGCAGCGACCTAATATATGCTGATATAAAAGAACATAGCAAAAAATTCAAAAATCTACTTCCTATCGTTGATTATTTCGAGAATTATTTCGACATGGAATCTGCTGTGTTTATGCACACCTTATTGTGTGAAAAGATATGTTCAATAACCAATGTGATCTATCCGAAAATTATTCACGTGGTTAATTCAGAATGGAGTAACCTTTACCAGTTTAAAGATATGCTGAATTTTGCTGAGGTGCACCGGGATAACCCAGGATATTTCAACCACTACTCCGCTATAGGTAATCACATAATATATGACATCATCAAACAACACTTATAAGCGATTAATAGCGTTCGGGGCATCCGTAACATTCGGACACGGTTTAATCGATTGCTATAACTTCGACACCGCTGGCTCAGGCCAGACTCCTAGTAGGTTGTCATGGCCGGCTTTAGTAGCTGATGCTATGAATATAGAATGTGATAATCGGGCCGAGTGCGGCGCACCGAACTTAAAGATTTTATTAAACGTATTAAGCGCGGATACCTGCACTGCTGATCTTGTTATTATTTTATGGAATATTTCTGATCTTAGTATTCTATTTGACGATGTGGGGGAAATTATTCGCCTCGGCCCTAATGAAAAAAATCAGATGCATCTGTGCAAAGAATTTTATATGGCCCATTCCGAATATGATTTAAGCGTGAGAACTCTACTGGACATTGGTCATTCAACTAACTATTTGGAAAATAAAAACGTAACCGTATATAATTTTTATAATGATGAAAATTTACATAATTTTATTGCCGGCGCCGCCCTACCACTGCCACTAACCGGTTCTATCAGATACCTCGACGCATCAGTTAATCTAGATCAGGGTCTAGACGGTATCCACCCCGGTCCTCTCTCGCATGCAGCTATTGCAGACTTGATACTGACACACATAAGAACTGATAAATAGAATATCAGGGAAATACTATGGCAACAGGACTTACTTTAGAAGAACGCAAGCAACAACTATTCGATAACCTCAGCAACAGACTTGGTGCTGGGATTATCGATTTGGAAATCGATCCTGCTCACTATGAGACGGCATTCAATTACGCCGTTCAGGTGTATCGTCAACGGGCGCAGAACGCCACGGAAGAAACGTATACTCTGTTCACCACTGAAATCAACGTTGATACATACACGCTTCCGGAGCAGTTCATCAACGTCAGATCGTTATTCAGACGCACGGTTGGTCTTGATACTGGCCCTTCATCATCCTCATTCGATCCTTTCAGCAGTGCTATTCTTAACACATATTTGTTGAACTACAACGCCGCAGGTGGTCTGGCAACGTATGACTTCTATGCAGGCTACGTTGAGTTAGCGGCAAGAATGTTCGGTGGATATGTTATTTATACCTTCAACCCAGTCAGCAAAGTGCTGCGTATCGTGCGTGACCCTAAATCGACTGGTGAGAAGATTCTTATCTGGGCCGACGTTCTGAAAACAGAAGAAACACTGCTACAAGACTTGGGTTCAGGTCCATGGATCGGTGACTGGACTCTTGCTGAACTGAAGATCATCATTGGTAGTGCGCGTGAAAAGTTCAGCACAATCGCAGGTCCAGGCGGCGGCACCACTCTCAACGGTGCAGCAATGAAAGCAGACGGAGAGAAAATGAAAGAAACTCTTTTAGAAGACCTGAAACGCTTCGTTGACTATTCACAACCCCTAACCTGGGTAATCGGTTAATAAAACACTTGCTTTTTCTGTAAGAAGGTTGTATAATCAACTCTCTACAGGAGTAGCATGAATAAAATAATCTCAGTAAGCGGTTTCATTGGCAGCGGGAAAGATTCTGTTGCCGACTATCTAATCGCCAAACATGGCTTCAAAAAAGTAAGCTTTGCAGGAAGTCTCAAAGACGCAGTTGCATCAATCTTTAGTTGGGACAGAACTTTACTCGACGGTCTTACTGCTGAAAGTCGTGAGTGGCGTGATCAAATTGACCCATGGTGGGCAGAACGTCTTTCTATCCCAAAACTCACACCACGCTGGGTTCTTCAACAATGGGGCACAGAGGTATGTCGCCTGCACTTTCATATGGACATATGGGTAACAAGCGTAGAAAACAAGCTGCGAACCTCTGATCAAAACATCGTGATCACCGATTCCCGATTCAAGAATGAACTCACTTCAATCAAGAATGTCAACGGCACAACGATCAGGGTTCATCGCGGCGCAGAACCTCATTGGTATGATGATGCAGTAGCTTACAACAAAGGGCCTGATGGTAATACCGGTTGGGCAACAGGGAAAGCGGTGCTTGATCGCCATCATGTTCATGCCAGTGAGTATAGCAGTGTTGGGTTACGATACGACTTCCATCTTGACAACAATGACACTCTGGTTGAACTCTACAAGAATGTAGATCACATTCTTAATCGACTATAAGATCACCCCGGCGCCAAGTCACCTCTTTGCGCTTGACAACCTCGACACAGCACAGACAAATTGTTCTCAGGTTTGACAGTTCGATATTCTCCAGATTCCCATCAGTGTGATAAACTAGAAGTTGACTTGGATAAATGGCGCGAAAACCGCATAGGTCACACACTACTTTCTTTTTATACTTGCTTCGTTGCCAGTTCGCCTTACGAGGCCGGAGATTGGCCTTCTTTCGGCCACACTCATCACATCTACTTCGATAGTGTGTGACTCCTGCACGGATATAGTTCACCGCACAGAAGTTCTTATTACATGTAGGGCAGATGGGTCTCAAATACAAAGCACAATCTGTCAGTGGTTCGTTTGCTGACATATGTAATTGATATTTTTTGTTATGTATTGCTTTTTCTTTCTCTTTTTGTAGATAGTTACGATCCAATTCTGTGGGTATTCCATTTGCTATTCTGTCATTTCGCTCCTTGTTTATTCTTTCTTTTTCAATCTTTCGCCGCTCAAGTAGTTTTTTATTTTTTGGTACCCCAAATCTTCCTCCTGCACCCATACGTCCGCCTTCAGCGATGTTCCATCCTATGTTCGGACCAGGCCTCATGTCATTCTCAACCTCATAACAAAATACCTCTTGTCCTGTCATAATTATATCTTTGATGATAGCATTTTTTCCATAGTCCCGGATGGCTTCGATAAGATTAATATTATGATGTCTATTTTCAGATGCTCTGCGAATATGAGTAGCCATCCTGGATTCTGGATTCTTAGAAACACCAATGTAACCTTCATTCAATGGATCAGTGTGTTCAATAAGGTGTAACCAATAGACAGATGCTTCAGAATAATTCATGTCTTTATTTATCATTCTGGAAACAATTAACAATTAAACATTAAAGGCACGGTTATCGACAATAACCGAACTTTTTTCAGCAAAAAGATAAATATTAGTATCATGCAAACAGGCCGTAAGCCTCAAAATTTTACTTAAAGGAAACAATAAAATGGCATTAACATCACCAGGCGTAGAAGTCACAATCATTGACCAAAGCCAATATCTACCAGCACCGGGCGGTTCAGTTCCTCTTGTTATTTTGGCAACAGCGCAAAATAAGTCTGATGCTTCTGGTACTGCTGTTGCTGCTGCAACAACTGCAACAAACGCAGGCAAGCTGTTCCAAGTTACAAGTCAACGCGACCTGGTCAACTTGTACGGTTCACCGTTCTTCTATTCTACAACGAATGGTACTCCTATTCAGGGTTACGAGTTGAACGAATACGGTCTACTTGCTGCTTACTCGTTACTCGGAGTTACTAATCGTTGCTACGTTTTACGTGCAGACATTGATCTGGCCAGCTTAGTTGGTCAAACAGGTCGTCCTACTGGTTTTGTTGATAACGGAACATACTGGTTAGACACAACTGATTCTACTTGGGGCATCTATCAGTTCAATGCGGGTACAGGCAAGTTCACACTTCAAAGCCCGATCGTTATCACTAATCCCGATGATTTAACTGGCGGTGTTCCTCTGAACAGCATCGGTAATATTGGTGACTATGCAGTAAATACACTGCACACTTCGTCTTATCCTAGTGACCCTACATCAAGACAGTATTTTTACAAAACTACTCAAAATATTTGGACAACACTGGGTGGCGGATTATGGCGCGGCGACATTCCTACGGTTATCGGGAACAATGCGGTACCTTCCAATACTTTAGTCGCCGGTCAGTCATTCAATATCCATTGCAATGGTCTATATACTGCAACAATTACTGTGCCAGATGATGGCGGCGGCTTCGGTTCAGTGGGGAGCGTGGCCGGTGTTATCCAGACTCTGGGTTGGTCAACTTTAACTGCTTCAGTTCGAAGCGGTAAATTATGTGTATTTTCAAAACAGCCAAAAACAGGCGCGCCCGTATATTTAAATTTTAGTTCCAGTTCTGGTTCAGTACTGGCTGATATCGGAATTGCTGCAAACACAAATTTATATCAACCTAGTCTAATTTACGGCACTTCTGCGGAAATGCCGCTGTGGTCGAGCAGTCAGACGTACCCAAGACCAACCGGGTCTGTATGGATTAAAGTCGGGGCAGCGGGTAACGGACTGCAACCAGTCGTATCTAAATTTAATTCTACCACTCAACTATGGGTGAACAAGAATGTTTCTTTATACACATCAGACTGGGCTGCTAATGCAGAATTAGATGGATCAGGCGGTGCCGGCATTGCTGCTGGTACGGTGTATGCTCAATACAACTTTGATCTTCAATACCCTTTAGGACCAGTTTATCTATACGAAAGATTGGCGACCGGCCCGACAGTAGTTACAGGAACAACAATTCCTACAACGTTCAGTGCAGGCACTATTACAGTACAAGTTAGCACCCCTAGCGGCCCTAACTTAACAACCGCGCAAACAGTAACTATTACAGCACCGCTAGGCGCACAAGGCGCTGTCGGCTTCGTTACAGCATGGTCCGCTGCTAATATTCTTTATACGACAGCAAGCGTTACTACAGACGGCGCAATTCAACTAACTCACACTGAAGGCGGAGCAATTGTTCTAGATGACTCGATCGGCGGGGTTAGTAACGGAATAATCGCTGCAGCAGGATTTGTAGTTAATTCTACTACTGGATGCAAATATGGGCCTAGTGTTACCGCTGTCTTCAGTAATGCACCGTTAGTCGGCGGCCCCGGTACAAATGGTGAAGCAAGTGTCACCTCAGTCACAGGATCATATATTTTAAACGGTGCTGGTGTCGGTGGAAATGCGGGCACCGGTTACACAGTGGGAGATGTGCTTACTGTGCTAGGTTCTTCGCTAGGCGGAATTACTGGAGTAAACGATCTAGTAGTTGAGGTTGCCGCAGTCGGCGGATCGACTAATATCACAGCATTGGCATATGTGTCAGGTGCACCTTCTGCAATGTATACTACTCAATTGAGTAATTGGGTTGATTTTGACTATATCTCGAACGAGGGCCCGCCTGTCGCTGACCCTGTTAACAACAAGAACTGGTTCTACAGCGTCACTGACGAAGTTGATATCATGGTTCAAAAGGGCGGCGCATGGGTTGGTTATGGCCAGACTAACTACGATAGTTCGGGTTTCCCGACGACAGGTGTTAACGCAACTGACCCGATGGGCCCGATCATTTCTGCATCTTCCCCGACTGTTCAGAATGATGGATCAGTATTAGTTTATGGTGATCTTTGGATCGATACAAGTGATCTTGAAAACTATCCAGTTATCTCTCGTTGGGAAGCAGTAGGTGATGTTGGTAGTCAAGTTGATCAATGGGTTCTGTTAGATAACTCTGACCAGACTAGTTCAACTGGTGTTCTATTTGCAGATGCTCGTTGGGCAACGGCTGATACAGTAAGTCCTACTCAGGATCCGATGGCAACTATCCCAGCATTGCTACAAAGCAGATATCTTGATCTGGATGCTCCTCAGGCAACTCTGTATCCACAAGGCATGTTATTATTCAACACACGCCGCTCAGGTTACAACGTCAAGCAATATCGTTCAGCATACTTCAACATGACTGACTTCCCAGGAGAAACACTTCCTACAGAGAAGGCAGCATGGGTTACAGTAAGCGGTAATCAATCAAATGGTTCACCGTACATGGGTCGCAAGGCACAACGTGCTATGGTTGTTGAAGCAATGAACGCAATAGTGTCTACTAACACAGACATCCGTGATGACGATAACTTCTTCAATCTGATGGCAGCACCTAACTACCCAGAACTACAACCTGGTATGGTTACGCTGAACAATGATCGTGGTATGACTGGCTACATCATCGGTGACACACCGCTAAGATTAGCAGCAAGCGCAACTGACATTCAAGCTTGGGCTACTAATGCAGCTGGTGCTACTGGAACAGGCGAAGCAGGTTGCGTAACACGCGACACTTACTTAGGTCTGTTCTATCCAAGTGGTATTACATCTGACTTGTCAGGTAACTTGGTTGCAGTGCCATCGTCACACATGATGCTCCGTACATTCTTGCGTAACGACAGTATCGCTTATCCTTGGTTAGCTGCTGCTGGTACTCGTCGTGGTATCATCGACAATGCTTCTAACATTGGTTATCTTGATGCTGCAACAGGCGAGTTCCAGACTATTAAAACAAGTCTTGGTCTTCGTGATGTGCTGTATACAAACTTCATCAACCCAATGGTGTTCTTCACCGGAGTTGGTCTGTTGAACTACGGTAACAAGACAAGTTTCAACTCGTCTAGTGCCCTTGACAGAACTAACGTTGCTCGTTTAGTTGCGTACATTCGTCGTCAGTTGACATTAGCGGCTCGTCCGTTTGTGTTCGAACCGAACGATGCAGTGACACGTAATCAAATTGGCGGTGTTGTTCAGACATTGATGGCTGACTTGGTTGCAAAACGTGGTCTATATGACTATCTGGTTGTGTGTGATGAATCAAACAACACACCTGCTAGAATTGACAGAAATGAACTTTGGATTGATGTTGCGGTTGAACCCGTGAAAGCTGCTGAATTCATTTACATCCCGGTTCGTATTCTGAACACGGGTGAATTGAGCGCATAAGAAATGCCCTTCGGGGCATTATGATAAATAATATTAACAGGAGATTTATATGGCAACAGGATCAGCATCAATCGCAAACATGACAGTACCAAATGGCGGCGCTGGTGAAACACTATTAATGCCTAAGCTACAGTTCCGCTTCAGAGTTCGTTTCAACGGATTCGGCTCAGGCGATGTAGGTACATTAACAAGACAGGTCATTGATTGTTCAAGACCCAACGTCACTTTCCAAGAAATTACAATGCCGATTTACAACTCGACAATGTATCTATCTGGAAAACATCAGTGGCAACCAATGACACTCAACCTTAGAGATGACGCCAGCGGCAAAATCTCTGCGGCAGTTGGTTCACAACTTCAGAAACAGTTAGACTTCGCTGAACAAGCAAGTGCAACAGCTGGTATCGATTACAAGTTTGAAACAGTTATTGAAATGCTAGACGGTGGCAATGGCGGAACAGAGCCGACAGTTCTTGAAACTTGGAGTCTTGCTGGTTGTTTTGTACAAGTAGCAAACTACAATACGTTGAACTACGCAACAAATGATGTGGTTACTATCGCATTGACTATTCGTTTCGACAACGCAGAGCAATATGCAGGCCCATCAAGTTCAGCTACACTAAGCGGTTCAGTCGGCGCAGCAGTAAGAACAGCATCGACAACAGCAACTGGCAACGGCAAGTAATTTCAGTTAGACTGAAATATGTCAGGTCCAGTATCAGACTTTCTACAGGGTGTCGCCGGAGGATTCTTCGGCGGCCCTGTTTTACGGGATTACACCCACGCCTCTAAAACATTCCGAGTAAACAACTTTGAGAATGCGCCGAAGCTAAAATTTCTGTTCCATGTGAACTTTGAAGTCAACACCGAAGCTCTTCCTAACTGTCCTAGTGCTAACTGGGGGCTGGCGGTGAAGTCGATTAAGCTACCATCGTTCACTATGACTACTCATGAGATGAACCAGTACAATCGTAAGCGAATCGTTCAGTCAAAGATCAAATATGATCCAGTGGATATCACGTTCCATGATGATGCTGGTACTGCCCAGAACGGCGGAATGATCAGAAATCTATGGAAGCTTTACTATCAGTATTACTATTCAGATTCAAAGAACCCTAAGATAATGATAGCGTCTAAAGCAGTCAACAGCGATAGTTCTAAGGGCTCGGGGTACAACAACAGAACGCAATATGACAAGTCAATCACCGGCGATGAAAACTGGGGATATTCGGGAGAAGCATCTCCGTCAATGCCCGGATTAGTTAAAGTTCCGTTCTTTAAATCAATCCGTATATTCGGATTCAATCAGCATAACTACGTCACATACGTTCTTGTTAATCCGATGATTACACGCTTTGGTCACGACACATATAACTATGCTGAAGGCAACGGCACCATGGAGAACACCATGACGCTTGATTACGAAACAGTAGTGTATGACTCTGGTGCAATATCAGGTGCTAACCCAGGTAACATGGTTCCGGGCTTCGGTGATGTTGCTAACTATGACAAAACCCTGAGCCCTATATCTCGCCCTGGATCAAATTCTACTATATTAGGCCCCGGCGGGTTAGTAGAAGGTGTAGAAGGGTTCTCTCAGGCAATATCAGAAGGCAACTATCTAGGTGCCCTTGGCATCGCAGGACAATCATACAATACATTTAAGAACGCAAACCTAGGTCAGGTTCTAAAGAGTGATGTGACTTCACAGATACTTGGCGCGATGAATAGTACACCTAATGCGAACAATCCATTCAAGATTCCATCTGGTTCTGATATAGGTGCAGCAGCAGCGAACCTTATAAATAAGCCACCCGCTATTCCACCTGATAAATAATATTATGGCACGAATATTAGACACTCGCACAGCACTTGATAAAACAATCAGAATCTTTGATTCCTTTTACGCCTTCGATGCGGTAGTTAACGGCGATGAGTTTGATGTTGTCAGAGGCTACTTCAGATCAGTCTGTGGTAGTTTCAACATCGCTGACAACATGACTGCGGTGCTATTCAGAATCGCGCAAGAGACTCACATTCCTGTGTTAGACTTGCTCGGATACATCAAGGGAACAACTAAGCTGGAGATGAATCAGGTCATCTGCTACTATCTTAACAGCTTCAAATCAAAGACTTCTCTATACGGAGTAAGTGTGGTCCCGCTGGCAAATCAGCCGGCGTCACGAAACATCGTTCAGTAACATGGCTAAGTATGCCCAAGGTATCTTCACTCCTAAATTTCCTGAGAAGTATATAGGAAAGAAGGCACCGAAGTATCGTAGTTCGTGGGAGATGGCCATTATGACCTTCTTCGATAACAACAAAAACATATTGAAGTGGGCCAGCGAGTCAATCGCTATTCAATATATTCACCCATACACCGGACGACCCACCAACTATATACCTGACTTCTTTGTTGTGTATGTGAACAACACTGGTAAGCAATACGCTGAAGTTATCGAAGTCAAACCAAGATCACAAACTATAATGTCTGAAGCCAAGAGTAAAGGCGATCAGCAGCAAGTCGTTATCAACACGGCTAAATGGCAAGCAGCAAAAGCATACTGTAATCAGCACGGCTTTGCCTTCAGAATAATCACGGAGCATGATATTTTTAGTAACGGCAGACCCAAACGATAAATATCATATGACTAAAAAACTATCAGAACTTTTCCAGTTGCCAATTGACGATGAAGAAACTATCGTTCCAGAACGAGCACAGGAAATAACAACAGCAGCCTATTCAAATCTTGAGAAGATTGAAGCAGCACTGCCCCAGGTCAGAGGGCTTGATTCTGCTGACAACGAGATGGACGACCTTGCGCTACTTGCTCAAGAAAGCTACAAGGATCTAATGGATCTGGGCCTACAAGTGGAAGCACGATTCTCTGCTGAAATCTTCAACTCGGCCAGCACATTCCTGGGACATGCTATCACTGCTAAGACTGCGAAGATCAACAAGAAACTGAAGATGATAGATTTACAGCTTAAAAAGTTGAGTCTGGATCAAAAAACAGCATCAAACAATGAAGAAATCGAAGCAACACCAGTCGGTGAAGCCAGATTACTTGATCGTAATGAGATGCTAAAGGCGTTGACCGGCAAAACAACTCAACAATGATAAATATATAATACAGGAATATTCCATGATTAGCTTAAAAACATACATCGCAGAAAGCGTCAGATCGTATAACTATACGATTAAGATCGCCGGAGAGGTCGATAAAAACTTTATCGATTTGTTCAAGTACAACCTTAATAAGTTCGACCCGATCAAGATCAGTGACCCGACCACTACGCCAGTTCAAAAGGACCCGTACGGTTTCCCGGGATTATCTAACCAGCCAGTAACGATCATCAAAGCTGAGTTTAGATACCCAGCAACTGAGCCGATGATTCAACAGATTGCTATGCTACTTGGTCACAACATCAACATGGTCAGAGCAACGACTACTGACTTCAATGACAGCATCAACGCAGAGAATGACCAGTTTGCTAATCAAGCTGATCACAATCCGTTGCTACTTCACGGTGAGTTGGAAGACAACGGCAAAGAAGCTGCAAAAGAATATGGTGAATCATATCTGAGTTCTATCAAGAAACAATCAGAAGGATCGAAGATCGACATTCCGTATGAAGGTAAAAAGACCCCGGATTCGTTTGATCCGTTCAAGCAACCAGTCATTGATAAGAAGGGCACTGAAAGCCCTATGAGTAAGATTACTCGTCCCGCTAAGCCTGCGACAGGCGCTCGAAAATAAATAAGGAAATAACATGAACATTTTAGACATGATGAATAAGTTGACGGCGCTGTCACAACCACTTACTGAAGCAAAGAAGCCTTCTGAAGGAAATGCTTTTGATCTGAAAACAAAGACTACCCCTGAAAAAGAAAAAGCAAAGAGCTTTGTTCACAAGGGCAAGTATGGTATGGAATACCAAGGTGATCCTGATGATGAAGAACTAGATGACAATGGCAAGAAGAAAAAGAAAGCTGCTCCTGCTGCTGACGAAAAGCGTGGTCGTGGCCGTCCTAAGAAGGGCGCTGATAATGCAGGTAATGTCACTAAGCCTGACTGGTCTGCATTCGGTGCCAAGAAGGATGTCAAGCTACCTAAGTGGGACAAGAAAGCAACTAAGAAGCACTCGCTCAAAGACTGGATAGAAAATCTTGACACAGCACTTAACGAAGATGGTCAATACACTTCGTCGCCGCTACCAGGCGCGACTGCTATCAAGAACCCACAAGGTCAACAAGTAGCAACAGCAACAACCCCTCAGGCTACTGCTGCTATGACTACTATGATTAACAAGGGTGATGTTGATCTTACAGATCCTAATAAGGCACTGAAAGAAGTCGGTAAAAATCACATGGGTGAAACAGAATATCATGGCTACTACAAGTGGCGCGTTGCTTGCCGTAAAGCAGGTGCCGTAGAGTTTGTTGGTGACAAAGACATTGACGAAGGGCACGACGCCAGTGGTCAGGCAGTCGGCGAATGGGACGGCGTAGTCGGTTCAGTATACGGTGACGCACACAAATCTCGTCCGGTACCAGCTGGAATGAATGAAGCAAAAGCTAAGAAAGATTACGACCAAGATGGTAAAGTCGAAGATGAAACAGCAGAGTATAAAGGTCTGTCTGGTAAAGTAGCCGCTGCTAAGAAAGCTAAACAAGTTGAAGAAGCTAAGAAAGCTAAGCCAGACTTCCTTGATGTAGATAAAGACAAGAATAAGACAGAGCCGTTCAAGAAAGCTGTCAAAGATGCAGCTAAGAAAGTAGAAGAATCTTCCACCGTCAACGGAAAAACCGAAGATCCTAAGTCATTGAGATGGAAACAGACCAGCATGAGCCCAGACGCTGCAACTGCGAAGTATGGCAAAGCAAACGTCAAGGTAACCAAAGGTGGGTTGAATAACGGTAAGGACATGGTTGAAGTTAAAGTTCCATTAGGTGAAGGTAAAGATGAAGGCAAACCAGGTAAGAATTTTGCTAAGATCGCTAAGTCAGCTGGTGAAAAATACGGTTCAAAAGCAGCAGGCGAAAGAGTCGCCGGTGCTGTCAAAGCAAAGCTTGCTAAACAAGGTAAGCTAGAAGAAGGCAAAGTAAAAGAACTCTCTATGGATCTTGAAGACCGTACAATGAAGGACGCAGAGTTCAAAAAGAAATATGGAAAGTCGAAGGCCGATATGCAAAAGAGTTTGAAACCCGCTGACGCTAAGAAGCCAGCAAGCAAGATTAAAGAGAGTATCCTACGTGAATCACACGACACGATGAAACACATCATCAACAAGTTCAAGCACGAAGTCAAGAAGTTCGTAGCCGGCGGTGACTTGGATGAGGATCTGTATGACGCACTGTATGATTACTATTGTGATCAAGGCGAAATGCCTTACGGCACTATGAAGGCACGTGATGGTGATCCATATGAATGGGTTACACAACGCTTTGATACTGATGTTCAAGACCATGATGTTCCAGTTGATGAAGGTGCGTATTCACAAGATTACTTCACTGCTAATAAGCCAAGTCCAGTGCGTCAAGCTGCTCAAGTACCAGCTAAACCTGCTCAGACTCCATGGAGCAGAGATCCTATCGCTGCTGCTACAGACAGAGTGTATGACGTATTCAACAGACCTAAGGCAGGGACAGGTGATGTTCAGTTCGAAAGTTGGGCAAAGAGTCTTGACAATCTGTTAAGCGAAGGCATGAATGTTGTTGCTAACACTGGATTAGGCGACGGTCCTGATTCAGTTACTATCTCGGCAACTGACGAAGATGCTTTGAAACTTCTGGCAATCGTTAAGTCTGCTGGTTTAGGTATGTTCGCCAATGATGATCAAGTAGGAGATGAAGGTTCACCTCAAATGTCTATTCAACCACAGAACAACCCTGATGCAGAGATTGGTGTAGTTGATGATCACGATGATATGCTCGGACTCATTCGTAAGATGACGGGTCAAGGTAATGCAGGTCAACAACCCGGTGCTATGGAAGTCGAAGTAGACGAAGAACAAGGAATGAATCCTGGCGAAGCACAAGGATATCAGGATGAAGAAATGGCTGCAGAAAACACTCCTACATTCGGTGAAGTCGAGCCTGATCAAGAAGGATCATCAGAGGAAGAAGTTCAACAAGCTACTGACAAACTAGAAAAAGTACATGATGTATGGAGTCAGGCAGATTCTGACGACGGTGAAGAATCTTCTGAAGACGAAGGTGAAGAATCAGCCGAGGAAGAAGAATCCGCTGAAGAAGAAGATGAAGAATCCGCTGAAGAAGAATCCGCTGAAGAAGAGGAAGAGGATCTAGACGAAGCATACGCAAATGGTGCTGAAGATACTTTTGAATCTGACATCGACTTCATGCAGAACGTCATCTCTGGTGGTGTTAACGGCAGAAAGCGCACACAATCAGTTGGCAACCCCGTGACAATCGCATCGACTCCGATGAAAGAATCGACTGATTTACTGTCTGACTGGAAAAAGTTAGCAGGCTTCTAAGAAGATAGAACATAAAATAGCTCGGTTCGCCGAGCTATTTTTTTGGATACAGTGTTTAGAGACAAACGATAAATACTTGATGAGCGAATATTATGTATATGCCTACTTGAGAGATGACGGAAGTCCGTATTATATAGGCAAGGGTAAAGGAAATCGAGCCTACACTAAAAGTAAGGGCGAGATAAGTAAACCCGTTGACAAAACAAGAATCGTTATTTTAGAACAAGGATTAGCGGAAGTTGATGCCTTCACATTAGAGAAACAGATGATTGGCCAGTATGGACGTAAAGATAATAACACCGGAATACTTCGTAATAAAACGGACGGTGGTGAAGGCCCGGGCGGAATAAAACAATCACCGGAAGTTATTGCCCGACGAGTGGAGTCCTCTAGAGGAAAATCAATGGGTATGACAGGAAAGAAACATCGTCCGGAATCAAATGAAAAACGAAGGCTATCGATGCTAGGTAAAAATACCGGGACACATACGATTGAACATTGTATTGCTAGTGGACTACCCAAACGCGGAATGAAATATAAATCACAATATAAACTCGTATGCCCGCACTGTGATAAATCAGGCGGTAGCGCAAATATGAAAAGATATCATATGGACAATTGTAAACAAATAGAAAGATAAGGTTATCCCATGCAGCAAAACATAGACTTCGGTACGTTCCCAGATGATCCTGATGCGGATGCGATACGAACAGCCTTTCAGAAGGTACAGACAAACTTTGATGAGTTGTTTGACGTAACTGCAGGTGCGGCGGTTAACTCTGTTAATAGAACCCCGGGTATAGGTATACAAGTTAACTCACCTACAGGCAACGTAGTTGTCAGTGCTAACATCGCCACTATCCCGATGGACACAAGTACATTGAGATTACGTCTGGAGAACGGTCTCCCGGGAGCTAACGGAGTTATCATTACCGGGCCCGGTAGAACAGTTTTTGTCGATCTTCCAAATAGCATCACCACCAATAACTTCACTGCATCAGGCTGGGCGAATGTAACAGGTAATGTTATCGGTGGAAATATCAATACCATTGGACAGGTCGTTGCATCAGGTAATGTCACTGGTAGTAACCTAAACACCACTGGCATCGCCAACGTTATCGGCAACGTCATCGGTGGAAATCTGACTACTAGCGGCAAAGTTGCTGCATCTGGTAATATTATAGGTTCAAATGTCACCGCCAATCTCGGGTTGTACGGAACCACTGCGAATGTATCCGGTAACGCAAACGTCGGCAACATCGGCTCAACTAATGGTGTATTCACTGGCAATATCACTGCTGGTAACGTGGGCGGAGCTAATCTAATAACCGCGAATTATCTACAAGGCACGTTGACTACTGCGGCGCAACCGAATGTCACTTCAGTCGGTGCACTATCTGCGCTTACTGTAACAGGTAATATAGCCGGCGGTAATGTTAATGCTGGAAATCTACTGACAGCTAACTACGTGCAAGGTACACTGACAACAGCAGCACAACCGAACATTACGTCAACTGGTACATTAACTGGTCTAGGTGTTAATGGAACAGTCACCGCAGTAAACATCACTGCTAACACCGGAGTATTTACTGGCAATGGTTCTGCTCTTAATAATCTCACTGGTGCTAATGTAACCGGTACTGTTGCTAATGCGACATATGCCGTCTCATCTGGTACTGCAGGATCAGCTACTACTGCAGGAACAGTCACTACTAATGCACAACCAAATATCACCTCAGTTGGCACATTATCTTCTCTGTTGATAACCGGCAATGCTAATGCAGCAAACTTCAACGGAACATTCTACGGAGCAGGTACAGGACTCACTGCTATCCCGGGTGCTAATGTGACCGGTACTGTTGCTAATGCAACGTATGCAGTGAGCGCCGGCGGTTCAGGAACGGCCAGCACAGCAGGTACAGTCACCACAGCAGCCCAACCAAACATCACTTCTACAGGTACATTGACTGGACTGGGAGTAAATGGTACAGTAACCGCAGTTAATATCACTGCTAACACCGGTGTATTCGCGGGTAACGGTTCAAGTTTAACTACGCTAACAGGTGCTAATGTAACAGGTACCGTTGCTAATGCGACATACGCAGTTTCATCTGGTACTGCGGGAACCGCAGGCACAGTCACTACAGCGGCACAGCCAAATATCACATCGACTGGCACGTTATCTGCATTGACAGTAACGGGCAATATTGGGGCAGGTAATATAAATGCAGGCAACATGTTGACTGCAAACTATTCGACAGCAGTTCTAACAACCGCTGCCCAACCAAACATTACTTCAACTGGTACATTAACTGGTCTAGGTGTTAATGGAACAGTCACCGCAGTAAACATCACTGCTAATACCGGTGTGTTCTCTGGCAACGGATCAGGACTTACCCAGCTAGCTGGCGCCAATGTAACCGGCTATGCACCTAATGCAACCCACGCTAACATCGCTGATGCTGCAAACGCAGTAGCAGGCGGAAATGTCAGCGGTGCAGTAGGCCTTGCTACATTCGCTACAACAGCAAATGCAGTAGCCGGCGGAAATGTCAGCGGCCAAGTAAATTACGCAGCAACGGCAAATGCAGTAGCAGGTGCTAATGTCAGCGACCAAGTAAATTACGCAGCAACGGCAAACGCTGTGGCGGGTGGCAACGTCAGTGGACAAGTCGCTAATGCTCTGGTAGCAGGAACTGTTTACACTGCCGCTCAACCAAACATAACCTCAGTCGGTACTTTAACCGCAGTAACAGTATCTGGTAACGCAAACGTCGGCAACATCGGCTCAACTAATGGTGTATTCACTGGAAACATCTCGGGTGCTAATTATGTATCTGCTAACTACTTTACTGGTACGCTGACAACTAATGATCAGCCTAACATAACCAGCACAGGTACATTGACTGCGTTAACTGTTAATGGCAATATAGGCGCCGGCAACGTCAATGCTCCTACATTCGGAGCACATAACGGCACGGTTGGAGCAACTACTGCGAACACAGGTAACTTCACAACAGTTACGGCATCTCTGACAGTTGCAGCAACTGGAAATGTATCAGGTGGAAATCTCACTACCGTCGGCGCATTAAGTGCAACGGGCAATGCTAATGTTGGTAATCTCGGCACCGCTGGGTTAGTAGTAGCAACTGGCAACATAACTGGTGGCAATTTAGTAACTGGCGGAGCATTGAGCGTAACTGGTAATGCGAATGTAGGCAACATCGGAGCAACGAATTATGTAGGTACTGCTATCAACATAACTGCTAATGCGAACATCGGCACCACGTTAAATGTAACAGGCAATGCTAATGTTGGTAATCTCGGTACTGCTGGTTTAGTAGTAGCAACAGGTAACATAACTGGTGGCAATTTAGTAACTGGCGGAGCATTGAGCGTAACTGGTAATGCGAATGTAGGCAACATTGGTGCCACATCAGGTGTTCTTACAGGAACGCTAAGTGTAACCAGTAACGCCAACGTTGGTAACTTAGGTACTGCTGGACTTATCATAGCAACAGGTAACATCTCTGGTGCGAACTTAACAGGAACTCATTACGGCGCAGCAACTGGGTTGACCTCTATTCCAGGTGCGAATGTAACCGGTACTGTTGCTAATGCAACGTATGCAGTGTCATCTGGTACAGCAGGTACTGCTGGAACCGTGTCTACGAACGCACAACCGAATATCACATCAGTTGGTACATTAAGTTCATTGGCAGTAACCGGCAATGTAAATGCAGCAAACTTCAACGGAACCTTCTACGGAGCAGGCACAGGTCTTACTGCTATCCCGGGAGCAAATGTAACAGGTACTGTTGCTAATGCAACTTATGCAGTATCAGCAGGTAGTGCTGCTACAGCAGGCAGCGCCGGCTCTGCAACAACCGCCGGCTCTGCAACAACCGCCGGTACAGTTACTACTAATGCTCAACCGAACATCACCTCAGTAGGCACTCTTTCCTCGCTTGCTGTAACTGCAACCATTAACACTTCTAACTTGTTAATAACTGGAACGGGCGGCGCTGGATTCATAACTATCCCCGGTCAATCACTCAATCCGCCTAATCCGACTGCTGGTAACTTGCTGATCCATGCTAGAACGATTAATGGATTCACACGAATTGAACAAGATAATGAAGCTCCGACTAATTTAGTATACGGACGAGACACCGCTATCATCTGTCGCAATGACACCGGCGCGACTATCAACAAGGGTCAAGCAGTCTATACAAGCGGAACAGTGTCTAACTCACCGCAGATTGCGAAAGCATTAGCATCAGGAGTCGCAACAATGCCTGCGATTGGTGTTGCTATGGACGATATTCTTACTGGTAACTTCGGTCAAGTAATGGTATCTGGTATCTTGGTATTCGATACATCAGCATATGCACCGAGCGCCCAAGTATGGGTGTCACCTACAACAGCAGGAGCTTTCACCGCAACTCGTCCTTCAGGATCAAATGTTGTCCAACGCATGGGAACTATAATGGTTCAAGGCGGACCTGGTGTCGGACAGATGTTAGTTCTCACAGCACCTGCACTCCTGAACATGGAAACAGGAACAGCCGCAGCTACTTGGACTGCGAACTCGGCCATCGCTAACTACTTTAGTGGCAATGGGGCAAATCTGACAGCATTGACAGGTGCTAATGTAACAGGTACAGTTGCTAATGCAACCTACGCACTGACTTCAGGCACGGCAGGTACTGTCACAACAGCAGCACAACCAAACGTAACTTCAGTTGGTACGTTGTCTGTTCTGGCAGTAACAGGTAATATCTCGGGCGCGAACTTAACAGGAACTCATTACGGAGCAGCAACTGGATTGACCGCAATTCCAGGAGCAAATGTAACAGGAACAGTTGCGAATGCCACATACGCTATTTCAGCTGGATCATCAGGTACCGCTGGTACGGTAACCACTAATGCACAGCCGAATATCACTTCACTCGGATCACTTACTGGATTGATCGTCAACGGTAATATCAATGCAGGTAATACAGCGGCAGGCAACATTGTCTCGGCAAACTACGTGCAAGGAACATTAACAACTGCTGCCCAACCTAACATCACATCAGTGGGGTTGTTGACCGGGTTGAACGTAAATGATGGTATCACGGCCGCAAATATCACTGCGAATACCGGCGTATTCACTGGTAACGGATCAAGTCTTACGGCACTTACAGGGGCGAATGTAACCGGCACAGTTGCTAATGCAACATATGCAGTAAGTGCAGGTTCTGCTACGACAGCAGGAACCGTCACAACTGCTGCTCAACCGAATATTACATCAGTTGGCTCGCTAGGTGCGTTAACTATTACTGGCAATCTATCATCAGGAAACGCTAATCTAGGCAATCTTGCTAAGGCAAACTTCTTCCAAGGTGACGGGTATCTAATCAGCAATCTCACGGTATCAGTCGGTAATGTTATTGTCAATGGTAACAGCAATGTTAGTATTGATCTTAACGGCAATGTGCTTATTTCGTCAGGAGGCAATGCGAACATCTTTGTGGTAACAGATACTGGCGCAAATGTAAATGGTTATCTTAAAGTGTCAGGCAATGTTGCTGCTGCTCGTTTTACAGGATTATTAGCAGGTGCATTAACAATCGCTGCACAACCTAACGTAACAACACTGGGCACTATGACAGCATTGAATGTGTCCGGTGTATCTAACCTAAGTGTAGTCAGCAATGTTCGTATCTTCGGTGGTAGTCTAAACTATTATATGACCACTGATGGTAACGGTAATCTTTCATGGACATCAGGTGCGTTCAGCCCGTGTGGCGGAACGAATACCCAAGTTCAGTTCAACGACAACGGAAACTTCGGTGGCAGCGCAAATCTTACCTTCAATGGTAATCTGTTGACTATTATTGGTAACGTTCAGTCGACAAACGTGTTAGGTGGAAATGTTGTCTCGGCAAACTTCTTCACCGGCACAATAACTACAAACGCGCAACCTAATATTACATCAGTGGGAACATTAACTGCGCTGATTGTAAACGGTAACATCAATGCGGGCAACACTGCAGGTGGCAATCTTGTATCCGCTAACTATATTCAAGGTACATTAATTACAGCAGCGCAACCTAATATTACATCAGTGGGCTCATTAAGTTCATTGAATGTAACCGGCAACGCAAATGCAGCAAACTTTAACGGAGCCCATTACGGAGCAGCAACTGGGCTGACAGCAATTCCGGGAGCAAATGTAACCGGTACCGTTGCTAATGCAACTTATGCAGTGTCATCTGGCAGTGCAACAACTGCAGGAACTGTCACAACTGCTGCTCAACCGAACATCACATCAGTCGGAACACTTACTTCACTTATTGTAACAGGTAATATTCAGGGATCTAACGTAGTTGCTGCTAACTATGTAGGTGGTACCATGACTACCGCTGCACAACCCAATATTACTTCTGTTGGCACTCTATCTGCGCTTGCTGTGACAGGCAACATATCATCTGGTAATGCTAACCTAGGTAATCTGGCATCAGCGAACTTCATCACAGGTACGCTTACTACGCCGGCGCAGGGTAACATTACATCATTAGGAACACTGGGATTATTATTCGTTACTGGTAATATTCAAGCAGAAAGATTAATTGCTAACAACACACTGAACGTAACTGGTAATGCTAATGTCGGTAATCTGGGAACTGCCGGACTACTTGTAGCAACAGGCAACGTCTCCGGTGGAAATCTTACAACTGCTGGAATGTTAACAGTTACTGGTAACGCAAACGTAGGCAACATAGGTTCTAATATATTTACCGGTAACTCATTGACTATATCAGGTAACGCAAACGTTGCTAACCTAGGAGCATCGGGTCTTATCATATCCACAGGCAATGTGTCCGGTGGCAACATAACGACAGCCGGCAATGTAGTAGCCACTGCGAACATAACAGGTGGCAATCTAATAACAGGCGGAGTTCTATCGGTCACCGGCAACGCAAATGTTGGAAACATAGGCACCCTAGGGTTGATCGTGGCCACAGGCAATATCAGCGCCGGCAACTTTATAACATCCGGCTCTATGTCAGTCACCGGAAATGCCAACGTTGGTAATCTAGGAACAGTTGGATTGGTAGTCGGCACCGGCAACATTACATCGAACGCAAACGTCATAACAAATAGTATTCTTGGCAGAACATCAGGTGTTACTATCACCGCAGTTGGTTCAGATCAAAATATATCTCTGGTGCCAACTGGCAACGGCACAGTTGATGTGGGTGGAAAACGCATATCATCATTGAATGACCCGTTTAATGCGACTGACGCGGCGACCAAAGCATATGTTGATGCAACTACTTCATCATTGAAGGTTCTGGCGTCTGTTGTTGCTGCAACCACTGTAACTCTTACTGCGACCTATAACAACGGTGCCAGTGGATTTGGTGCTACTCTTACTGCAACAACAAACGTAGTTCTGCCGACAATAGACGGATACACTGGGTTAGTTGTTACTAATCGTGTACTTGTTAAAAATCAAGCGGATCCTATTCAAAACGGTATATATGTTGTCTCAAGTCTCGGTGTAGTAGGAGTTTCTCCTTGGATACTAACCAGAGCGACAGACTTTGATGGTGTGCCACCCAGCGAAATAACTTCAGGTGCATTCACGTTCATTACATACGGGGTACAAGGGTCAACTGGTTGGGTAGAATCTGCTACTGGCGGTGGTCCTGGTGGCGCGATCAGACCGGGTATAGATGCTATTTCATTCACACAGTTCTCTGGTGCAGGTACATATGCAGCAGGTACTGGATTACAACTTGACGGAACGATATTCAGCATCAGCAGCACAACAGTAACGGCAGCTTCATACGGAGGTTCTACCGCAATACCATCATTCACTGTTAATCAGCAAGGTCAACTCACTGCTGCATCAACTTCTGCGGTGATAGCTCCGGCAGGAACGTTATCCGGTGCCACACTGAACGCAACGGTAGTAACATCAAGTCTGACAAGCGTAGGAACACTCGGTAATCTAACTGTATCCGGTAATATAGGTGCAGGCAACGTAAATGCTCCGACATTCGGTCCGCATAATGGTGCAGTAGGAACGCTTACTGCTAATACAGGTAACTTCACATCTGTTACTGCATCGCTGACAGTTGCCGCAACCGGTAATGTATCGGGCGCAAATCTTACAACTACTGGTGTATTGTCAGTAACAGGCAATGCGAACGTTGGTAACATCGGCGCACTGAATGTAATCGGCACTACAGGTAACTTCACAACAGTTAATACTGGAACGCTGAACGCCAGCACAGTAGTAAATGTCACAGCGACTACGGAATCTACCAGCTTAATAACAGGTTCTATTAAGACAGCAGGTGGTATGGCAATTGCCGGTAACGTAGTCATCGGAAACGAATTATATGTCGGCACCGGCGCAGCAGCAACAACATTCACTAATCCTGTTATAATCGCCAGCGATACTGGTTCAGATTTTATTCAGTTAGCATTGGTAAACACAGCCGATACTGGATCAGCAGACGTATTAGTATACGGTGATAATGGTACAAACGATCAGGGTTGGAGCGATCTGGGCTTCACTGGTAGCAACTTCACTGACCCTTTATACACGATAACAGGAACAAACGACGGATATGTATTTGCTCAAGGCGATACAGCGAATGTAAAGGGCGGCAATTTAGTCTTTGCAACAGGACAGTTCGGCTCTACGAAAGACTTGATCTGGGCAACAGGTGGATTCTTGGTTGCTAACGAGAAGATGCGCTTCATTCATGCAACCGGTCAGTTCTATGTTAAAACATCAACCGTGTCAACAAGCACTTCGACCGGTGCATTGCGTGTTGCAGGCGGCGTTGGTATCGGTGGAAATGCTTATATAGGTGGAAATGCAAATGTCACAGGAAACATAAGTGCAGGTAACGTAAGTGCAACTACATTCACTGGCGCATTATCCGGCGCAGCAACCACAGCAGGTACTGTCACCACAGCAGCACAACCGAATATTACATCAGTTGGCACATTATCTTCTCTGTTGATAACCGGCAATGCTAATGCAGCAAACTTCAACGGAACGTTCTACGGAGCAGCAACTGGTCTGACCGCTATAGTGGGCGCGAATGTCACTGGTACTGTTGCTAATGCAACTTACGCGATTTCAGCAGGCAGTGCTACTACCGCAGGCACAGTAACAACAAATGCTCAACCTAACATTACAAGCACAGGTACATTGACTACATTGACCGTTACGGGTAATATCGGTGCAGGTAACGTTAACTCTAACTTCTTTGGTTCAGGTACCGGTCTTACTTCAGTAGCCGGAGCGAATGTAACCGGTACAGTTGCCAATGCAACATACGCAGTCAGTGCAGGATCAGCTACTACAGCGGGTTCAGCTACTACAGCGGGTTCAGCTACTACAGCGGGCTCAGCTACTACAGCGGGCACAGTCACAACTGCTGCTCAACCTAACATTACAAGCACCGGCACTCTTGCTGCGCTTATCGTAACAGGTAATGTCACAGTTGGTAATCTTGTCACAGCGGGTTCTGGAGGCAACATAACCGGTGCTAATGTAATAACTTCGACAACAATGTCGGCAACGACAATATCTGCAACAGGTAATCTATCAGGTGCTAACGTAACAGGAACGCATTATGGCGCGGCAACTGGTTTAACTTCTATTCCTGGTGGAAACGTAACCGGAGTAGTTGCAAATGCAACCTATGCAGTAACAGCAGGAACTGCAAATGCAGTAGCAGGTGCTAATGTCAGCGGTGTAGTTGCAAATGCAACCTATGCAGTAACAGCAGGAACTGCAAATGCAGTAGCAGGTGCTAATGTCTCGGGACAAGTAGCAAATGCTAACGTAACATTCTACACCAGTATATCTTCTGTTTCAGCAGGCACACTTTACCCTCAGTTTGTAAATGCTACCTCAGGCAATCTTGCTACTCTTGCAAACTCTGTTTATGTTGCTAACGCTGCTAACGGATCTTTTGCTGCAACTACTTTCGTCGGTGCTTTAAGTGGACTTGCTTCAAGCGCAACAATAGCAGCAAGCGCGAACGCAGTGGCCGGAGCTAATGTATCCGGTGCGGTAGCATTTGCAACAACAGCAAACGCAGTGGCCGGAGCTAATGTATCCGGTGCAGTAGCATTTGCAACAACAGCAAACGCAGTGGCCGGAGCTAATGTATCCGGTGCAGTAGGACTTGCAACATACGCAACTACAGCAAATGCAATAGCCGGGGCAAATGTCAGCGGTGCAGTAGGACTTGCAACATACGCAACTACAGCAAACGCAGTAGCAGGTGGCAACGTCAGTGGACAAGTCGCTAATGCTCTGGTAGCAGGAACTGTTTACACTGCCGCTCAACCAAACATCACATCAGTTGGTACATTGGCTTCATTGTTAATAACAGGCAACGCAAATGCTGCAAATTTCAACGGTACATACTATGGAGCGGCAACTGGATTGACAGCAATACCCGGTGCGAATGTCTCGGGTACTGTTGCAAATGCAACATACGCCGTAAGTGCAGGCAGTGCAGGAACAGCAACAACAGCAGGTACTGTAACTACAGCCGCGCAAGCCAATATCACCTCAGTGGGTACTCTGACAACATTAGGAGTTAATGGTACGGTAACGGCAGTTGCGTTTACTGCTAACACCGGAGTATTTTCAGGTAATGGATCCAGTCTTACATCACTTACGGGCGCTAATGTTACGGGTGCAGTCTCATTCGCAACTACGGCAAATGCTGTAGCAGGTGGAAATGTCAGCGGAACAGTTGCTAATGCAACATACGCAGTGTCGGCAGGTAGTGCAGGTAGTGCAACGACGGCAGGGTCAACAACTACAGTGACAACAGGCGGATCAGTAACTACAACAACGATTACAACTGGCGCAACAGCAACAGCAGGTACTATTATTGGTAACTGGTCATTGGGAGCAGGTTCTAAACTGAATGCAACTTATGCTGACTTGGCTGAATACTATGCAGCGTCACACCAGATTGAAGCTGGTACTGTTGTGGAATTAGGCGGTGATCACGAAGTTCAAGTATGTAATTCACTGATGAGTACATTGGTTGCAGGTATAGTTACAACCGATCCAGCATATCTGATGAACGCCGGAATGGATTGTCTATTCCCTGTTGCGATAGCCTTGCAAGGACGCGTTCCGGCGAAGGTAATAGGCCCTGTCAAACGAGGTGACATGATGGTCAGCGCTGGTAACGGTCTCGCCATGGCATGTGCTTCACCTGCTATGGGAACAGTGTTGGGCAAAGCATTAACAGACTTCACTGGTGTTTCAGGCGTGATAGAAATCATGGTCGGAAGAACTTAACATGGTAAATCTACCAATGTTGCAATCGCTCTGCCCCGGTACTAAAATAACTGTTCTGGGCCAGTATGCTCCGGCACTCAATGAAGTAATGGACTACTATGAAATAGGTAGTCAGCATAGAATAGCAGGATTTCTTGCTCAGGTCATCCACGAAAGCGGTGGATTTAACTTGGTGAAAGAAAATCTGAACTACAGCGCAGATGGTCTCCGAAAAACATTCGGTAAATACTTTCCAACAATAGAACTTGCTACCCAGTATGCCAGACAACCTGAGAAGATTGCTAGTCGCGTGTATGCTAACAGGATGCATAACGGAGATGAAGCATCAGGTGACGGGTATCGTTTCTGTGGCCGCGGCCTGATTCAGATAACAGGCAGAGAGAACTACACTAAACTTGCCGAAGCACTTGATATGAGCCTGGAAAATTGTGTCAACTATATGGAGACACCAGAAGGAGCATGTTCATCAGCGGGATGGTTTTGGGACACTAATCAATTAAATGACTATTGTGATTCAGGTGACTTTATCACTCTTACTAAACGCATTAACGGTGGCACCAACGGGCTTGAAGACCGTCGGCACTATTATGACCTGGCTATCGCCCTGCTAAATACACTATGACACAACCTATTTGGAACACGACTGCAGGATCACTGGGATCCTTTCCGGCTCTGATATTACTTGATGTTCAATTATCAGCATCGGCACAGCTACCGGCTACTAGCATACAATACTCTTTGTTGAGTGGAACATTGCCGACAGGGTTATCACTGACTGTTGATGGATTGATTTATGGATTACCGGCACTAGTTATTACAGATACAACAAACACCTTTACTGTTCGTGTAACAGATAATCTAAATAGTATCCGAGACAGAACATTCTCAATGAAAGTATCCGGTGCAGTTCTTCCGCAGTTTACAACTCCGGAAGGAAGTTTATTAAGCACTCAGGACAGTATCTGGACTGAACTTCCGTTAATGTATTCTAATCCATATACTGCTAATGAAGTGATCATAGAGTTGAAGGAAGGGGTTTTGCCACCGGGACTAGAAATTAATGCGGCAGGGGTTATTCGTGGTTATCCTAATCCGCCTATAGTTAATAATACATTGAATGCCACCGCGACCAATGCCACAATTACTACCTCAGGAACTAACTTGATTACATGTGCAACAACTACACATTTTAGCACAGGTCGACCAGTTGTATTTACGGGAACAATTGTGTTTGGTGGGATAACGGCCGGCAGAACATATTATATCAAAACAGTGAATAACACAACAACGTTTACTATATCCACCACTCCCGGCGGTGATGTATTCCCCCTGGGCAGTGATACTGGCTCAATGACAGTTACGTTACCAGCAACATCTGTGGGCGCTCCAGCAATACGAACGTATTCCTTTACGTTAAAGTTAATAAGTGGTCTAGGTGGTGATACTGCTGCATATTCTATTACAGTAATTAATCAAAATACTCCTGTCAGCGAAGGTGGTCCGGGCAAGACAGCTAATACAAGAGTCCCCACTATTCTCAATACTCGGCCACTAACATTTAACATCACTGATGCTGATCCGTATTACGGGTATTATGTTTTACCGCCGATAGCGCCGTCCCAACCAGCGAATATAGGAACTATTCAAAGTGGTGATTATTTTGCCTTCAAGATACATGGTGATGACTTCGACAACAATGAACTTGTATATTCATACTCGGGGTTACCTCTTGGGCTAGTTGGTGATCCTGTAACAGGCTGGATCACTGGAACACCGATTATATCGTCGGGCATAAGTAATTATAACTTTAGTGCAGCCGTCAGTAAAAAATTAAACCCAGGCATCAGCAGTGTATATTTTAACTTCGGTCTGAAAGTGAGTAACGGTGTTAATGATACTATAACATGGACCACTCCTGCGGATCTAGGAACAATATTCAACGGTACTATTAGCACGTTGAGCGTAGAGGCAGCATCGGGTGTTTCTCTGATGTATCGCGTAGTAGGTGGTAGTCTACCACCGAATCTAACTTTATTGGAAAATGGTGAAATAACAGGTTATGTATCCGATCAACCTACCGAAGATTTTCTCCTTAAAGGTAACAGCACTATATTTACCGTTACGGTACAGGCATACTCTCTGCAATATTCTATTATCCACTCTAGCAAAACATTCAGCATAAATGTTCTGCAGGAATATAGTCAACCTACAGATATTTTATATATCAAAGCTGCTCCGAGCGTAAATGATCGTCAAACCATCGATTCATTATTGACAAACGAAACATTGATACCAACAACAGATTTGTACAGACCGGACGACGGCTATTTTGGTAAAGCAACAAGCGTGATTTATGCACATGCGTATGGGATATACGCAAGTGATATCAGCGAGTACATTGCTTCGGTCACTACTAATCATTACTGGAGAAGTATCACTCTCGGCGAATTAAAAACTGCCGAGGCAAAGAACGACGCCGGAGAGGTTGTGTATGAAGTAGTGTATAGTGAAGTCATTGACAATCTTGTTAATCCTTCTGGAACAAGTATAAGTAGTAGCATATATTGGCCTCGACCAATTGACTTGGGTTTGGGACCATGGTATACAAGTGTGACTGACATTTATACCAGTTATGATTTCTCCGGAACTTATTACACCAGTTTGACTTCAGGATTCGCCCGAATATTATATCCAAATAGTCTGATCAATATGCGTAACAAAGTAGCCGCATCATTGGGTCAAGAATTCGACAGCAGATTGCTTCCGCTCTGGATGACTAGTCAGCAAGCAAATGGCAGCACACTAGGATACACTCAAGCGTGGGTGATATGTTACACTCTGCCGGGTAAAGCCAACACAATAAAGAATAATATACAGTCATTATGGCCGCATACGCTGAACGAAATCAATTTCAGCCTTGATAGATTCACGGTTGATAAAAGTTCTACCTATAATTACAATAAGAACGTGAATCCGGCTGCGTGGACAGGATTGCCAAGCGCAACACCGGTGCCCGATCCACTGAACAGCAAGGACTTTACCATACTTTTCCCGCGTAAAACTATTTTACCCGATCAAACTCAATACTAAATAGATATATGAGCAATATAAACACCAATGGAATCAACGTAAATTATCCTACCCCAGGCGTTAACAACAACAGTCAGGGGTTTCGTGACAACTTTGCCTCGATCAAAACAAACATTACCACAGCAGGTGTGGAGATAACCGATCTTCAGAATAAAGTAGTTGTTAAGTCTGCTTTGGCTAACACCGCAGTAAACAATGACATGGCCGGAACGATGATCAGCAACACGCTGACCAGAGGGTTCCGCGCTTCTACTTATAATTTGGGCAATGCTCTCTCCGGAACTGTTCTTGTTGATGTGTCTCTCGGTGATGTCCAGTACGGCACCATTGCAGGTAATACGTCATTGACATTCACTGGTTGGACTACGGACGGACGAAATAGCGTAGACTTAGAACTTGCTGTATCAAACGCTTCAGCGTTTCTGTCGTTCCCGTCAGCTATCTCAAGTGATCAGTGTCTGGGTGTTACTACTCTGGAAAACTATGACAGCGCAAACAACGCAGTGAGCATCCCTTCTGGCGTATGCCAGCTAGATTATACATTGAGTTCAGTTGATTGCGGTGCTAACATTACAATCGAACCATTCAATCGCCCGAGACGGTCCACACAGATTCGCAGGCGAGCGCCTGCTCCAACTGGATTACTAGGTGATATAGCAGGAACAGTGTCAGTTGATGCTAACTATGCGTATGTCTGCACCGGAACATTTGATTCGGGCGGCGCAAATACAGTGATTAAGTTAGGAGTAGCTGCCACTACAACAGGCACCAATCTTGTCACTCTTCCCAACGTTACCAGTCTTGTTGTTAATGCTCCTATTATATTTTCGGGCACGACATTCGGAAATATAGTTGCTGACACTGTTTATTACATTAAGTCGATTGCTACTCCCAATATTACGGTCAGTGATACTCGCACCGCAGGAACAGCAGGAACAGTATTTGCTCTGGACACCGCATCAGGCACAATGACTGCTACAAGTTATAACGGTACGGACATCTGGAAAAGAATCGCACTCACTTCTTGGTGATAAGTAATGATAGGAGACTATCATCGAACATCCTTTCATTAACCCAACTGAGTTGGCAGATAAGTCAATGGACGATCTGCAAACGACCATATCTGCGCTGACCAATAAGCTTAACTATGCGTATCGTCATGGGCACGGACCATTGATTAATCAACTGAATATGGCTCTGGATAGCTATCGTCAGGCGTACAGTCGCAAAATGGACGACATATTTAAAAAGCAAAAGATTCATCCAAAAATCTCAATACAGAAAGACGGCGAATGACCACCCGAATCCAACGCGACTTCTCTTTTCTCTCAGGAGTCTACTGTGACGAACTTTTCTCAATGTGTATGTATGAAACCTGTCTATACATTGATGTTGAAACGGATTCGATCCGTGAGCAAAACATCGCTATGGAACGCCTCAGTTACTTCATGTCAGAATATCTGGAAGATGCGATCTTCATCAAAGAAACTAACAAGAAGATGATTGATCTGTACACCGCTGCAGGCCTTAAAGTTTGTACGCTACCTGAAGAACCGCATGAGCAAATGATTGCTGTGATGTTGATGCTGAAACTGAACGCTATTGCCGAAGGGAGATTTGTGATCACTGATCTGTCAGTGACTTCAAGCATAAGTGCAGGTGTCAGTTATATGTGTGAAATCGACAGCCCAATTGGCCCGTTCGCCGAAACAGGCTGGTGGGACAAAAGCGATGCGTCAATGTCAGCACCCAATAAGCAAAACAAGAAAGACAAGATCGTCCAATTGTTCCGCACACATAACACAGACTGGACAGAGTTTGGTTTGGGCTGGAAAGAAAAAGAGATTACTCTCGTTGTGGAAAAGCCCGAAATTTCCTTCGATAAATTACCAGAACAGTTGTAATCAACGCCTCTCTGTGCTATAATAGCACAATGAAAACTGATATTTACGGCCAACAAATTTACAACGAAGTAGATTTGTGTGGGTTCTTCATGCAAGACCCAGATCGTATGATAAAAGATGCTCTGGTTGAGTCCAAAATCTCGTTTGACTCGCTTGAACTAGAAAATGTGCCTAAGTTGAAGTTGTATCAAGATCCGAAACTAACCGTAGACGAATTTGATCAACAAAAACAATCTGATTGGTTCATGCCCGAAGAGTATCGACAGCTAGATATTGCTAAATGGGTTCTGGATCAGTGTAAAGATGAGAATGAACTTCAACGAGCAGGGGACGAGCTCCTGAAATACAATGACAGAAAAATGCTGGTGCTGCTACAATATCTTAAATATCTTGTAGACACCATGCGTCAGCATAAAATTGTATGGGGCGTGGGTCGGGGAAGTAGTGTTGCGAGTTTTGTGTTATACCTAATCGGTGTTCATCACATCAACTCACTCTATTACGACCTCGATATAAATGAGTTTTTAAAATAAAGGAAATATTATGGCAACACATCGATCAGCAATGGGCAAGTCAGTAGACATGGCTACACTTGCCGCTAAAAATGAAACAGTACGCGCAGTAGGTAACATGAAGGTTAATGCCCGCGGAGACTCTATCGATTCAATGGGTCGAGTAACACGCCCAGTCACTGAAAAAGTGAACAGCGCATACGCAAAGACTGTAGGTAATCGATCTGCTCAGGTAAAACCAGCAGCACCCCAAGTAGATGCCGCGCGCCCAACACCGACTGCACCGGTAACAGTAGCTCCTATTGTAGCGACACCGGCAGCAGACCCATTCCAACTCAACGAGATTGAACTTGAACTTGAGAACAATCTTGAGGAAGAACTGGAAGTGGAACAGATCAAAGCAGCAGAAAAGAAAAGTAAGAAATAACATGGCAGCAGCATACGCACCAACTGATATCAAAGCACTTCACCCTCTACGCGACACTATTCTGGTAACAGAAATGTCGTTTGATGAGCGTGTCACCTCAACCGGCATCGTTCTTATCAACGATGATATGAAAAGTTCGGGCATTCGTCCTCGTTGGGGACGAGTGTATGCTGTCGGACCAGATCAGACTGATGTTAAAGTGGGTCAATACATCTGTATCGCTCACGGACGTTGGACCCGCGGTGTTAAGATCAATGATGGAACGGGAAAATTGACCGTTAGAAAAGTTGACAACAACGACATCCTCCTGGTGAGTGATGAGCCAGTAGCCGATTACACAATGAGTGATAAAGTCTAACCAATGATAAATAGTAGTGTAGTTCGCGGGAGTGGAATCCCCAACTACTCTAACGCTTTAGAGGAGCATCAGCATGACTATTTATTACCTCATGGTTAAGACCCATAATATCACTGGGTTAAAATACCTATGTCAAACCAAACGAAAAGATCCATTAAAATATTTGGGCTCAGGTTTACATTGGGGACGGCATCTTGCCATCCATGGTAAAGCAATCACAACCCTAATCCTCAAGGAATGTAGTTCAATTGAAGAAATAAAAGAATATGGATTATATTATAGTGAATTGTGGAATATAGTTGATAGCGATGAGTGGGCAAATCTAAAACCTGAGGATGGTCAGGGCTGGGGTGAAGGTGAACATCACCCGATGCGTGACCCAACGATTCGCGCAAAAATACAAGGTGACAACAATTACCAACGAAAACCGGATTATAGTTGCAGCCAAACTACAATAGACAAGATATCAGGTCAAAATCATTACAAAAGTCGGTCGGGGTATATTCCTATTGAGGTAAGTCGGGCTACTAAGAGTAAAATGTCAGCGTCACACTGGACAAAACAACCAAATGCAGGTGAAGTTAAATCCAAGATATCCGGTAAAAATAACTATCAATATAATCCTACCATCTATTGTTTCCATAATACTATTAATGGAGAGATAATAAGGATGACGCGGTCTGAATTTAAAAATTATACAAATATGCCTAACAATCGGTTAGGAGCATTGATCAATAACAAAAAATATAAAGGGTGGAAGATATTAGATATCCCACCAAATGATGTTGACATATGATATTGTTTCTGTTAAAATAAACTAACTTTTAAGGAAAATGAAATGCAATGGTTAGACAAGTGGATCAGCAAAAAAGTTAAACAAGCATGGGACGAGGCGAATAAGCCGGCACGTGATGTTGAGGCAGAGGCATACAACAGTATGAAGATGTCAACAATCGGTGGAGGACTAAAGAATACTATCAGCGGTTCCCCCAGGGCAATCGGAATGCAGTTCACGGTGTATCAGGCAAACGGCGGGCATGTACTGGAGTATCAATATTACGATCCCAAAACAGACAGACACGCTAACAGCCTGCATCTTATCACTGTCGATCAAAACATGGGCGAAGTGATCGGTCACGCAATAACTCTTGAAATGTTGAAACGATGAGTATGATTTCACAACTTTGGGTAGAGCGTTACCGACCGAAGGTCATTGCTGATTATGTTTTTGTCGATGAACGACTGAAACAACAAGTAGAGGGTTGGGTTAAAGCAGGTAGCATCCCTCACTTACTATTGTCAGGTGATCCTGGCACAGGTAAGACTACACTGGCAAAAGTTCTGATCAATGAACTGGGTGTGTCTGACTATGATGTGATGGAAATCAATGCGTCCAGAGAGCGCGGTATTGATATTGTTAAGACGAAGATCAATGGTTTCGCTCAAACTATGCCTTTCGGTAAGTTCAAGATCATTCTACTTGACGAAGCAGATTACACAACGCCTGACTTTCAAGCTGCGTTACGATCTGACATGGAAGCGTATGCCGATACAGTCAGGTTCATTCTGACATGTAACTACGAGGCAAAGATCATTCCGGCGCTGCGTGAAAGTCGCTGTCACAAGGTTCACATCGCCAAGCCAGATCGTGTTGAATTTACTGCACGGGCAGCAACAGTTCTTGTCACAGAAGGCGTCGAGTTTGACCTTGACACTCTTGACAGTTATATTCGTGTGACTTATCCCGATCTGCGTAAGACGCTGAATCAACTTCAAGTCAACAGCAGCACCGGTAAGTTGTTGCCACCGCAGGTGTCAGGTTCCAGTGAAAATGAACTGCTTATTGAAGCAACGACTTTGATCAAAGCAGGGAAGATTCTTGAAGGACGACAACAACTGATGCAGTATATTGCGCTGTATCCTACCCGGATCGAGGACACCTACAAGTGGATGTACGAAAATCTTGATCTGTGGGGCAAGTCGAATGAAAAACGTGACGCCAGCATCATCATAATCAGAAATGGTCTGGCAACGCTGCCTCTGGTGGGCATCCCTGAGATATCGCTGGCAGCTTCGCTGGTTGAACTTACTACTTAGGAACAAACATGAGATACTTACTTATTACATTCGTCCGTAAACCGGGCGGTCAGATTGACGAAATGGTCACTGTGTCGAAGCGAGTAAAGACTTCTGATCTGCAAACTTGTAATGTGATTATGGATTACGGCAAGAAGAAAGTCGATAAGTGCGTTATCGAAGGCAAGGTCCTGGAGCGAGACTGGGAAAATATGAATGGGTACTACAAAAAGATTTACCCTAAATTGATCGATCAGCTTGAGAAAGAAGCACCGATCACAACTAAAGCAAAGAAATAAAAAACGGGGCCATGAGCCCCGTTTAGTTTATGAGTACAATCTAAGTACCTGTTCAATGATTCTGTGTCGCTGAACATCTTTAACTTCAAACTCACACGCAGTAATCCCTGCTACCGGCCGCTTATCTAATCTGTTAACTAAATCTAACAAACCATTATCTGCTTTCTTCTGGTCTGTCTGATCGGTATCACCTGTCAGGATAATCTTGGAGTTCTGTCCAATACGTGTCATCAACATCTTTAACTGTCCTGGTTTGGCATTCTGGCCTTCATCAAGAATGATGATAGAGTCTTTGAACGTGCGACCACGCATGAATCCAAGAGGGGAGAACTCAATGGTCTGTTCGGCCATCATCTCTGTAAGTTCTTTGACAGTGTAATACTCATGCAGAATATCAACCATTGGACGAACCCAAGGGGCAAGTTTTTCGTTCAGATCACCTGGCAAGAAACCGTGATCTTCATCTTCAACAGCAACCGCAGGGCGTGTTAACACAATGCGTTTACACTCACCGGCGCGTAGTGCTTTGACTGCTGCAAGAATAGCAAGATACGTTTTACCGGTACCGGCTGGTCCAGATACGACTACGATATCTGTGTCTTGGTCAAGTAAAGCAATGATGTATTTTTCTTGGTTGAGAGACTTGGGGACGAGAACGACTGGCCTTTTGTTGACTTTTGGCGCTTTTTGAGTTTGAGCAAAGTCTATTGTTTTGGAGTCGTTTAGATAAAATGATTTTTGGTTCTTTCTTTTGTCTTGTAAAAATGGGATATCCTGATCGCGTACAGCACTTGTGCGTTTTCTTGACATGTATAGATCCTTTAAGGAGTGTGAAATGAGAAGACCATCTTCTCAATAGTATTTAAGTTGTGTTCATCCTTAAGATAGTGCTAGTTATTGCTTAATGCGGTTTACTAAATATTAAGCTAGATGCATACTCCATCCGCTTACTGATTTGCGATTGCCTAAAACCAGTTCATTAATATTACCGGGGTGCAAATTATATGCTATTACCAGTGCTTTCTTAGTAGAATTAACTATCGTATTGGTCGCTGAGTGAAGGAATGAATATCTAGTAGCCGGGATGTCAGACAATCTCCATCCCTTTAAGAATTGTAACTTGCCACTAGTCAGTTCCCCGACTCCGCTCTTATACATACCGAATTCCCTACAAAATTCCGACCGAACCATTCTGACATGTCGGTCAGTCTCATTGTGATAAAAATCATAGATGGTGTGGTCATAATTATACGCATTTTTACCTTTAATATGATTTTTTGCAATTATTTTGATATGCTCGTATGAGCGTGATGTTACTCTCCCGTTGTACCTGCTCATTCTACACATCGTCATAAATGCATAACACATTCTTGCCTTATGTTCACTGGTTGTTATCTTAGTAAGTAACCAATGGGCGATAAAATGTTCTCGTATGGTAAGTGCAACGGTGTGAGTACCGCCCATTGACTTAGGAATAAAATGGTGCCGTTCAACATTTGTTTTAAGTCGCGCCCTTTGTTGAGCGTTAATAATAAGTTGCACATACCATGCGCTGTACTTGTTATTTAAGAATACGTTTGTATTAAGGTGCTCGGCGAGTGAATAAATAGTCATGCTGATGATCCTCCAGATCGTTAGAGAGGGCGGGAATCTCACCTCCGTGGCTCTCACTTTTATTTATGCCAAAACTACAAATAAAGATAAATACTTAATATGAAAACAGCCGACGAATTTTTCGATAACATTGACTACCCCAGCATCATTGACACTATCAAAGGTATCTATACCTCAGATGGATCTATGTCAACCCTACTCGACTTTGAGCGATGCTTGGACGAAGCCAATCTTTACGCATTTAAGAACTGGGAACTTGGCGAGTTGGTAGACGGACCGCGAGTGAAGAAATACACGGTGTCATGCGTATTCATGTGGCCGCACAAGCTGATGCCCGATCCACGCGGCGCCAAGAGATTACTGTCTGTTGGGTGCAAGATCAAGTTCAAGAAAACAAAAATCAAAGTCCCGGTTCAAGTAGAAACACCCGATGATTATCTACCCGGCGGCCGATATCCGAAGTCAGTTATGAAACCAATCTGGTTGATTCTTATTCAGATCCCAACAGAGTTGATGGATGATGTTAAAGAAGGTTCTATTGATCTTGCTGATCAAACTATTGATCTGGAGGAACTTGACGATTCGTATGACGAGGATCTGGATCAAGATGACGGCACTGAGGACGAGGAGCCAGGTGGTCAGCCCGGTCCTGAAGATCAAGGTGCTCCGGGACAAGCAGGCGGAATGCCACCCCCACCACAGATGTAATATGAACAAAATACTATCAGAAGGTTTAGATTGGCATGACCTCGAAGGTCAGCTTGAAAAAATAGTCAGTGTTGATGACTATAGCGCACACATGGGCGAAGATTGCGATATCGTGACTCTGGCTTTCATCATCAGATCAGAACGAGCAGGCAACGATCTTGTTGACTGGTTCGAGCGCGGATATGATTGGGTGCTTGATGCTCAAGTAAGCGAAGGTGAACTACGTCCCGGTCGTTATGTTGTGTTCGTTGAGCTAAGTCGCCGCACAACTGTTCCTGAAAGAATCATTGAGTTGCTTGCAGACATGGAAACACTTACTGATATTCCATTGAAAGACTGGACTATCAAAGTTGACGATGAAGAATATCCCGCTGAAGAAGATGTGCTAAGTCAGGTCATCGTTCTTTCTCCGCATGAGTATCGTGAAGAAGAAGAAACCAACGACAACGAAACTGAAGAAGGACTTAATGAAGTTCGCAAGGCGGCAGGCATTCCAGTTAAGCAGATTTATAATGCTGCTGATACTGAGATGAAAAACTACAAGGCGTTAGCAGGCCTGTAAATGGCAACTATACTGGCAAGAAAAGTCCAGGACGAGATTCCAATTGCGACTGACGATGAGGCTGAAAGTCTACTTGTCGCAGATCCTACAGTAACCCAATTCTCGTCAAACTACGGTTCCAATCAAGGAACCTCTTTCGGTTCTACATATAACAACAACCAATCAAATAGTTCGACCCCAGTGTTAACTGGTGCTGCACCGTCGAACGCCGCATCAGGTGCTGACATTTTGGTAAAAGCAGACGAACACTGGATTAACAGACGCTGGCGCCCTGCAATGGGTTGGTTGTATATGGCAACTTGTCTGTTCGACTTCATCCTCTTTCCGATTCTATGGAGCATATTACAAGCACTGACAAAAGGATCGGTAACTATGCAATGGCAACCACTGACCTTGCAAGGTGCCGGTCTGTATCACATCGCTATGGGCGCGGTGCTTGGCATCGCAGCATATGGCAGAACTCAAGAAAAGATTTCCGGATCCAATTGACATTTATTCAAATATAGTGTATAATACGCTATGGACCATTATAAAACGCTCGGCGTCACGAAGACTGCCACGCAAGACGAAATCAAATCTGCTTACCGAAAACTAGCAAGCAAGCACCACCCTGATAAAGGTGGCAACACAGGTGAGTTTCAGAAGATTCAGACAGCATACGACATACTTGGTGACGCAGATAAGCGACAAGAATATGATAACCCTCGCCCTCAAATGGGCAGCGGCTTCCCAGGTGGATTCAACTTCGGTCACGGTGGCAATCCGTTTGAAGATATGATGAGCCAGATTCTCAGACAGCGGCACTCGCAGCCACAACAGCAAGTATATCGAACGACTATCTGGATCTCATTGGAACAGGTGTATAGCGGCGCCGAGCAAATACTTCAACTACAAACACCAACTGGTACACAGACTGCAAAAGTAGCAGTGCCAAAAGGGATTCAAGATGGTGGACAGGTCCGTTTAGAAAACATCATCGAAGGTGCCTCTCTGATAGCAGAGTTCCGAACTCACCAGCATCTCAAGTATACACGACACGGGCAAGACCTGGTGTGTAATCAGCAGATATCAGTTCTGGATCTGATTGTGGGCACATCATTTGAGTTCCAGACTATATCCGGTAAAACACTTGAGGTAACTATCCCACCCAAAACACAACCATATAACCAGATGAAGATAGCCGGTCATGGATTGCCGATTCCAAATAGTCCGGCGTTTGGTGACCAAATAATCTTGCTTAAACCATTCATACCTGTTACAATAGACGAATCGATAACTAACGCTATTTTGCAGGCCAAAGCAAAGTAAATATTTAAAAGGAAATACATGACCAACTCACCTGAAACAGAAGCAATCATTGAATCGGCGATTGCCTTCGCAAAAGAGCGCAAACATCAGTATTGCACCATTGAACATCTTTTACTTGCGTTGGTAAGTCACCCGCCATTCAAGAAATGTCTGACAAGCTTCGGCGCTGACACTGATGCACTAATCAATGAACTTAGTGCGTATCTGGGCAGTCTTCATGCTATCGTTGCAAATGTCGCCCCTGAAGAGGAAGTTAATCCTCGCAGGACAAACTCACTGGAGCGCGTGATGAATCGATCAGTGACACAGGTTCTGTTCACCGGACGCAAACAAGTCACCACAATTGATCTGTATCTGAGCATCGCCACAGAAGCTAATAGTCATGCTCACTACTTCCTGTTGAAGTACGGTGTCATTCGCAACGAGTTTGTTCAACACTGGCAAAAGACTTACAAGGGCGCTGAATACACAACTGCTTTGTCAGATGGTCAAGCTGACGAAATCCTCGAAGAACACACAACTAATCTTACTCTACTTGCTAAACACGGCAAGCTGGAGCCGATGATTGGTCGTATTCAGGAGCTTGATGACATTGCTAATGTATTGGCAAAACGCTTTAAATCAAATGTGTTGATGGTGGGCGACCCCGGCGTAGGTAAGACAGCAATCGCAGAAGGTCTTGCCCAGATGATCGTTGATAAGTCAGCGCCTGAGTTCCTACATGATCACGAAATGTATTCGCTTGAAATCGGATCATTGCTTGCTGGCAGTAAGTATCGCGGTGACTTTGAAGAAAAAGTCAAAGCAGTTCTGGAAGCACTGAACACCAAGAAGAAAGCTATTCTGTTCATTGACGAAGCTCATACGATGCAGGGCGCCGGCGGCAGCACCTCAGGTGCAGTTGACTTTGCGAACATGATTAAGCCAGCTATCACCAAAGGCACTCTGAAAGTTATCGCCTCGACAACTTGGGAAGAGTATTACGAATCGTTTGAAAAGGACAGGGCGTTGATGCGTCGATTCTATCGTGTGTCTATTGACGAGCCAAGTCACGATTCTACGATTCGCATCCTGTCTGGTCTCAGTACACGACTAAGCGACTTTCACGATGTTCAAATCACTGACGAAGCAATCACCGCAGCAGTTGATTCAGCAGCGCGATACATTCACGACCGCAAGAATCCTGACAAGTCTATCGATGTGCTTGACGGCGCCTGCGCTAAACAACGTGTGCTTGGCAACAAGCAAGCAGTGATCACTAAAGAGTTGATTCACGAACAAGTTGAACGCATGACCGGTGTACCTGCTGAAAAGTTGTCAGGTGACAACTATGATCGTATTGCATCGCTTGAGTTGAACATCAAGGGCAAGCTGTACGGGCAAGATGAAACTGTCAGTCAAGTGTTGGAACGCATCTATGTCAGCTTTGCAGGTATCGGAAACGACACCAAGCCTACAGCATCGTTTATCTTCACTGGACCAACTGGTACTGGTAAGACAGAACTGGCACGACTGTTAAGCAAAAATCTTGATATGCCGCTGCTCAAATATGATATGAGTGAATACAGCGAGAAACATTCCGTGTCAGCATTGATCGGTCCGCCCCCGGGCTATGTAGGCTTCGGTGACAGTCAAGTTGGCGGCGGCCGATTGATCAATGATCTGAGCAAGAACCCGCACAGCATCATGCTATTTGATGAAGTTGAAAAAGCTCATCCTGATATCTTCAACATCTTTCTTCAAATGCTTGACGAAGGACGCATCACTGGTTCGAATGGTAAAGAAGTCAGTTGCAAAAACTCTATCATCATCATGACCAGTAATCTCGGTTCTGCTGATGGCGAGAAGAATAACATCGGCTTCGGCACACAAGAAAAGCACGGTGAAGATGACAAAGCACTCAAGGAATTCTTCAAGCCTGAATTCAGGAATCGCATCGATCTGATCTGTAAGTTCGGCAAGCTGGACACCCTGGCGATCAAGAAAATCGTTATCAAGTTCACTGAGGAACTGAAAAAATCTCTTATTGAGAAACATCAGATTACATTCTCGTTATCTGAGCCGGTTGTCGAGTTCCTGGCAAATCAAGGTTACGATCCTAAGATGGGCGCCAGGCCCCTTGGTCGTAAGATTGACGAACTGGTCAGAATTCCGCTGAGTAAGAAGATTCTGTTTGAGCGTGTGAAGAATGCAACTGTCACGGCGGTGATGGTTGACGGTGCAATCGGGTTCAATGTAGTTCAGAAAGTCAATGCTCACATCGGTGAAGATGGAGTGATTCAGCTTGAAAGTTGAGAGCAGAAATAAACTATGGTACGGTAAATACACTTACCGTGCCAAGTTTACTTTAGTTGGAATCAATCGCACATACGCCTGTAAGACTTTCCTTCAGTTTTTAAAGAAACTAGAACAAAATCTCAGCGATAAGCCAAACGCGCCTTGGGCATCGGAATGGCAAAGTAGACTTCAAAGAGAAATCAAAGAGGTTGAGTTAGATTCGATTGAGAACTATATCAACTGGCGCGCCAAGTTCACGGGGAAAGGTGGTCCTGCTCTGATTCGCTCAGAGAGTAATTCTGCCGCAGTGTTCAGTAATGATCTGGCTCTATTACAGACATTACAAAACATCGATCCTGATCTAATTATCATCTTTACCAGAGTTGATAACAATATCCCTGAGGGGCACAAGTATTACGCTAAAGAGCCACCTCACAAGTTTCGCGTATATTTACGATCAATGGATCTGAAAGAACTGCCGTCATTCAGACAAGACTTAAAAGAGTTTTTTGAGCGATACCTGAACACAAAAACTGTAGTTGTTCCAAGCAGGGCCCTAACTCAATGGTTAAGACAGACTACCAGTTCTTGGCGTATGCGATATTGCTACGAACACTTCTATATAGATTATGACAATCCAAGCACATATACGCTGATATCACTGATGTTTGGTGATATGCTCTCTGCAATGTATAAATTAGAAAAGCGCCCACAGTGATAAATACTTGAAGGAGTATTTATTACCATGGCTCAGATACAATCAGAAACAATCGTTATCACGTTTTCCAAGTTAGTCAAATCAGACGTAGGTGCTGACGCAATCACCAGCGAGGAAACAATTCTGGCACTTGAACAAGTCGCACAAGAGTTAGTCGCCGCTGGCGTAGTAGTTGAAGTGACAAAAGCATAATGTCTCAATCTACGACACTGATCCTGTTGCCACAGACGGTATACGACGGTGGCGCAAACTATGAAGCATATACTGTCACTGGAAATGCTCAACACGCCGCTGGTTATTATCTTGGCAACCGTGATCTACAAACAGTAAGTCTGAGCCTGACTAATGTGACAGGTAACATCGTCATTGAAGCAAGTTTAGCAACGACACCCGGCGCTCTGGACTGGTTCAAAGTATACGAACTTGAAGCAAATAACACTTCAAACGTAAACGCCAATGCGTCTACTTACTCTAACATTGAAGGCAACTTTGTCCACATGAGAGCAAAGGTAGAAGGATTCTACAACGGCATCGTGAACTTCGTAAAACTTAGCTATTAAAATGAAAACAATCGTCGTAATGCCAGGAGGCTTTCATCCGTTTCACGCAGGACATTATGCTCTGTATAAATCAGCAGTGGAGGCCTTTCCCGGCGCTGATGTGTATGTCGCTGCAACAAACGATCAAAAAGCACGACCTTTCCCGTTTGCGATTAAAGAGAAACTTGCTAAGATAGCCGGCGTTGCTCCAGGACATTTCGTTCAGGTGTCAAGTCCATTCAAAGCAGCAGAGATAACTCAGCACTACAACCCTGATCAGGATGTGCTGATCTTCGTCCGTTCAGAGAAGGACCGAAACGAACAACCTAAGCCCGGTGGCATGAAGAAGGACGGCACCCCATCTTACTTTCAGCCATATACAGGAAAAGGTATGCAGCCGTTCAGTAAACACGCTTACTTCGCCTATCTGCCTACGGTAGAGTTTGGTCCTGGCATCACCGGCGCAACAGAGATTCGCAATGCCTGGCCGACATTGAATCCTACTCGCAAGACAGCAATGGTTATGAGCCTGTATCCAGCAACGAAACAGAATCCTCAGCTGGCTGCGAATGTAGTCAAGATGATGGATCTTGGCATGGGCGGCCAGCCCGAAGTGGATGAGAGTAAAGAGGAGGCACTTCAGTATGCTACTCAGGCTCATGCCGGACAAACGAGAGCAGGTGGTGCTCCTTATATTTCACATCCGATAAGTGTAGCAGATTCAATCAAGCAATACAAGAAATCACACAACCTCGATGCGTTAATCAGTGCTGCACTATTACATGATACCGTAGAAGATACTGACACCACTCATGAAGCCCTACACGATTTATTCGGTGGTTTAGTTGCCTCACTAGTTCAAGAACTAACTAGCGACAAAGAGAAGATTCAACAAATGGGCAAAGCTGATTATCTGGCACAGAAAATGGCTGCTATGAGCAGTTATGCTCTGGTGATAAAACTTGCCGATCGACTCGACAATGTTCAAGATATTGCTACTGCTAAAACTCCAGAGTGGAGGGCGAAGTATAGGGCAGAAACTGAAAAGATTTTAGACTATATTGAAAAGCATCGCGCCTTATCAGGAACGCACCAGAAGTTAATAGAACTTATCCGTAACAAGTTAGGCGAGATTGATAGTCATCAAGGTGTAACAGAAGACACCTCATCCTCAAGTCTTCCGGATGTTCTGTATCACGGTGGTGAACACCAGATAAGCAAGTTCAGAATTCCACCCTACGGTGTATTTTTCAGTCCCCATAAAGAATGGGCAGAGGAATACGGTGACGCGCTAACTACCGCAAAAGTCAACGCCACGAAAGTGTATGTCGCCGATTCTGATAACTGGAACGATCCAAACTCGTTTGACGCTAAAGTGCTTGACGCACTGTTTGACCGTGACTATAAAACTTTGGCAGTATGTGTCAAAGTATTACAGGCTCGAGGCTATCAGGCACTTCAAACGCAGACTGACAGCGAAATGGTTGTGGTGTTCCCGGGAACTGAGATTCAAGTATTACCGCCGGATGAAGGAGTTGAGTTAAAATTCAACTCAAATTCACTCAACGAAAGTCAAATCTATTCGTATTTTAAGAAGAAATATTCTCTCTACGAAAGTGAAAAATTCCCACAGAGAATGGTATCAAGTATTAAAAAGATAAATGAAACAGACAACCATAATGAAATTAAACAATTTATCCATCGGGTTGAAACCTTTGACTATCCTGGTCGGATCAAAGTAGGAGATTCCTTGGCAGTTTTAGATTTTGAGATAAACTTCGCCTGGAAAGAAATTGAAGGTCGTGGATTTACACAGGCAAAAAGAATAACAAAAATATCGGCTGATAGCGCCGGAATAAATTATATAGAATTTGAAGACGGTGACCGATATCCTAGACTTGCAAAAGCAACGTTCGGAGATAAACAACGACCCATGGAATTTGCCGCGTATTTTAAAAAATCAAATGATGCGGAACACGCCATTACGGTATTAGGGTTGATCGTGCCCGATACATGGGAATACAATACCAGTGAAATTCAACGTGGCAACACTTCTGAAGTTGACGAACAATTCACCACTAATCTGACAACCGAGGGTGACCTAAATGAACTCCATTCGGACACCTTACATAGTTATGCAGGAAAGGCATGTGACCGTAATACCAAGAGTATTAGGCAAGCAGATTGGAAACGAACTACCCCGGATGAGAGAGAGAAGATTCACCAAAAAGTTCTAAGAAGATGTGACGGTATAGGAAGGGCTTTGGACAAGGATCATGCCAAGCAGGAGAATGAACTGTTGAAGAATATTCCACCTCATTTACGCAAAAAATTAAGGCTTCCTGAACCATATGTTGATGAAGGCTCGGACATCCAGTTGTCCAAACCAATCAAACCTTTCAATCAGGTTAAACAATATCCTCTGACCGCCCTGCTATAGGGTAAATAGAAATATTTTGAGCCACTTTGGCCAGAGTAAATATTTCTATCTTACAGAGGATCTCATGGCAAAGAAAAAAGAAGCAGCAACTATTCCAGTTGAAAAGTTACAAGAAATCGTAGAACAAAACCCAGCAGCACCGGTATCCGAACCTGCTCCCGGAACAGTACAAGTCAACGTAGACTTTCTGAAAACAACACGGGTTCACATTGGAATGCCATGTTATGGTGGTATGCTGACTGAATCTACATTCATGTCGTTTATCAAGTGGTCAAACACCGCACGACAGCTTGGCATCGATTGGACATTGGAAACAATGGTCAACGAATCGCTTATCTCTCGCGCACGAAACACACTGACAGCAAAGTTTTTGGACATGCCAGATGCCACTCACTTGTTCTTCGTTGACGCAGACATTGGTTGGGAACCATGGCACCTGTTAGTTCTGTTGAATCGTGACGTTGACGTTATCGGTGGACTATATCCAATGAAGACAATGCCAGTCAAGTGGGTTGTTAATGGATTTGATGGTGCCGAAGAAGGACCTGATCAACTACAAGAAGTCAGCAAAGCGGGCACAGGCTTCCTGTTGATGAAGAAACACGTATTTGAGAAGTTGAAATCTCACCCGGCAGTAAAGCAATATGTGAACGATATCGGTCTTGATCCGAAATATGACAAACATCTGAAAACATATTTCGACACCGCAGTTCGTCAAAATCGTTACTATAGCGAAGACTGGTGTTTCTGTGAAAACTTTAGAGATATCGGCGGAAAAATTTGGATGGACAAACGAGTTCTGCTGCGTCACACCGGCACTTATACTTTCTGTATGGAAAATCAGGAACACTTGTTGAATACGATCGGACCCATGTATTTAGATCAACAGCGACAAAAAGGCTTCAAACTAATAGACCAAGACGGAAACGAGATTAAGTAAAGTCTTTATCAAATAAAAGGCTCTTCGGAGCCTTTTCCTATCCTCGCAGTAATAGGACTAAATAATAGTATGATTGCTTATTCTAAACTAAATCCACCAACTGGCTTCTATGTATATATGTGGCTTCGGGAAGACCAGAGTCCATATTATGTAGGAAAAGGTATGACTCGCAGAGCTTGGCGATCAGGATCTCCAATTGATCAAACCCGCATTGTTATAGTTGAGCATATGCTCACTGAGGAGGAAGCGTTTAGTAAGGAACGACAACTCATTAAAGAGTACGGTCGTAAAGACCTCGGAACAGGCATATTAAGAAATATGACTGATGGCGGAGAAGGAGCATCAGGGCAGGTACAGACAATTGATACTATTGAAAAGCGACATAAAACACGCAAAGAAAATGGAAATTGGGGCAACGCATCACTGATAGGTAGTAAACAAGCGGCGGAAGAAATATCCAGAAAAAGCGAAAGACAACGCGGTCAAAAACATTCTCCTGAGCGTAATGCGAAGCGCAGTGCAGCATTGAAGGGTAGAAAGTTATCCCCTGAACATATAGCCAAGCGAACTGCTACGGTAACTGGCAGAAAACAACGACCTGAAGTTATTGAAAACCGATCAGCGCAACTAAGAGGGCGAAAGCAAGAGGTGATAACTTGTCCACATTGTGGCAAATCCGGCGGGTGCGTAGTTATGAAGAGGCACCACTTTGACCATTGTAAATCTATCCGATAAATACTTGATGGATCTCAAAGAACTCGACTCATTTAAACTGGCAGACGCAGTGACTTTTCACACGGAACTGAACCCTAAACTTTTCAGAGGTCGTCACCTACATCCTGAAGTTGAAAAGCAACTGAAAATCATCGCTGAAGATTTCATTGAAGAAATGGGTCTGTCTGATATTAACGTGGTTGATATCACAATCTCCGGTTCAAACGCAGCATACAGTTATACGAAACACTCTGATCTAGATTTACATCTACTTGTGGATATGTCGAAGTTAAATAATGACGCAATGTATCTGGAGTTGTTTGATGCGAAAAAGACAATCTATAACGACACACACGACATAACAATCAGACACATTCCAGTTGAGTTGTACATTCAGGATTCAAATCATCAGGTTACAAGCGTCGGTGAGTATAGTATTCTGCGTGATGAGTGGATCAGAATCCCAAGTAAGCGTAGAGCAAACTTCGATCAAACAGCAACGGCTGCGAAGTATGAAAAACTGTCGAAGTTGATAGACAGAGCGTTGAAAACATCTGACCTGAATAAGATAAATCATCTGATCAAAACAATACATCGCTACAGACAAGCAGGGCTTGACCAAGGCGGCGAGTTCGGACCAGAGAATCTTGCATACAAAGCAATACGAACAACTGGCCAGATCACTAAGCTGTATGCTCTGCGAGATAAACTTCATTCCAGAAGATTGAGTATCGAGGGACAGTATTCTCAATTGGAAGAATCAACGTCTACTCTTCCTAAAGTATTGTATCATGTGACTCCGGCGAAGAATCTGCCTGGCATAATGAGTAAAGGGTTGATACCGAAAGTAGGAAGTAGATCAGCACAAATATACAACGAACAATCTGGTATATTCTGTTTCCCCGATAAGGTATCAGTCGAAGATGCGCTGATGAATTGGTTAGGTGATCAGTTCGATGAGAATGAAACTCTGGCACTACTGGCTATAGATTCGACAGGACTACAAGGTAAATATACTCCTGGTGCAGAATATGAAGTTGTGATTACTTCTCCGGTCCCAGTCAGTAATATAAGTGTCGCATCAAAAGATGTAGACGCGATGTTTGAATCAGCATCAGGTTACATCCCAAGCAACGCTCAAAAGAATGATCCAAGATACAAAACAGCGTTAACTGTAGATATCAAGCCGGATACGATCCAAGTAAATGCTAAAAAATTAGGGTTAGGTGGAATAAAAAGATCAGGAATTCCTCAGTTTGCCCGGGCCGATGGCAAAACAAAAAGATAAATAGTAGTGTAGTTCGCGGAAGTGGAATTCCCAACTACTCTAATGCCCAAGGAGCAATCAGCATGACTATTTATTATCTTATGGTTAAGACCCATAATATTACCGGTTTAAAATATCTTTGTCAGACAAAACGCAAAGACCCACACAAATATCTCGGATCCGGTAAAGATTGGTTGATCCATCTCATGCGTCACGGAAAAGAACATTCAACTGAAATTATTATTGCCTGTCAGAGCAGACAGGAACTGTACTATTGGGGAATGTATTATAGTAGCCTATGGAGGGTAGTAACCGGCCAGGATGATTTCGGCAATAAAATATGGGCTAACCGGATTAAAGAAAACGGCGGGGGCGAAGGTATGACTTCGGCGCTAGCCACTGAAATTCAAAATAGGCCGGCTACAAAACTTAAAAATTCAGATTCCCACAAAATGTTATGGAAAAATAAAGAATATATTAAAAAGCAAATAGATGCCCACCAATCCATAGATTATCGCACTCGGAATAGCGTACTTCAAAAAGAAGTACAAAATAGACCCGAAGTTAAAGAAAAGTTGAGTGGCAAAAATAGTTACAAATACGATCATACAATTTACACCTTCATCCACACTACAGGGATTATAGAAACGTTAACTCAATACGACCTAATTAGGAAATATGATCTATGTCAGCCAAATTTAAATTCAGTTGTCCGTAATAAAAGACGAATACACAAAGGCTGGACGATAGCATAACCATAATCCGCCCTTGCTTCGAAAATAAACTCTCTTTAAACCAATTTTGATAAATAGTATATAAGTGGAAATATACTATGCAAATCAAACACCTCGAAGAATGTTCAACAACTGCAGGCGCTGTAGCAACATTCGCTCAACCATTTGAAACCGTTCAAAAGCGCACTCCGGAGAAGAAACTTAAAGGTAGCAATCTACTCAAAGGTATCAAAACTTCAGCGAAGTATGCTAACAGCCTACACGAAGGCGAGGGTTTCCCGCATGATGTAGATCACATGCCCGGTCAAACTATCAAACACCAGAATACAAACTGCACTGCTTGTCATGGTCGCAAGGTGCAGTATAAACTCGGTGGCAAACTATACCCAGACAATAAGAAAGGTGCCACTAAAGTTATATGCCCAACTTGCAACGGTACCGGTGATAAGGAGCATACCGACACAGAAGATGGCCGCAATTATGCTAATGCGTTTGGTACATACCAGTATGAGTCAGTCGAAGAAGGCGCCAAGGTAGATCGCATGGTCGGTCATGTCAAATCAAGCGAGAAGAAACTTGGCAAGTCCTCGAAAGAAGCAGAAAATATCGCCTGGGCAACCGCCAACAAGCGTGGTATGCTTGATAACAAGAATAAGAAGGTGGCGGAAGGCTTCTCTAATGATATGTCTACAGAAGATATGATTGCGTATCTAAGACAGCACCACGATGAGAATCTACACCCCGATTATCTAAATCATCTTACTAATACGAACAGCAAGTTTGTGCTAAAAAATATCCCACTAAATTCCATCAGAACTGAATTGTCAGGATTAGATAGAACAAAAGTAGAGCAATACAAAAAGATGGACTTTAGCAAGGCTCCCCCTATAGTAGTTGGTAGTGATGGTAATATATTAGATGGCTATCACAGAGCCAATGTAGCAAAAGCATTAGGGATCTCTACTATTAAAGCCTATGTTGGCATTAAAGGTCAGCAAGGTGTGGCGGAAGCAGACGATAAAAAAGAATGGCAAAAACAAAATGCTAAACCAAAACAGTTAGGAAAAACTGAAAAGTATTTCTCTACGAGACATACTACTAAAGATACTGGCGCAGCCGACAAAGAGCAAGGTGTGGCGGAAGGCTCCATATCTGATTTGTTGAACAAGGATCCTACATCTCCAAAATTTAACGACCATTCAGCACCACGCAAAACAAAACATTCTGGTAGCACCCCGACCCCATATGAGCAAGGCAGATTAGATGCCCACAGAAAAAAGTCATATAACAATATCCACAACAGCGAACAGGATGCAGAAGATTATAAAACTGGATATAGACACGTTAAATCTAGGCAAGGTGTGGCGGAAGCAAATACACTACCAGCAGGACAGGCTGTTGCAGCACAACCTCAAGCAGGTAAGAAGTCTGGCCCGATAAACATGGTGGGCCCTGATAAGAACAAGCACGTAGATGTTAGTGCTAATCCTTCTGTGGCACAATCTAATGACCCGGAATTAAGACGCAAATCTGAGTGGGCGCAGCGACACTACGGTGCTACTCTAAGCCCTGATGAAGCCATGAACAAGTGGATGCAGCGAGGACTAGACATTACTGAAAAGAACGATAAGCGCCACGACGCAGAGATTGCCAAACTGATGAAAGAAATAGCCGGCCTTAAACGTATCATTAATAACCTGCACCCGGCGGCAACCGGAGCATCTAACGTTGCTGAAGGTGAAATCACAGAAGATGATGTAGTTCTATCTGCTGACCGTCGTCGCCCTAAATCAGGACTGCTATCTAAACCAGAGCAGGCGATGAACCCCGCTGATGTGGTGAAGCTTGACGTTCCATTGCTGATCAGACTGCTTGAGTTTGCCAAGGAAGATGCGGCTGACGATATGGCTCTACATGATCTTGCTGAAAAGCTAGTAGCAGGTTGCCAACGTGGCAGAACTCTGACAATGAAAGACTATGATAGTCTTGTCCCTTCAACACCAGAAGCACCTGGCCCAGATGAACAGGAGGACTTCGAAGGCAAGTTCAATCAAGAGATGGATGAAATCAGTGATCCCGCAGTAAAGAGTTATCTTGGCAAAGCAATGACTGATACACTCACAGGTAAGAAAGATCGTAATTCTGGTATGAAACGTGCGATTAGCAGGTTAGCTGGGACAAATAAACCACTGACTAAATAATCGTATGAGAGCATTAGAGTTTTTAAACGAAATAGCAATGAATCCGAACTCCCTGAGAAGGGACGCCGAGAAGATCAACGCCATGGCAGGCATGGAGTTTGAGATGTATGTCCCGAACGCAGGTGGGCCAGACAATGACTACGAATCTGTGCCTGACTATAGTATGGATGAGCAGGCCAATGATATAGACTATATCATCCGCTTCTTTAACGGCGGCGATGGCTACAATGATCGTAGAGATTTAGCAATGCTGCGTGACGAACTTGAAGATGCTTACTCTGAATGGGGCATGGAGCAACAATCTGAACAGTGGCACCAAGAAGGTAAAGAACTGCTGAAAACATACATGGAAGAAAATGATTGGGACGCCGACGAAGCAATCGATCAAGCAATGAATGATCTTGGATTCACCGCAGAAGAAAAAGACGAAGCCAAAGACGGTGGAGACTCTGCAAAAGGCATACAGACAAGTAAAGAGTTACCTGATACGCCGGCGTATCATAACTGGGTCCGAGCCGTTACCGTTGCTGAAGAAGCATTTGATGAAAAAGTAGAAGAAGAATGGGACTCTCAAGGCAGGTTATATGACAAGGCCCGTGAAGAATGGGAAAATGATTGGGAATGTCCTGATCAACGTGACTTCCTACGTGATAACAACCTCCGTCGCATGAGTGATGTGGAAAATAACTACACTATTACATGGCCGTATCGCACCGCGCCTGAAGCCGGTGAGCTTGACATGGATTCAGTCGGTGAGATGTTCAGCAAAGCAATGGGTAAGAAAGTCATAACCGGTGGATATCATCGTGCCGGTCGTTCTCCAACTGCATACTCACTTGAACCGGACGGAAGTCTTGACTCACCGAATGAACCTGAAGATGGTGGTCTGGAATTCATCAGTCCGCCGATGTCTATCCCTGATATCATCGCTGATCTGAAGAAAGTTAAAGCATGGGCAGATGAGACCGGTTGCTACACAAACGAATCAACCGGTCTTCACATCAATGTCAGCGTGCCTCAAGGTGCCGACAGAGACTATGTTAAACTTGCTCTGTTGCTCGGAGATGATTACATACTTGAACAATTCGGGCGTGAAGCAAACACATTCTGTAAGTCAGCACTGGCCAAAGTAAAGCAATACGCAATGACACGTGATGCAGATGCCAAAGCAGTTCTGGAAAAGATGCGTTCAGGTCTTGACAAGTTTGCGTCAAAAGCAATTCACAGTGGCAACACAGACAAATACATCAGCATCAACAACAAAGGTGACTACATTGAGTTCAGATCGCCCGGCGGCGATTGGTTAGATGATAACTTCGACAAGATTGAAAATACGTTGTTGAGAACTGTAGTTGCGCTTGACGCCGCAAGTGATCCACAGAAGTATCGCAAAGAATATCTGAAGAAGCTGTACAAGATCCTGGCCCCAAAGGGTGAAGGCGATCCGATTGGTATCTTCGCCAAGTATGTCGCCGGTGATATGCCAGCAGCCGCCCTAAAAAGCTTCATCAAGCAGGTACAGCTACAAAGAAATATTAAGAAACAGGGCCCCGAAGTAGCAGCGCCGGCTGCTAGCATCAGAACACGCTCCGGTTATCTGACTCCTAATCAAGATTGGGAACCTGAAACAACTCAACCCGGCACTACGCCTGGTATGGTCCCGTGGGCGCTTGTTAATCGTAATACCGGTGAACACATTGGCGAACCATTTATGGCGCCACCGGGCGCCGTAAACGCCGGCGCATATGACCGAGCGATTGAGATAGTAAATCAAATGGGACTAACACCGGAGCAACGACGGGAACTCATCGTTCAACCGGCAGACTAATATGAGAGCCACAGAGTTTCTATCCGAGAGTCAGCAAACAACGCTGAATGATTTATACGACAGTGATCTTCCGGGGCGCGATGAATCTCTATGGGATGAGATAGGAACAATGGATCTTGACACGCCGTTGATGATTCATACGATGCCCCGATACAAAATAGAAATCATGTTGCTTGGTCAATACCGGGTCGAGCACCTTGATGAAATTGTTGACATGATGGCCCCGGATCAGAAAGAAATTCTTGAACGCTACATGAATGATCCAACATTAGCTGACAAAGTTATTGTGATATCTGAGCATAGGATCATCGACGGCAATCATCGTGCGTTGGCAGCAGCATATAAAGGCACTTCGATTAAATACATTGATCTATCAGAACTACAATGAGAGCCCATATATTTCTATACGAAACAATAGATCCTACAAGAGAGGATCTGGTCAGCGTGGCTCAATGGCTACACGCCGAACCTGATCAGATTGAAGTTCATATCAAGCATGAACCTATTGACAAGTTCCTGGGTCAGATCAAAGAGATGCACGGAACCTTCAATGAGTTTCCCAAAGACGAACGGCGAACAAACAAGATTCTTCGTCTGTTGAAACAAGGTGCCACTCCGATGCCAATGTATGTGGAGCAGGGCGATCCTGATCTATTCGTCATGGAAGGTCGCCATCGTATGGTTGCGTTCTGGCTCGCCGGAATGAAGACAGTTCCCGTGGCGTATGCGTCAAAGAAGTTAGACGAAACAATAAATCCTGATATTCTTAATAAAAAATTCAATCATACTCAAGAGATTGGTGATTATACTTACAAAGCGTCAGTTGAGATATTTATGGATGAACCATTGTTGAACATTAAAGCATATGATGGTAATAAAGAAATAGGTCAAATATTGTTTCAAATATTTGACTGGGAAGATGATACGAACGATGGATACATGGAAAGTGGCGGCACTGAAGTTGATCCAAAATATAGAAATAAAGGTGTAGCATCCACTATGTATGCGTATGCGAAGATGTTGGGCAATGATATAAGACCTAGTTTTCAACGAACTACAGCGGGTAGAGGAATGTGGGACGCATGGCAAAAGTCAGGTGATGATAAACATCTCGTCGCTGAGGATTCCTATAGTCCGCCAACACTACACACCGGTGACAAAATTTTGAAGGGAAAATTTAAGAACAGTCCTGCTGAGATTAAAGGCTTCGGTAAGGACAAACATAACCAGCCAACCTTGCGGACAAATAAAGGTGACATACAGTTGTTCAAGCCTCGAGTGGTTAAACTTATGCCGGATAAATTAGATGAATACGAGCGTGATACTCCCAACAGCAGACAAATCTTCTCCAAGTTAGAAGGGCTCGGATACAAGAAGTTAGGTCACGGTGCTGACGCCACAGTGTGGGCGAAGGATGATAATCATGTCATCAAGATTCTGATGCCCAGACGCACTTTGCCAAGTGATGTCACCAATGCTGAAAAAGGCTTTATGACCTTTTATGAATTCTGTAAAAAGCATCCGGAGTTACCTAATCTGCCGCGATTTATTGATATTGGTGGGCAAGGAACTACTGTGTTTGAAATTAACGGGACGCCGTATAGACAAATCGCAATGGAACGACTGTTGCCGATTCCAGACAAAAGCTTTGAGCAACGCATAGTGTGGTTGCTGAGTGATCTAGCAAAGATCAGAGCGCCCTGGAGCAATGTAGTCAGCATGTTGAAGAAGCCGGGTACTTGGCCTCCTAGTTGGCAGGAGATGCCTCAGTTGATTGCTGAGAGATTCGCTGACCCGGTAGTCAGCAAACAATTCGGAATATTATATTTGACAATGTCCAGGTTGTATCATGCTGGACTCAAATCTGGACTCGGTTGGGACCTTCATACCGAGAATGCAATGATGCGGCGAGACGGCACCATTGTTATCGTTGATCCGTATTTTACCTGAACACACCTTAGGACCGCAACTTAGTTGCGTGTGTGGGGTCGTCGCTCACCCTAATAACAATGGAGTCGTGCCCGGGTTTATTTAAAGAGCGACACTTTATTCTCCCTAGCATAAATACACTATGCGCGCCAATCAATTTATCACAGAATCAGCTTTAAATGACCTAGAGCGTCAACTACCAAGCCACCTTACTCACGGTCACAGTGCCCTTGACAATCTTATGCACAAAATTGCCCGTAGACATAATCTTACAGACGATGCACTACATGATATGTTCAAACGAAAGCACCTTAAGTCGCCACATGATCTGATCAAAGACAAACTACACGAAGAAGGTGATGATAATTCAGACGAACAAACCAGAGACTTCATCAAGTGGGCTATAGAAGTGCTGCATATTCAACAACCATATCCCAAGATCACTCTAAGCAAAGACTCAGACGCAGCCAGAGAAGGTCACCACACTGGATTGAACACTCCTGCTGCCAACACGATCTGGATTTATGTCGGGAACAGAAACCTTATTGACATTCTCCGTACTGTTTTCCACGAACTCACCCATACCAGACAATATCAGATGGGCATGGTCAAAGACGGCGACAGTTATCCCGGCAGCCCCATCGAAGTACTGGCTGATGCCATGGCCGGAAAGTATATCAAGATATACGGCAAGGAACATCCGGAGATATTCCAATGAGAGCAAATGAATTTATCAATGAGGGGATTGAACGACTACGACCTGACGATTACGAAGGTGGTAAGGGCTATTTAGGTGGCACAGACTCCGGCAAGAAAGTATCTGCCTTACCAGGTGGCAGCGGTCTTTTGTACAGTATAGGGAGTGGTAACTGGGGAAGCACCGCTATTAGAATTTGGGATCCGAACGGAGAAGACTTTATTCAGGCTAAACGAAGAGGTGCAGAATCAAAGCCAGTTATTCAACGCCGTCGATTCCATGGTAGAGTACGCGACTGGGAACGAGAACAACAAAAACTAAAAGCACCGGGTCAATTAATCGGTGAACTTACTGTGGATAAGGCAAAATCTTTTCCCCTGAAGAATGCTGTTAAAGTTGGAACAATCACAGTTGACGAGGACTATCGTGGCATAGGTCTGGCCAAAGCATTATACGGCATTGTGCTGACTATATTGAAGTTACCATTACTAGCCGGGACAAGTCAAACACCTGGCGGCCGCAAGAACTGGGTTAGCATATCAGGAATCCCGGGCGTGGATATGAAAGGGTATGTGTCTGTCCATGATGATAATTTAACTACCATAAAAATAGATCCCTACGCCCGGAGAGGCGATAAACAGTATGATGAAAAACGTAATAAAAAGGCTGATCAGACGATTGACATCATCATGGGACAATTAGGCGGACAGTATATTGGTAAGGGCGGGTATGGTTCCTTATACTTTGCATTTGATGTGCAGCCCAATGACACCGGGAAAGAATTAGAAGCCGCTGTAAAAACTAAGTTAAGCACTGTATATAGTGGTGAATATAACTCCGGACTATACGCCGTCTGGACAGGAAAATGAGATTATACGAGCGCAAACTACAGACCGGACAGACTATCCGCGAAACTGTATTCGGTAAACCTAAGCTAAAATAAAGTTATCTCAGCATTCCAGGTGCAAACCCCTCGGGGCAATCAAAGGTTAAAATAGAAACTTCCCCGTTATTAAACCAGTGTTTACCAAATGACGGATTATTAGCCCCGGTCATATTTATTCCATGCTCAACTCGCTTCTTTCCTGTATGGGCGGCAGCTACCTTAGCATTACGATCTGTAGAATATGTATATCCCTTTCTACTTTTGCTAATAGCCGCTCTGCGTTCCAAGGAATGTGGTCCCCTCTTTACACCCTTCAATGCCCGACTTTGTTTAAGACGCGCCTCTGATGATGGAATGGAGCCGAGGCGTTTTTCTCTGATCTTATCCTTAGTGTCTTGGGAATGTTTAAAACCAGAAATTCCCTCACCGCCCGCTGTTTTATTGCGAAGTATACCGGTGTTTTCATTTTTGCGACCGTACCAACGAATATAAAATCTTTCTAAAGCAAGCGCGCCGACCTCTGATAAGTTGGCCTCTAAAATAATTATTCTGGAATGATCTTTGGGTGTTCTGAATACTTCCGTTTTTGCGTGTTTCCATGCTCGCTTGTCCTGTCCCTTACCAATGTAATACGGGGTGTTATCATCACGCAAATATGCGTATGTATAAAATCCATCGGGTGGATTTTTGTATGAATAAATAGTCATGCTGATTGCTCCTCAAAAGCGTTAGAGCGGTTAGGGTCTGATCACCAGCGAACCGCACTATCTATTTATACCAAACTACTTGCTTTTATGATTTATTCGTTATATAATGAATCTTTAAAGGAATTTATCATGGATACAATTTTTAGTGGCGACCAAAAATTAAAGTTAAACGCGCTCTTTAACGAGTGTCTTCCGGTCATGACCGAAATCGAAACTCTCAGCGGGGGATTAACTGATACTATCAAAGCAGTAGGTGAGGAGTTAGAAATCAAACCCAGTATATTAAAACGGGCAATGAAAATCGCTCATAAAGCCTCACTTGGTCAGACTAATGTTGACCATGACGCGCTAAATACCGTACTGGAAGCAGTCGGGAAAACTCTCTAATGTCATTTGTTGACGCAATCCACAATAAAGACTCTGAGCAGATCGTTGTTGTAGAACGGGACAAGGACGGTAAGCGTCAGTATAAAGAGTATCAGGCAAACTATACATTTTACTACGCGGATCCCAAAGGCAAGTATCGCGGGCTGAGTGCGGGCACCGCACTCCCGGTCAGTCGATTCTCCTGCCGAAAGCGAACAGAGTTTGAAAAAGAACGACGAATAAACTCCGGCAAGAAAATGTTTGAGAGTGATATTGGCGTTGTGGGCAGATGCCTTAGTGAGAACTATCGCAACATTGATGCTCCCAAACTTCACACTTGCTTCTTCGACATTGAAACTGACTTCGATCCTGACAAAGGCTTCTCCCCTGCATCAGAAGCGATGAACAAGATCACTGCTATCTCAATGTATCTTGACTGGCTTGATCGTCTTGTCACTCTTGTCATTGCTCCTAAGCACATGACGCCGGAGACAGCACAAGAAATCTGCGATTCGTTCGAGGACACCATGCTGTTCACCAGTGAGAAGGACATGTTCGATGTGTTCTTTCAGTTGATTGACGATGCCGATGTGTTAACTGGTTGGAACTCTGAAGGATACGACATACCCTACATGGTTAATCGTGTCACCCGAGTTATGAGCAAGAACGACACACGAAAGTTCTGTTTACTAGGTCAGCTACCTAAGGCTCGCACATACGAACGCTTCGGCAAAGAAGAAACAACTTACGACTTGATCGGTCGTATTCATCTTGACTATCTTCAACTCTACAAAAAGTACAACTACGAGAGTCGCCACAGCTACAAACTAGATGCTATTGGCGAGTTAGAAGTTCACGAAAACAAGACTTCATACGAGGGTACTCTGGATCAGTTGTATAACAAAGACTTCAAAAAGTTCATTGAATACAACAGACAAGATACGAAGTTGGTATATAAGATCCATGCTAAAGTTCACTTTCTTGAACTGGCAAATCAACTGGCACACGAAAACACCGTGTTGATTCCGGTTGTCATGGGTACAGTGGCAATGGTTGAAATGGCGATCATGAACGAAGCTCATGATCATGGTCTGGTAGTTCCTGATAAAAAACGAAGGGTTGAAAATGATGATATCCAACAACAAGCGGCAGGTGCCTATGTTGCTACTCCCAAAAAGGGAATTCACGAATGGGTCGGAGCAGTTGACATTAACTCGCTCTATCCCTCAACGATCCGGGCGCTTAACATGGCGCCAGAAACCATCATTGCTCAGGTCAGACAAACACTGACAGATCAGTTCATGCACGAAAAGGGCATGAGACTGGCACGTGAGAAGAAACGCCACAAAGATGGCGACGATGATGTGACGGGAAGTGTCCTCTGGGAAGGTTTGTTCGGGTCGTTAGAATACACCTCGATCATGAACCAAGAACGCGGCACTCTGCTGACGATTGACTACGAAGATGGACGCACTGAGGAGAAAAGTGCTGCTGAAATCTGGAAGATGATCTTTGACAGTCACAATCCATGGATGATCAGTGCGAACGGCACGATCTTCTCGTATGCTAATCAAGGTATCATCCCGGGACTACTTGGTAAGTGGTACAGTGATCGTAAGGCTCAACAACGGAAAATGAAACTCTGTTCTGAACTTGCCGCGGGGATAGATGTAGACGATGAAATGGTAGCTTTACTTAATCATAGTCCGTAGTTGAGAAAGGGATGACACGAAGATGAAGTTTTTTACAAGATCCCGTTTTCTGTAAATCCTTTCTAAATACCATTCTTTTCCTATACTGCTAACTTCTACATAAGTATCCAAACTTTTAATATATGCATCCGCTGTTCTTCTATCATCAACCGAATATTCTTTTTGTAATATGATATCCGATAATCCAAACTTACCAATAAGATATTCACAGCACGTTGCCTCCAAGGTTGATGAATATTTACGGCCATCATGTTCGACTGGTTTTGACCACGTTCCTTCTCTTATTTTATGTGGGGTGCAAACCGGACAACGTTTGCGGTGTTCGTCAGTGCGTAATATTACCTCGAGGGAAGACTTTACTATATGACCACAATGGTGTTTAAAATGCAGCGGTAAATATGAGTTTTTGTATTCGTTATCGTCAACTATTTCCCATTGACCGGGCAATAAACTCGTCTTTACCAAGTCAATCGGTTTGCGAACTCTCAACTGGAAACAATGACGACAACCTATTCCATTCAAGACTTGCCTGGGTTGCGTATTCCAAATATTGTTACAGGTATGACACATATGATTTATTTTAAAGGTGATACCATTATAAGGTTCCAACGCGGTGTAACCGAGTTTTTTTACGGCAGCAGAGTAAGTGCTTTCATTGTATTTTTTATTTAACCCCATATTATCTCCTATAAATACTATTTATCATTGACAGAAAGATTATGCAAAAATGGATGTAGAACATATTAAACACTTGGTAAAAACCAGAAATGTATCGGAATTGCGACAATATATGAAGTTGCATAACCTTGTGATTAAAAATGGGAAGATAGTCGCTTCACAGGAGAAAATAAAGGAATTTACAGATTATTGGGACAAGCGACAACTGGTCAGAAAGATTTTGTTGAACTCAGCTTACGGTGCCCTGTTGAATGAACACTGTCGTTTCTACGATAAGCGTATCGGTCAATCGGTTACTCTATCAGGCAGGCAGATTGTGAAGCACATGAGCGCACACATCAATGAAATCGTCACCGGAGAGTATGACTACACCGGGCAAGCAATCGTATACGGTGACACTGACTCTTGTTATTTCTCTGCATGGCCTCTGATGAAGGATGAAGTTGCTGCTAGCACAATGACTTGGAGCAAAGACGTTGCTATTCAGTTGTACGACAATATCGCTGATCAGATCAATGACGGGTTCGCTGGCTTTATGGAGAAGTCGTTTCATGCTCCACGCAAGAACGGCGAAATCATCAAAGCAGGTCGAGAACTGGTTGCTGATCGGTCGTTGTTTATCACTAAGAAGCGGTATGCTCTGAACATCTACGACAAAGAAGGCAAGCGTCTGGATCAGTATGACATGGACAAGGCTAAGAAGAACGGTGTCAGATTCGGCATTGGTCAAATCAAGGCTATGGGTCTTGATCTGAAACGCGCTGACACACCTAAGTATGTTCAAGAGTTCCTGATGCGAGTGTTGGAGATGGTCCTTGATGGTAAAGATCGTCAGGATATCATTGAGGTTATCAAGACGTTCAAAACTGAATTGGGCAACCAAGACGGATGGACAAAGGGTTCGCCTAAGTCAGTTAACAAGCTGACGATGTATGGTGAAGCGGAAGAGAAAAGTCGAACAGGCAGGGCAAACATGCCTGGTCACGTTCGGGCTGCTATCAACTGGAACTGGCTGCGTCGAGTCCATAACGACAACTACTCAATGAAGATCATGGATGGCATGAAGATTGTGGTATGTAAGCTGAAAAACAACCCATTGGGTTACACCAGCATTGCATACCCAGTTGATGAAATGAGATTGCCAGAATGGTTCAAAGAACTTCCGTTCGACAATCTATTAATGGAAAAGACGTTAGTTGATGAAAAGATCGACAACTTACTCGGTGTTATGAACTGGGACTTACGTTCCAATACAGACACCAACTCTACAGTTGATTCTCTATTCACCTTCGGTTAAACTTACACTTATCAAAGTGCCATTGTTTCATTGCCCCTCCTGCTCCTACTTTGGAGCAATGGGGACAAGTCACTTCAGCCATTTTTATTCCGGCCATCTTTTTGCTTATGTTTAGACGGGCCTCCTCGGTGTGCTTTCTCCCTGTATTTTTGGCACTAATCTTCTCCTTAGTCTCGATGGAGTGAGTTTTTCCGTTAAACGGGCCTGTACCAAAAAACTTGTTATTGGGCCCTCGATGTAAATCACAGAAGGCATCCGTGTGTTTCTTGCCGGCGTTTTTAAGTCCTATCTTTTCCTTGGTAATGCCAGACATTATGGTACCAGTATGTGAATAGCTCATTTTACGCTTAGTTAGATCAGAATGTGTCCGTCCTTTACCTTTGCGTGAAATTTCCGCTCGTCCTTTAGGACCACAATCACCACCTTCCCCGGCTTCAGGTTTTAGGTTGGCCCAAGTCTTTTTGCCCAGGACATCACAGGCATCCACTACATTCCATAATTCGCTGTAATACAACCCGCGATCTTTGATTTCTGTTTTAGATTGGCATTCATGTAATATTTCCGTCGTGATTTCTTTTCCATGTTTTTTGAGATGTGTTTTCCAATACTCACCGGAACCGAGGTATTTATATGGGTCTGCTTTTCCTGTGTAGCCGAGATATTTAAGACCTGTTATTTTATGGGTCTTAACATAGAGATAATAAATAGTCATGCTGATTGCTCCTTTGTAGCGTTAGAGAGGGCAGGAATTCGTTGTTCCGTGGCTCTCACTTTTATTTATCCCTTTATCATCACTTGGGCATTTAAGTCATTGACTTGTGTAAAATATTCCTATATAATACACGTTAACGCTATGTAAATAGTTTAACATAAAGGAAAAAATATGAAGGATGTCCTCAAAGATTTAATCGAACACACGCACGGTCTGGGCTGCGTAGAACTTATCAAGGTTACCGGAACTGATAAGGAAACAACTATCAACGCCGTAGCAGAAGATAAGTCTGTTATCGTCAGCGGAACATTCGCCAAGCCAGTCGCTGATTTTATCGGCGTATTTGGCATGCCTAATCTGGGCAAGCTGAAAACTATTTTGGGCTTTGATGACTACGATGATACATCAACCGTTAACGTCACCCGTGTACAGAAAGACGGAGCAGATGTGCCAAGTAGTATTCACTTTGAAACGAAGACCGGCGACTTCATCAACGATTATCGACTGATGTTGAAGTCTATCGTTGACGAAAAGGTCAAGGCAGTCACTTTTGCTGGTGCAACCTGGAACGTCGAGTTTGAACCAACTATCGCTGGTATCATGCGTCTGAAAAAGCAAGCATCAGCTAACTCAGAAGAAGCAAACTTTGTCACCAAAGTCGAGAATGGCGATCTGAAGATTTACTTCGGTGACGCAAGCACTCACTCTGGTAACTTCGTGTTTCAGCCTACTGTTAAGGGATCACTAAGTCGCACCTGGATGTGGCCGGTCAAGCAGTTTCTTGGCATCATGGACCTAGTCGGTGACAAGAAGGTCTATATCGCTGATGCTGGAGCAATGAAAATCACGGTTGACAGCGGTGTCGCAGTTTACACTTATCTACTACCAGCACAAGCAAAATGATCAAGGCTGTATGCGGCACCGGGTCTATCATCGTTAACGGCGGGCACCCTAGTTACCCGTATTTCCCTATGAACAATAATCCGATGACAGGAATGGTGCGGTTTAATCCCAGCAATCAGAATACCGAAGTATTTGACGGCGCTGGCTGGAGCGGACAGAGCAGCGCCGTCCCGATGATCGGATTAAGTCCTGATGCTGAGGCAGCGATTACATGGGCCATTACGAAGATGGAAAATGAGGCGTATATTCTTGGATTGTCTAAAGAATATCCCGCAGTCAAATACTTGCTTGATCAGCAAAACGATATTAAACACAAAATAGACATGGTGGTGGCACTGGTCAAACCAGAAGTAAAAGTATGATCGAGAGATTAGCGGAATCTACACTTATCAAAATGATAGGCAATCATTCCGCTACCTTTCCCTGTTTTTCCGCAGTGCGGGCAAATAATAGTTGGCTTTGCTAATAATGTTGACTATCTTCTATTAATCCTATATAATATTCATATGACTCAAGTAAACTTAACCGCAACACAAAATCCAGAATGGGCCTTATTTTTGCCGGCCTTATCTTCATTTTTTATATCTGGATTAGGCAAACAGCGTGAGGGCAATAACTATTTCGAGAAAGCAAGACTTCCCATTGGTATACCGGATACGGAAGTTCTAAACTTTCTCAATAGTAAACAGGCATTATTCCCATATAAATGGGCATTGTATAGTGCAGGCCATGCTGATTTAACTTCATACAAAACAAATCCTTCCGAGAGTATTGTCGTTAAGCGAGAGCCGGGTTCTTTTATTCTTGCTGACTCCGGCGGGTTTCAAATCCTTAAGGGGCAATGGCCGGCTGATTGGAAGGATCCTAACTGTCCTAAGGCCATGCAGAAACGACGGGAAGTATTAGCCTGGATGGAAGATATTGCGGATTACGGCATGTGTCTTGATATTCCGTCTCAATCGCTTCGCACATACGGGATGAAGGATAAGAACGGTAACTCGCTACATGGCATCAAGACTATTCAAGACGCTATCACTGCCACGCACATCAACAATGAATACTTTATCGCAAACAGAACGGGTAAGTGTAAGTTTCTGAATGTGATGCAGGGACTGAACCACACTCAAAGCGAGTCATGGTATCAGGAGATGAAGAAGTATTGTGACCCAAAGGTCTATCCCGATAATCACTTCAACGGTTGGGCTATGGGAGGTCAGACTAAGATTGACATTCATCTGTTCCTTATCCGGCTGATTAACTTTATCCACGATGGATTGTTAGAACAAGGTAAGCATGACTGGATTCACTGCCTGGGCACATCCATAGTAGAATACGCTGTGTTATTCAGTGATGTTCAACGTGCTGTCCGAAAGTATCACAACCCTGATCTGACTATCAGCTTCGACTGTGCCAGCCCGTTCTTCGGTGCTGCTAAGGGTCTGGCTTACAACAATAACTCTTTCAAGCACGACAAGAAATGGACCTACTCCATGGAAAAGACCGCGGAGAAGAAGGCTTACTCAACAGATACACGGAAGTTTCGTGATGCTGTTTTGGCTGAAGGTATCCATAAAGCCTTTACAGACAGTCCAATAACTGATAAAATGTTACTTAAGGATCTTTGCTATCGTGGCAAAGGCTTTCTAGGACAACACGGTAAAGAAACAAAAACATCTTGGGACACTCTCAGCTATACGCTGATTCAGGGTCACAATGTTTATCAGCATATGGTCGCAGTTCAAGAAGCAAATCGTCAATATGATTCAGGTGTCATCCCAAGTATGTTGATGAACAACACCTTCGAACACGTTGAAATTGGGAAGATCATCGATGAAGTCTTTGCCCAGAAAGATCGTCAAAAATCTCTTGATCTAGTTGAGAAGTATTCCAGGTATTGGATGCAGTTCAAAGCTGGTCAAGGATTCAGCGGTAAAAAGACAGTAAACTCACTGACACAATTCAACGCTCTGTTCACCGAAGAAGCTGAACCAGAAATTGACGAAGTTATTGAAGATGCTGATGATGCCATCACAGAGGCTTTAGGAGAATAACATGGGCGATGTAGTGGAAATTGACAATCAAGAGGACCTGATAACAATGACTACAGGAGCATCCGGTGAGATGCTTCGCGTGACAAAAACTGGGTTTTATGTTCGCGGCGTCCGAGTAGAACAAGATGCGAGGGAAGCAGAGAATGTTTATAATGCTTTCCATCAATGGCTCACATGGGCTGCACTAACAAGGAATTACTAATGGATCAGCGAACTCAAGCACTTGTAGACAAAATAAACAAGGTAAGTGACACCGCAACGCGCACTATCTTTGTGACATTTCAGAAAGAGGGGATTCATTTCTACCCGTTAGCAGCGGTTCACCCCGACCTTGCTGATGTAAGTTTTCTTGGCTCCCCACATCGACATATTTTTCATTTTCGTGTGGACATTCAGGTTGAACACTCCAACAGGGACATAGAATTCATCCAATTTAAACGTTGGTGCGAATCGCTCTACAGCGAAAAAGCACTTGAACTGGATTACAAAAGCTGTGAAATGATTAGCGATGATCTATATAAACAAATCGCTATTCGTTACCCAGACCGTGATGTTCAAATCGAAGTCTCCGAAGACGGCGAGAACGGCAGCACGATTTTTTATAACAGGTTTCGGCCTATTCAACAACTCGCTATTTAAAGGAAAACAAAATGGCAAAGATCGCTTATCAATCTAACCCGCGTGTCGCTCAAATCTTTGAGGACTTGGAAAACTATCTGGAGTTCTGTAAGGACTTCGGGTATCGGTATGATGAGGCAACCCTATATGATATGCGCGATTATGCGTATCGTCAGTTTCAGAAGGCGGTGACTGGCAAGTTCCCGCGCGACTGCTGGGTAGAAAATGCTCGTCCATAAAGACTGCATAGTAGTTGTGTCTGGGGGGTTCGATCCTGTTCACTCTGGACATATTCTGTTGCTTAACTCTGCAAAGACTTACGGCAACTATCTTATCGTCGGAGTCAACAGCGATGAATGGCTGGTGCGTAAGAAGGGCAGAGCATTTTTGCCTTGGTCCGAGCGTTCTGCTATTGTCAACAACATGAAAGCTGTTGATGAAGTAATGGCATTCGATGATAGTGATGGGTCGGCGTGTGACTTGCTTGAAAAAGTCAAAGCATTTTATCCCGGCTTTCCGATCATATTCGCAAACGGCGGAGACCGGACAGCGGTGAACATTCCCGAAATGCGAATTAAGGATATCATCTTCAAGTTTGGCATCGGCGGTGAGAACAAAATAAATAGTTCGTCCTGGATTCTTGAAGAATGGAAAAGCCCTAAAACATTCCGCCAATGGGGTTACTATCGTGTGCTACATGAAGCACCGGGATACAAAGTAAAAGAGTTAGTCATTGAACCTGGTAAGATGTTGTCGATGCAACGTCACTTTAAGCGTGAAGAACATTGGTACATCCTTAAAGGTGAATGTGACATTGGTACAACATATTTAGATATGTTCCAGCGTATTAATATTCGTGAAAACGAAACTTACAACATCGGCAAAGAAGTATGGCATCAGGGTCAGAATAACACTGACACTAATGTTCATATCCTTGAAGTTCAATACGGCACCGAATGTATAGAAGAGGACATAGAAAGAAAATGAGAAAACTATTCTACATGGGGCTGGGGCCTACTTAGTATTAGAACTATATAAAAAACAATACCGGTGATAAATACTATATAGGAGCATATATGAGTAAACAATCACCGGATCATGTTGAAAAACGAATTAGTAAAATCCGAGGTGTTAAAAAAGGTCCTTCGCCATTTAGAAAAACAACTGAACAGATAATCACAGAAATACAATCTTATCATGGTGATAGGTATTTGTTGGATCGGGTTCAATATGTCAACTGTTCTACTAAAATTGAAGTTGGCTGCCGTGAGCATGGATATTTCTTTAAATGGCCAAATGACATGAAGGGTGGAGGATGTCCCAAATGCGGCGGAAGTCTCAAAAAGACTCCCGACGAATTTTTAGAACAAATGCACCAGTTGTTTCCTGAATATGAATTTAAAACTCCATATAAAAACGCTCATACGAAAATAGAAGTAGTATGCCCGGATCATGGACCATTTATGATTAAACCTAACACTTTACTATCAGGAACAGGATGCGGGACATGTGGATACGAGAAGGCCTGGCTAACTAAAATAGCGAATGGACAATGTCGTGATCCCAGTGAGATAGGTGAGCATGAGTTATACCGAAAAGCAGTGTGGCGAGAAACAAACCAAAGCTTTAATAAATATTTCGCCGGTCAACAACGAAACAAGGACATTCATTTGGACCATATTGTATCCATAACTGACGGCTGGGCGAATAAGATACCCGCAGAGATTATAGGATCGGTGATAAATCTGCGACTTATTAATGGAATTGACAATAGAAGGAAGTCCAATAAGAGTGACATGACAGTAGAAATGCTGTATAATAAGTTTAAAGAATTTAAGGAACAACTATGCGAAAATTGATATATATGGGACTCGAAAAATATAAGAGTAGATACACCTTTCAACTCCAAGACTGGAATGAAGCAGTATTCAAGAGTCGTAACATTGATTATATTCTGGTGCCGGGGGAGACTCTCAGTAACGATCAAGCTATTGTAACGGGACAAGTTCTGGACGCGCATGGTCGTAGTTATTTCGGCATGAGTCAGTTGATGAATCTGGTCAAACTGATGAAAGCAGGAGAGGTGACAAGCGATGATGTGGTCTACTTTGAGGATATGTTTCAACCGGGCATGGAGTCTTTACCCTATATACTTCAACAGGTCGACCAATCAAAGCGCCCTCGGATTTATGTTCGCTGTCTTGCTCAGTCCATTGATCCTGATGATTTTGTTCATGTATGGGGTATGTCTAAGTGGATGGGTCATTATGAAAAGATGTTGGACTCGTTTGTAGATGGCGTACTTGCGACCAACGAAGAAATGGTCGCCCATATGAAGATTGCGGGATGGGAAGCGCCTATCTACAATATCAGTGGTCTGGCATTCGGCAAGGCAGAAGTGCTTAGTCGAGTGAAAGAAGTTATCCCGTTTGATGAACGTCTACCTCGCGTAGCTTTCTCAGCACGATGGGATCAGGAGAAGCAACCTGACTTCTACATGGACATGATCGAAGCATGGCATCAGGAGTTGCCCAACTCAAAAGTTGAGTTCTGTGTGTTCAGCGGTGGCAAGTTGAAGTCTAACAATGAATCTTACATGGCACGAACCCGCGACATGCAGGCGCGTGGTATGCTGACTGTATACGAAGACTTGGAAAAGAATCAATACTATGATCTGCTGAACAATACCCGCGTAGTATTCAACTGTGCGCTTCAAGATTGGGTCAGCAACACCGTAAGTGAAGGTGATACTCTTGGCTGCAACGTTCTGTATCCTGCGTATCGTTCGTTCCCAGAAACATTCGCCAATGACTTTGAACGACTATATGTTCCCTGGAGCATCCCTGATGCGATGAACAAGCTGTATGGTCTGCTGTCATACCCGCATGAGAACATGGGCAAGATCAGCGATTACAATGACAAAACCATTGATCGTATCTGTGATATTTTTGAAGGCGACAACTCAGGCCTGCGAATGACTAAAGATTATCGGAAGTATACCCGTGAATCAAAGTATTGAACCAATCATTCTCGTTAATGTAACAAGTGACTCTGGTCTTGTTCTGGCCAGAGCATTTCATTCAGCGGGTCGACCAGTTATCGGTGTTATCTCTTCGGTTGATAAAGACTTTGACAAGGACATATCCTGTCTGACAGAGTTATTAGTCGG